ATGGCTGACTATCGCAAGCACATGCCCGACCGCCTCGTGCAGATCCAGCGACGGGCGCTCTTCTCTCTCGGAGATCTGGCGCAGGCCGCAATCACCAATGTGGATGCCGCTGTCGTGATGGATGCGCAGGCCGTGGGCGTCGCTGCGGCGCTCGAGCGCGCCGCCAGCGAGATCCGCGCGGTTGTCGCCCGCGCGCAGGCAGAGGACCAAGAGCATGGCTGAGACCAGCGCCATCGAATGGACAGACGCGACCTGGAACCCGATCACGGGCTGCACGCTCGCCTCGCCCGGCTGCCAGCACTGCTACGCGGCGGATCTGGCCGCCACCCGCCTCTCCTCGCACCCGAGCCGCAAGGGGCTGACCCGGCGCAACTCGGCCGGGATCGCCGCCTGGACGGGCGAAGTCAGGCTCAACACGCAATGGCTCGACCAGCCTCTCCGCTGGGGCCGCCCGCGCAGGATCTTCGTGTGCGCGCACGCCGACCTGTTCCACGAGAACGTGCCAGACGAGTGGATCGACCGGGTGTTTGCGGTCATGGCGCTGGCCCCGCAGCACACGTTTCAGGTGCTGACCAAGCGCGCGCGGCGGATGCGGGAGTATTTCGCGCGCGGCGGCGATGGCTTCATGGCGGCCGAGGCGCGCATCGAGCACCGCGCCAAGCGGATAGCGCGAGAGCGAGGGGCGCCAATCCCGGTCGGCCAGACCCTCCTCGGCACCATGCCCTTCCCTCACGTCTGGCTTGGCGTCTCGGCCGAGGATCAGCAGCGGGCGGATGAGCGGATCCCGGACCTGTTGAAAACGCCGGCCGCCGTGCGGTTTGGGAGCTTCGAGCCTCTGCTCGGGCCGTTGAACCTGCTCCTTACCGACAGCAACGGTCATGACATTTCCGCTTTGCGAGGCATCGCTTGCGACCCGACTGCCCCTGATGGTGGCGACGAGTATTACCGCACGGGGAAACTCGACTGGATCATCGTCGGCGGCGAGAGCGGGCGCCACGCGCGGCCCATGCACCCGGATTGGGCCCGGTCCCTGCGGGATCAGGCGCAGGCCGCGGGCGTGCCGTTCCTGTTCAAGCAATGGGGCGAGTGGGCCGACCAGACGGACGCGGAGAAGGTGACGGGCAGTGCCCACCGCATTTTCACGGCGGATGGGAAGATGCTGGGCGTCGGGGTGCAAAACTCTCGCTTCGGCATGGGCGCGGTGGAACCGAACTGGAAGGAGCGCGGTGGCGCGTGGATGAGCAAGGTGGGCAAGGCCAGCGCCGGCCGCCTCCTGGACGGGGTGGAGCACAACGGGATGCCGGAGGTGCGCCATGGCTGACCGCCCCATCATCTTCTCGGCTCCGATGGTGCGCGCCATGCTCGACGGGCGGAAGTCGCAGACGCGGCGGATCATCGGCCAGCCCGAGGCCATGCAGGAATGGTATCAGCGCCCCGACAGCGGGCGTTGGCTGCTCACCGAGAACGTGGGTGCGCCGTGGATCATTTCGGCGCTCCCGTGGCTGCCCGGCGACCGGCTCTGGGTCCGCGAGGGATTTGTCCGCTACCACGATCTTGACGACAACGACATGCGCGTCGGACCGCTCAAGACAGCGTATCGCGCAGACGGAAACTTCCGGTGGCTGGACGCGGACACTGACACTTTCCGCGATTGCCCACCATGGAAGCCCTCCATCCACATGCCCCGCTGGGCCTCACGCCTGACGCTGATCGTGACCGAGGTCCGCGTGCAACGGTTGCAGGAGATCAGCGAGGCGGATGCGGCGGCCGAGGGCGTGACGCCGATAGACGAGCCGAACGAACTGAGGTGGGAGCACTATGCCCCGCATGGAGTAGCATTCCGTGACCTCTGGAACAGCCTGCACGGCCCCGAGGCGTGGGATGCGAACCCGTGGGTGGCCGCGATCACCTTCACTGTCCACAAGGCGAACATCGACGCGATGGAGGTCGCCGATGCGCGAGGTTGAGGAGTGGGTGGGCCGGTCCGATGATACCGCGCCGCCCCCGCGGGTGAAGGATCGGATCATCGAGCGGCAGGAGGGCTGTTGCGCCATTACCGGCCGGCGCTTCAGGCCGGGCGACGTGATCGAGTTCGACCACATCATTGCCCTCTGCAACGGCGGCGAGAACCGCGAGACGAACCTTCAGGCCATCATCGGCGACAAGCACCGGGAGAAGACTCGCGAGGACGTGCGGATCAAGGCCAAGGCCGCGAGCGTGCGGAAGCGCCACCTCGGCATCGAGGGGAAGAAGCGGATCGTGGATGGCTCGCGCGCGAGCCGCTGGAAGAAGCACCTCGACGGCAGCGTTTCACGGCGCTGGTGAGGCGGGCCCGGGCGCTCTCTGGCGCCCGGCCAAGGCCCTGATCGCGGAGGCCCACGCGATCAGGGCGGCCCATTGCTCGGCGTCCGTCACAGCCGAGCACCGGATCAGAGACGATGGACGGTCGACAGCACGGCCTTGGCGCGCTGCAAGAGCACGTCATCGGCCGCCCCGAGCTTCTCGAGCGTGTCGGGCACGCCCTTCTTCAGGTAGTCGAGCACGAACGCCGCCTTGTCCGGCACGCTGGCGGCCATGGCCGCCTTGGCGCCATTGATGATGGCCTCGGCGAGCCGCTCGCGCAGGTGCGAGAGCTCCACGCCTTCCTCAATACGGATCTGGACGCCGGTCCGGCGCCGGATCTCGTAGAGCACGGCCGAGAGGAGCAGACCGACGACGGCGCCGATGATCTGCAGGATGGTGGGGAGGATGATGGTGTCGAGCACGATGTTCTCCGTTTGCTAAGTCCAGGCGATGTCATCGAAGGACCACCCGGCGTTGTGATAGGTCATGCCGTAGATCCGCATGTCGCCGGTCCCATCCGCATTGAAGCTCGCCGGGGTAGACCACGACGGCGCCCGAACGGCGACGTTCATCTTCGGGTAGTAGGAGCCCTGCACCTCCATGTTCTGGTGGCGGGCAATCAGCCGGGAGCACAGGATCTCCACATCGTCGAAGAAGATCGTCACCTCGTTGGCATCAGGATCGACGCAGGCCGAGTAGGTGTGAGGGGCGGTCCAGAGGGACGTGTCTGCGGCGACCCCGGGTAGGTGGGTGACGGTCCAGGCGGTGCCGTGTGCGCCAATCCGCCCCCCGGTCCCCCAATTCCCATAGTGCTGGGCGCAGGTCGTATATTTCCCCGTCATGGGGTAGTCTTCGCCCCACGCCTTGTTGAACTGCTCCATGATGTCGATTTCTGGCGGCCATGCGGCCGAGCCGTTGTCGTTGCGCCCGACCAGCCAGAAAGCGGGCCAGGCATAGGCCCGGTCCGCAGTGATCGCCCTCATCCTCCAGACCCCTCTCGGTCCGCAGGCCGCATCGAGGAACTGGCCCTGCAGCATGGCGGCCTGGTGCTTGTAGACCGAGCTGTTGAAGGTGAAGTCAGACTCGAAGGCATAGGTGTGAAGCCGCAGATAGTTGCCGAACTCGTCTGCCCCGCGGCTGAATGGATTTTGCACAACGGGCGCGAAGGCCGGCACATCTTCGTTGAGATAGATTCCGGTCTCTCCGTTGCCCGGCTGCGCGTAGCCGTGGGAAAGCCGGGACCGCCAAACGCCTTGGCCGTCGATCTTCCCGCTATCGTGCCACCGCTCTGTGAGCGGGTTGAAGTCGTAGGCGATGGTTGCGGCCGAGAGGTTCAGCTTGCGCAGCGGGCGGTGGAAGGCCGGCGTGATGACCTGGGGCGGCTCGGCGGCCGAGAAAGTTACCCGGCAGGTGACAGTGGAGCCCTCTGTGGCCGCCGACCCATAGCGGGCGAATGACACGTTGAAGAACCTGCCATCGCTGAAGCTGATGCCCGCGCCGGTCGGGCGGGCAATCCTGATCCACTGGCGGGCGTCGTCACCGGGCGACCAGACCCAGCAGACCTGCGGGGTAAACGCGGCCTTAACTGCTCCGGAGGCGACGTTGATGTTCCCGCCATTAACGTTCGATACGTCGAGACGGACATAAGCGCTCTGGTGGAATTCGCCGATCACATCCACCGGAATCCAGAACTCATTGACCCCCGCCGGAATGGTGATCGCGGACGGGATGGAAAATTCGGCCTTGGCGAAGCCTTGCCACGGGAAGTCCAGAATGCCGTTGGTGATGACCAGTGGCACCGAGCCGGCCTCGGACACGAAGAAGGCGTCGTACTGCCCATTGGACAGCCGCGACGACATGTTCACCGGAAGAGCGACATCCTCGAACATCTGGATGGCTTGCGTGAGACGGTTGCGGATCAGGATGCGAGCCATGGTGGACCTCAAGTGGTGATGGTGCTGCCCACAACGGTCGGCGCAGGGATATTCGGCGCTCCGCTGATGGTGGAGCCGGAGACCGCGGGCGCGGCGGCAGCGGGCGGCGGCTCTTCTGTTTGCTCGCGCCTTTCCAGCCCGTGCCCAATCAGGGCGCGGCCATTCATTGGCTTCCGATGGCCGGCCAGCAGACGCATGTCAGAACTCGTTCACGGACTTCGGAATGCCTGCGGCGCTCATGCGGGGAAGGGGCTTGTGGGCGTGCGGAAAGGTCGTGGGCCAGCGCGCCAGCCCGTCGATCAGGCGGCTCTTGTGGATGCGGACGATCGAGACGGAATTGCCTTGGTTGCCGCCCAGCACGAAGAAGGAATCGGTGTCTTCGCCTACGGCAAAAGCCACATGGCCGCCGCCGTCGCGGGAGAAGGGGAGGATCGCGCCATAGGTCGGCTTCACCGGCTTGCCGAACAGCGTCCAGTTGCGCGCCCAGAACGGGTTCTCCCCGAGGGCGCCCGGGAAAGGCTCGTCCGGCAGCGCGCGTGCGATGCACGTCTCGGCGAAGTCGCCGCACCAAGGGAGCGCCGATGGATCACCGAGATACTTGCCGCCTCCCTTGAGCCATGCCGAGAGGCGCGCCTTGTCGCGGGTCTCGTGCAGGCCGAACACGGACCGCGCTTCGATCATCCACGGCAGATCGGCCGGGGCCGCCTCCTTGCCGCCGCGCCGTGAGGCCACATAGGCCACCGCCGCGGCCAGCGTCTTCGGCCCCTCCAGCCCGTCGATCAGCCCGGGCGAGAAGCCCAGCCCGAGAAGCCCCATCTGCAACTGCTTGACCGCCTCGCTCATGGCTATCCCCCGATGAAGTGCCGGGCTATGGCCCAGACAACGAGAAGTCCGGCGACGATCAGCCACGCCCGGGCTTCTTCCTTGACCGTGCGCCCAATCGCATCAGGGCGCGGGCGGAGACGGTCCTTAGCCATTGCCGCCTCCGATCTTCGCGGCCCGGCTCTCGGCCACCGCGGCAATGATCTTGACGAGGGAGATGCCGAGGGTCCCCGTGATGAACGCGGCCATGGCGACGTTGTTGGGGGTCTCCTCAAGGCCGAGCATGGACAGGGCCAGCGGCCAGAGGTAGCGCCCTGCCACGGCGCCGGTGATGATCGCCACCAGCCCGTCCCGGACCCTGATCCGCTCCGAGGCGAGCCAGCGCGTCATGCCGCCCAAGCCGGAGGCGATGAGCACGCGGCCAGAGTCGCCGGCGAAATAGGCCCCGATAGCAGAGATCCAGATGAGGGCGGCGTGCCAGAGGCCGTTCGCGGAATCAGGCATCACGGCACCAGGAGCGTGGGGCCGACGATATGGACGTCGCCGCGGCCGCGGATCTGAAGATGCTCTCCGCTCTCAAGGCCGAGAGAGACAGTTTGGCCGACCGCGGCAATGAAACCTCGGGCCGCGGCGCTGGCGGCCGTCGTGGCGGAGATCGTCCATTCGCCGTCGGCATCAAGGCAGGAAAAGGTGACATCGCCCGGGCCGGAAGCGCGAGCGGCAAAGCTGGGGGTTGCCTTGAAGGTGGCTTGGGCCATGGGTGTCCCTACGAATGGCCCCTGAGGGCGCGGGAAACCGCATGTCCTATGCGTCAGGTTGTGGGCGGATCATAGCGCGGAGACAGCCCGCGCGCCAGACCTCGCGGCGCGCGGGCTGAAAGACGCTACCCGTAGAGGCTTGTCGCGCCGAAGCGGGCCATGATCTCCCGCTCGAGCTTGTCGTTCAGCCTGATCCCTCCGCCCTCAGCGATGTCCTGTCCGGCCTTGATGCGCGAGCGCAGGGAGCGGCGGATCGTGTCGCCGGTGATCGCGAATTGCGGGTGCGCTCGATTGAACTCGGCCACCTGATCGAAGGCCTCCCGGCTCGGTCGCTCGCCCGCGCGCAGGGCCTTGGTGATCTCGTTCAGGATCTCGCGCCGGTCGTCCTCGATCCGCTTCTGGGCGTTCATGCGGCGGTTGTTGATCTCGTAGCGCTCCGAGACCTTCGCCGGGCTGAAGCCGAGCGCCTGGGTGATCGCCTGCGCGGGGCTGACATCCTCAAGGATGGTGTCTCCCTTCCTGGTCGTGACGCCTTCGGTCATGTAGCGGAAGCCCTTCATGGCGTCGCGCACGAACTTCGGTACCGCCGTCTCGACGCCGCGATAGACGTTCCCATCGGCAGCAACACCGATGCCCGTGAAGATGCTGGCGCCGATCGCCGGGACCGGGCCGATGACCTGCTCGACCCAATAAGCATAGAGGTCGTCGCCCTCCATTTGCCTGTCCGGTGCCCTGAACCAGAGTTCCGGCATCCCGAGGCGGCTTGTCAGGTCGATGCCGGTCAGGTGCCCAGGCACGCCCTTGAGGAACAGTCCGGCAATCTCCGGCCCGAAGAGACCGATCAAGCCCTGCTTGATCTCCTCCTCGACGCCATCGGCGCCATCGTCATCGAACAGACCGAGCAGGGCGGTAATCAGCGCATAGCCCCATGTGCCGGTGATCCCGGCGTGCAGCATCATAGAGGCCGTGATCCCGATCAGCTGCGTCCGCGCCTCCTTGCGCTCCTCCGCGGTGCGCCCGCGCACCATCTGGTGCATGTCGCGGAACAGCCGGTAGAGCATGTTGATCTGGAAGTTGCGGAACGTGAAGGCCACCCGGAGCCAGTCCTGTTGCAGCAGCCGCGGCCGCGCATCGGACTCGTAGTTGAAATGGGTGTCCCATGTCACCCTGCCGGCCGTCTCCACGGCGGCCTCGTGAGACTGCCCCTCGGCGCGGCCGAGCCGATAGGCGGCCAGGAACGTGATCTCCCGGTTCATCCGCTCGGTGTGGTGGAACATGAACGCGATCGGCTTCATCAGCCGGGCGCGCAGGTCCGAATACTCTGCCCCGGCCTCCGCAATCCCGGCGAGGTCGTGGGACTGGCTCTTGTCGATGACGCCGCGGCGGTAGGCCTCGGCCAAGGCCCGTTTCTCGTCGTGCGTGAGGCGCTTGGAGTCGGCAGCATGGCCCTTGCCGGAGGCGAAGTCGCGGAGCCCGCGCAGGAGCTCGCGCGTAACCCCCGTGACGTTCGCCCCCTTGAACCGGGCCAACATCACCGGCACGCCCACGATTGTGGTCTGCGACAGGTTCACCATGGCCGCCGCCGGCGTGGCGCCGAGGTAATAGACGAAGGCCGCCGAGGACGCCCAGGCGCTCCATGCGCTCGACTTCGGGTTCATCGTGAACTCGTGCCGCCGCAGGATCTCGTTGACCACGAGTTTCGCCCGGTTCGGATCGTCGGTCTTGTCCGCATCCACCTCGGCCTTCTCGAGCTCGTTGGTCATCTTCATGCCGAAGCGCAGGCGGGCAATCTGGTGGGCGCCGTGGAATGCCTTGACCCCGAAGACGCGGAAGGCGTCGCGTGTGAAGCCCTCGGTCCCCTTTCGGTGCAGGCGGCTCTTGCGGATCGACAAGTCCGGCATGGTCTCGAGATACCGCTGCCAGATCGCATCCATCAGCGCGTCATCCTTGCCGGCGTCGCCCACCAGCTTCTCGATGTCCGCAACGAAGGTCGGGTCGATCATCTCCTTCATCTTGCCGGCGGCGTCGGTCATCACGCCCATCTGGACACGGGCGCCGGTCTTCTTCTGCTCGGCCGCGAAAGCCTGTTGCTCGCGCTCGCTCTCGAACTTGGAGAAGCTGACCACCTTGCCGTCCGCATCGCGCACGGTCACGAAGTAGTTGCCGAAGCGCCCGAGCGGGAAGTATGGCCCCTCAATCCGGTTGGACTCGAAGACGGACCGGAGCGCCGAGATCCGGGCCGAGGCGCCCCAGCCCGCGGAGCGCTTCACCGTCGCAAGGCGCCGCTTGGCCGCGTCCACCGCCTCGTCATATTCGGCACCCTCGAGCCCGTCGTCGCGGATGCGCTGCATCTCGTCGTCATAGGCCCGCTGCGCCCGCTGCAGGTTGACGCTCATCGCCACCCGCACGTTCTCGAGCACCGCGCGCTCCTCCGCGTCCGCCATCTCGCGGTAGAAGTCCCTGACCTCCCGGTAGATGGATTGCAACGGCTCGGGCAGCGCGTCGAACTTCGCCTTCAGGTCCGCATGGGCCTCCTGCCCCGCCACGATCCGGGCGGCATAGGCCGAGGCGCCCTCGTTCGGCCCGCGCCGGGGCTTCACGAACGGCTTGGACGGGTCCAGCCGCGCGATGGTGGACTCGTGCATGAGATCCATCATCGCTTGGTTCTGCTTCTGCCCTTCCTTGCCACGCATGGCCTTGCGCCACCGCTGCGCCACCTCATCGGCCCGGGCCTGCCGCTCGTTCCGTTCCGCCCCCATGTCGTGCTTCAGGTTCAGGTACGCGCGGATGCTCGGGAGCCGCTTGCCGAGCTCGGCAAGAAGCGGCTCCCCGGGAACCAGCGCCAGAAGGTTCGCCCGGCCCTTGCCGCCCATGGCGTCGGTGAGGATTTGGGAGATCAGGCCGCGCTCGGCCGCCGCCCCGCGAGGCCGGATCAGATCTGCACGGAACTCGTGCCCCGTCAGGCCTTGAGCATTGCCTTGATCTGCGCCAGCGCCGCCGCGGCGTCCTTCCGCAAGGATTCGATCTCGGACGGCTTCAGTCGGCTTGAACCGCGCGAGGTATCGGGCTTCGGACTCGGTAAGCGCATCGAACCCGTAGCCCGTGGCGCGAATGAAGTCGGGTTCAATGTCGCCATGCTTGTCACGGAGGGCCTGAAGCGTTTCGGGGGACAGTGCCAGTTTGGCGCTATACTGCTTGCCGGTCAAGGCCACAGTGCTGACCACGCGCCCGCCACCGGCCTCGATGTGCCCCGCCAGCGAGGCGAAGGTGCCGCCTTGGGTGAGCGTATCGTCCACGACAAGGTAGTCTTGGCCGGCCGACACAGGTCCATCGAACTCAGGAGCGGCAAAGATCCGGTCCAGCCCCGGGAGCGCGGTGCGCCGCGGGGCGTTGGCCTGAACGATCTCGGCCGCGATATTCAAGCCGAGGCGACTCGCCAGGACCCCTGCCGCCGCCAGCGGGATCTTGTTGCGGCCGGCGGCTTCCTCAGAGACGACCGGCACAACGAGGGGCTGGTGGGGGCCGAGTGCTTCCCGCACCCGCTTTACCAGATCGTCTGTCACCAGGTCGCGCGCAACCCGCACCGCCGCTGCAACATCTCCGGCCTTGGCTGCGGCATAGTCGGGATGGGTGGTGGCGCTGGCCAGGTCTCCTGCGATGATCGCGGGCCCCAGGCGAAGGGGCGCGCGCATGTCCGCTTCTGCTTCGCGAGACTGCCAGCGTCCATCGGGGCCGCGCGGCTGCGGGCCGCGCCCGCCTATCTCACCCGCTGCGATCCGCTCCATGGTCAGAGCCGCGCTCTGGAAGCCACGCCCGCGCAGCGCGTTGGCCAGAGCCAGGAACAGCGCCTTCACCTTCTGGAAGGCCGCGGCAAGCGCCCCCATGTCGCGCCGGCCCTGCGCCCACTCGCGGTAGAGTTCGGCCACCATCTCCTCGGACCGGCCCGCGGTGTTCAGATCGGGATAGGCTTCTTCGACGCGCGCCACGATGTCGGCGTCCTTCCGCGCCGCGCGCACCAGCCCCACCCATTCGTCCCGCGTGAACAGGCCGTATTCCGCCCCTCCGGCGTTCCCCGGGTCGCGGAGCGCGTGCAGGATCTCGTGATCCAGCGTGCCGCGCCAGTCGCCAGCCCCCACGCGCAGGCCGATGAAGCCGTTGCGGTAGTGCCCGAAGACGCCGGTGGAGCGCAGCCCGCGCACCGCCGCGGCCGTCACCCGGCGGGAGATGCCGATCTTCCGAAGCTCGGCCGCGGCCTCGGCCTCGACGCGGTTCAGATCATCGTCCGTGATCTCGCGCGGGTCGACGGGCTCGGCGCCGAAGCGGGAGTCCAGCCCCTCGTCCGGCGGCAGCAGGTCGTCCACCACCTCCGTTTCCGGCATGTCCGCGAGACGCGAGGCATCGCTCGCGGAAGCAAGCTCGGCGATCACCTCCTTGAGCCGCGTCTGCTTCTGCTCGTACTCCTCGGCCTTCGCCCAGGGCTTTGCCAGTTCGGCCTCAAGCTCCGGCTTTTCGCGCTGCGCCTTCTCCTTGCCCGCCTCGATGTTGGCGATGCGGCGGCGAAGGACGGACGGGCGGAAGTGTTCGAGAAGACGGTCAAGCCCCGTCCAGATTGGACCGCGGAGCGCGCCGACCGTGCCCCACACCTGCGAGAACTGCACAACCTGCTTCTCATGCACCATGTTCAGGTCGATGGCGGCGCGGACCCCGAGATCCCCGGGCGATGTAACGATGTCGATCTCCATCGGCAGGCCCTTGAACGCCACGCCATCGATGAAGGCGCTGTCGGCGCCGTTGGCGGTCTGCCGGCGCACCTCGGACTCCAACAGTTCATCCAGCTTGCGCACCGCATCTCTGATGTCGATGATCCGCTCGCCGCCGATCTCCATCTCAAAGTCTTCGGTGCCGAACTTGCGCCGGATCTCCTTCTCCAAGGCATCCACGCTCGTGACCGGCAGGCCCTCAATGTCCAGCTTGAACCGGGCTTTCTCCTTGTCGCCGCGCTGCTCCGCGATCTGCTCGAGACCGAAGTCATAGGCCGCTTGCGCGCTGTCGAAGGTCTTGCCCTCGATCGTGATGCTGCGCTGCGCCTCGCGCTCCTGCACGCCCGCGAACGCCTCCTCGACCACCGGCAGGTAGCCGCGGACAAGCGCGGCATCCGCATCCGCATTCTCGAGCGTGCGGTCGACCTGGCGCAGCTGGGCGCGCAGCCCGTTCACCCGGTTGTTGAAGGAACGGCTCTGCACATCGAGCTTGTTCAGGTCGCCCTGCAGCGTCACCCGCTCCACCATCGGCGGGTTGCCGGTCGCAAGCGCGGCCATCTCCGCCATGTTCGCGGACTCCTCGTCCTCGAACTCCATGTTGAAGGAGCCGTCGTACTTGCGGATGCCGTTGATCGCCTTCAGCTTGGTCGCGTTCAGCGCCCACATCTTCGCGTCCACGGTCATTTCCGTGGCGTAGGCCAGAACCTCGACCTCGAAACCGTCGTGCCCGTATTTCTCGAGGAGCTTGTTGCCCTGCCGCACGATGCGGCCCTCGCGCTGCTCGATGTCCGAGGGCTTCCACGTCACGTCGACATGGTGCAGCGCCACAAGCCGATCCTGAATGTTGGTCCCAGCGCCCATGCGCGGCGTCGATCCCAGGATCACCCGCACGCTCCCGTCACGGACCTGCTTGAACAGGGCTTTCTTGGCCTTGTCGTCCTCGGCCTCCTGAACGAACCGGATCTCGGACTCGGGGATTCCGCGCTTCGCCAGAAGGCGCTTGATCTCGTCGTAAGCGTTCCAGCCACCCATGACGGCGTTGCGGCGGGCTTCCACGTCCTGCACGTCGAACTTGTCGAGTTCCTCGACGGCCTTCGCTTCACCGGCTTCGTCGCCCTCTGCCCGCGCCTTCTCGAGCTTCGCCACCCACTCGTCGTATTTGGCGACGAACGCCTCATCGCCCTTGGCCTTCGGCACGGACCGATCGAGGAAGATCACCTGAGTCCCGCGGTCTTCGGCCTTGTCGCGCCAGATCCGCGCGACGTTATCCACCACGGCCCCGATCTTGCCGCTACCCTCCTCGACGCTGATGCTGGGATCGACGGCGCGGGCGTCCAGCGAGACCTTGCGCGCCCGGTCCATCAGCTTCAGCCGCTCGATGTTCCGCTCCTTCGGGTTGCGGATGCCGGGCAGGCTGTCGAAGCCGGACACGATGTCCTTCAGGATCGCCCGCTGGGCGGCGTCCGGTTTCACCGCGACCATCTCCCGATCGCCCTTGCCGGCCTTCTGGGACTTCACCGGCGGCACCGGGAACGGCGCCCCGTCGTTGTCCTCGGCAAAGGCCTTCTTGATGTCATCGAGAGGAACCGCGTCCGCCACCGAGTAGTAGAGGTCCATCAGGGACCGCATGTTCATCCACTCGCGCCCGAGGCGCGTCACCTCCTTCACGCTGCCGCTTTCGGTCGGCTCGTAGGCGGAGGCATAGGAGACGAACATCGCGCGCCAGGCGTCGAAGTTGTCGATTCCCATCTCGATCAACTCGTTCGGCGCGAGGTTGCGCAGGACCAGATACATCTCGGCGACGGAGTTGCTGATCGGCGTGCCGGTCAGGAAGGCAATCGAGGTGCCTTGCCGGTCGTGCAGGGACCGGGATTTCAGGTGCAAGTCGATGGCCTTGGCCGAGCCGGTCTTGTTGCCCATCCCCGAGACGCCTTGCAGGCGAGAGGAATAGGACAGGTTCTTGAACTCGTGCGCCTCGTCCACCGTCAGGTCGTCAATGCCCATCTCCTCGAAGGAGATCAGCTTGTCGCGGTTCCGCGCCCGGATCTTCGCAAGCCGTTCCTCGAGCTTCGTCACCAGGCGCTCGGCCTCGGCCACACCGAACGGCTTGCGCTTGCCGAAGGTGACAAAGCCGGCTTCTTCGGCGGCTTCCTCGGCCTCCGCGACCGCATCGCGCGCCGCCTTCAGTTCAGCCTCGACGTAACGCTCCTCGGTCGACGGATCGAGGTTGATGAAGCCGAAGGAGGAATGGCCGATGATGACGGCATCGTAGTCACCGGCCGCGATGCGGGCAAACAGGCGGCGCCGGTTCTTCGCCTCGAAGTCGGTCTTGCTGGCCGCCAGCACATTGGCGCCCGGGTAGAGTTGCAGGAAGTCGGACTTCCATTGCTCGATCAGGTGGTTCGGAACCACGATCAGCGGCTTCCGGGAAAGCCCCATGCGCCGCCGCTCCATCACGCGCGCGATGGCGGTGAAGGTCTTGCCGGCGCCGACGACGTGATCGTAGAGCACCGTGCGGTCGGTGATCCCGCGCCAGATCGCGTTGAGCTGGTGGCGCCGCATCTTGATCGCGGGATTCTTGCCCGGAAGCTGAAGGTGGCTGCCGTCCCGCTGCCGGATCAGGCGCGTGTTGAACTTCTCGTTGAAGATGTCGACCAGCTGCTCGCGCCGATCATCGGACTGGAAAGCCCAATCGAGGAACTCGTTGAAGATTTCCGTGCCCTTGATCTGGCTTTCGGCCGTGGCCTCCTCATCGACGTGGGTTTTCCCCTCGGAATCCCTGTACGTCACCTTGAGCGGCGCGCTGTTCAGAAGGCGCTCGACAATCTCGGCCGGGCTCAATGCCCGGTCCGATGTCGCCCATTGTGAAGCAGGATTGCCGTCCGTCTGCACACCGAACAGGTTGCTGACCGGCTGGAATACCACCGCAGAGCGGCTGTAGCCCAGGTGCTTCAGGAAGTCGGAATAGACCTGCGGCGGGATCCACGTCGATCCGAGGTTCGGCGTGATGTCGCCCGCCTCCCATCGCGGCGGCTGCACGGCTTCCAGCGCCTTGATGTTGGCTTCGAGCCCGGCGGCGATGGCCGCGTTCAGCTTCCGGCGCACGAGGCCCGACAGGTAGAGGTCGGCCGGCTCCCAGCGCCCGGTTTCCGGGTCGAAGAACGCCCGCGGGTTCTCGCCCGCACTCAACGCCTTCTCCGCCCCGGCCTGATCCGTGCCGAGCAGCTGGGCGATGCGCTCGAGGTCAATCTCCCCGCGCTCGGACAGCGAGACGGCGACGGCCTCAGACGCATCCTTGGCCGCGGTGATCGGGGCGTGGGGCATTGTCACGCGGCGAGACATGATGGCCGCCTTCTGCGGCTTGCCATCGACAATCTCCTCGGCGCCGAGCGCAAGAGCGCCGTCCGGCATCGTCAGTAGCATCCGGGCGGTGCTGGCCTTGGTGAGCGGGCCGTGAGCCTTCACGAACGTATCGTAGGCGGCGTTCAGTTTCTCCCGGTTCCGCTCGATCTGCTTCTCGGTGCCATCCTGCACTTCCAGCACGAACTGGCGCTTCATCAGGTCGCGGATCGGCAGCGCATCCCGCAGCATGGCGATGCGGTTCTTGCCCCAGCGGCTCGCCGCCGGAACATCGGCTTGATCGACCGTGCGGATGATCTTCTGGTTGCGCGTCGAAAGGGTGCCGTCAGCCTTGCGGACCTTGACCGGCTTGCCCTTCTCGTCCAGCACATCCTCCTGGATCTGCCACTTCCCGTCCCCGGCATAGGTGTAGTCCGGGCTGAACGGGGTGTCGGCGGTCAACTCGATCTCGGTCAGGAGCGGGCGGCCGTCGCCCGTGTCCATCTCGACCACTGTCTTCAGCGTGTCGTTCTCGTCGACGCGCACGCCGCCCGGCTCCGCGCCGGCAACCGCGAGGCGCATCGCCTCGGCCATGCGGGAGAAGCTGGCTGATGTACGCTCGGCCACCGCATCACGCGGGGCGCGCTCGCGGATGCCCGCGATGGCCTCTTTCAGTTTTGCCCCGAACTCTGCCGGGTTCTCCATCGTCACGTTCAGGTCGGCGCGGCCGTTCATCGTGCCGCTCGCGTCGATCTTCCCGATGACGGCGCGCGGGTTGCGCATGAAGTAGTCGTTGACGCTGATCTCCGCCCCGCTGCCGGCCGGGTCCGTGACCTTGCCGGACAAGACCCAGCGCGCGAGGCTGTCGCGCAGGCTGGTGGCCTTCGACACGAGGGCAGGGTCGAGCTTGTCGTTTGCGAGAATGGCTGCGCCGTCGATCCCCAGGGACCGGGCGGCGAGATCCGCGGCCTCGGCCTGATCTTCAGTCCAGCGCCGGAAGAACAGGATGTCCGTGACCACCTCAGTCCGCGCGTTCTCCATGAAGGCGTTGCTCGGAAGCCGGATGGCGGCCTCGAGGTTGGCGAGCCGCGCCATGTCCACCCGGTTCTTCGGGTCCAGCGCATCCATGAGGTTGTGCGTGACCACCATCGCCAGCAGGCCGTCAGGCGCCAGCGCCTTGAGCGAGGCGAGGAAGAACTGATTGTGGATCGTGCGGCCGTTCACGTCCGGCTGGTAGCGGAAGAACAGGCGGTCGCGGCCGAAGGGCGGGTTGCCGATCGCAAGGGCAAAGCGGCCATCGGGCAGCGGCACCTTCTCGAAGCCGGAGTGCAGCACCTCATGCCCCGGGTAGAGCAGCTTGGCGATCCGCGCCGTGATGGAGTCGTACTCCACGGCGAGCACCTGGCTCTTGCCGCGCAGGGACTCGGGCATCAGGCCAAGGAAGTTGCCGGCGCCAACGGACGGCTCGAGGACCGCGCCGCCGGTGAAGCCGAGACGCTGCACGCCCTGCCAGACCGCATCGACCACCGTCCGGCTGGTGTAGTGGGCGGCTTTGGTGGAGTTGCGCGCGACCTTGATCTCGGACGGGTCCAGAAGCTCCTCGAGTTCGGAGACGCGCTTCTCCCATCCCTTGGCGATGCCCTCACCATCGCCCGATCCGGCGACGCGGAAGGCGTTTTTCAGGCCGCCCCAGCCGACGTAGCGGGCGAGGATCGCCTGCTCGTCCGGCGTGGCCCGCCGGTTCTCGCCCTCGATCTGCTTTAGAAGGCGGATCGCCGCCACGTTGTCGGCATACTTCTGCCCCTCGGTGCCTTCGCCCAGGCGCAGCGCATCCGTGATGGTGAAGTTGACGGCCGGGATGTTGACCTTGCCGGCCTTGGCCTTCTCGGTTTCCGCGCCCTGCTCACCAACCTTGTCGGAATCGGCCGCGGTGTCCGAGACGCGGGCACGCTTGCGCCCGCCCTTCGGCTTCTTCTCCCCTACGGGTTTTCGGGTGGCAGCAGAATTTCCTCGGGGAGCACGAGTTCTTCCGCCTCGTGCTTCTGCATCCCCTTCTGCATCAGCGCGGCCACCTGCTCCGCTGCCCTCCGGCTCGCTCCCTGCGCCTCCGCGTTCAGCGACCCGTCCTTCTCCATCGCCCGGTACATCGTCGGGAGATGCTCCTTCCAGTGCTTCAGCGCCATCCCGGCGTACTGCGTCCCCAGCATCTTCGGCCTCGCTTGTGGGTGCCTCATCCATGGTAGCATCGGACTCGGTCTTTTTCGAGGCCGCCGCGCGCATCTTACGCACTTCGCGGATCACCTCCTCCGCGCTGTCCATGTCAGCCACGTCCTCGCCCGCCAGTTCCATGTCGTCGCGGATCTGGTTGTAGGCGTTGCGGGCGTAGGGCTGCGCCTGCTCGAGCGTGAGCCCCATCCTGTCGATCATGGTGTCGATCAGGGCGCGGAACCGCCGCGTGCCGCTCTTGACGTAGAGCGAGCCGATCTTGAACGCGACGGCGACCATCTGCGGGTCCAGGCCGCTGTTCACCTGGTTCTTGAGCATCGCGAGGAACTCGGCCTCGAGCGCCGCGAGTTCGGCGTTCTCGGCCTCGGTCAGCCCTTTCAGCCCTTTCGGCTTGGAGGCGGCAGGCTGCGCAGCAGCTTTCGGCTTCTTCGGCGCCGGCTTCGGCTTCTCAGGGTCGGCCGCCACCGGCGCCGGGTTCTGTGCAGCCTCGCGCTTCTTCACCGGCTCGGTGGGCTTGGTCAGGTCGCCGGAGGCGAGCCAGTTCTTGAAGCCCTCAACGCTGGTCGCAGTGAAGCTGCCGATCCGCTGCCGGCCCTTGCCGTCCGAGAAACCGGCCTCGTAGATCCCCAGCGCGGCCGAGGTGGAGCCGGTTCCGAGGATGACCTTGTGCTCATCCCATTTCCCGGTTTCGGCATCCACCTGATTGACGATCAACACGAAATCGGAATCCGGCATGTCGCCCATATAGAAGTCGACATGATCGCCGTCCGCGCCCTCGGTGCGCAGAATCCGGCCGTAGTGCGCCGGCATCTTGACCGACCATGCCGTTTTCCCGTCCGGCGTGGTCTTGCTACGGATCGAGCCCTTGGCGTTCTCGATCGAGAGCGTGAGGCCATTCCACGGCGCCTTGCCGGTCCGGTAGTTCTCGGCTTCCTTCTGGGCCTCGGTCGGGTTCGGATCCGTCTCGGCCGCGGCGGCGTCGATCTCCTCGCGGGTCGGGACGGCAGGCTTGCCGCCGCGCACCACGCCCACGCGGGCGAATGCCGCCTCCGCCTCAGCGATCCCTCCGTTCCCGAGGAAGGTTGCCCCGTGGAACGGGTTGTATTCGTCCCTGAACACCGGGGCGATTTTGTCCAGATCGGCATCAGACAGCGAGCCGAGCCAGTCGGCATATTCGGCAACATCGGGGAAGATCCCCGTCCGCATGTCCTCGAGGCTGTTGTCGGGCTGGCCCATCACCCTCTTGAACAGGGCGAGCCCCCTGTTCTCGCGCCAGCTTTCCGCGGGGGCCTTAACGGACGTCTCGGCATAGCCAGCCAGCCACTCGGCCCCAAGATCCTCGCCGAACCAAGCAGGGGGCTTCCGAGGCTCGCCATCGCGGGCGGCCGCAGCGCCGGCTTCGCGAGCCTTGCGCTTCTTCTCCTCATGGCGGGCATCGGCGACCGGCACGGTTTCCGGCGCCGGGCTTTCCCCCGCCGCCGGCTGTTCTTGCTTCGGCTGGGCTACTTCCTCCCGCCCCTGCCGCCCTTCTTGCATCCCTTGGCCACTGGCCGTCTCCTTCTGCTGAGGTTGAGGTTGAGGTTGGGGGGTGTCGACCCTGGGCTCGACAGGGGGGGCGGCCTTGGCCTCGGCCAGTCCCATCGCCTGCTCCACGGCCGGCCGATGCTTGCGCGAGAAGATGAACCCGCGCTCGCGCTCATCCCATTTCAGCGACACGCCGGGCACGGCCGGGGGCGCATCCTTCGGCACGCCGCGCAGGACCGCGGCCTTGGAGCGGATGTCGGTGATCGAGGGGGCGGGGGCCTCAGCGGTCAAGGATTCCTTGACAGGCGCCGGCGCTGCCTCCGCTTGGGAGAGGGAGGCGCGCTTCTCGGTCATGAATCTGTTGTACGCGCCCATGTAGACGCTATCAGCCGCGCGCGCGACCACGCGGCCGCCACGCTTCTCGATATATCGCCTTTCCGCCTCTTTGGCGTAGGCGTGGGCCTCCGGGTCTACTTCACCGGCAGGCATCGCGTCGCCCTCCGCTTGGGAGGGCGCCGGGAGGGTAGAGGGAGGAGCGGCGGGAGGAAGGGCCAGAGCCGGCTTCGGAGCCTCGATGGTCCCGGCATTGCGGATCGTGCCTGCACGGTAGAGCCGGCCGTAGGCGTCGGTCAGCGCGCGGCGGCCGTTTTCGGACATGCCACCCCAAGTCATCGCCTTGCGGTGCTCGCGCTCGGCCGCTGGTCCGGCTTCGCGCAGGATCGCCTTGCGGGTGTCGGCATCGGCTGCATCCCACCACGGCGCGGTCCGCGGCACCGGGGGCGGCTGAAGGTCGACCCCCACGGATGCGGCGGCATCCTTGCGGGCGCGGGCGTCTTCTTCGGGCGTGATGATCTCGCCCGTCAATGCCGGCGCAGGCTTGGTGCCTGCAGCTGCACCATCCATATTGCCCGCAGGAGCATCGTCAGGCGCGATCCCGGCGGAAGCGGGTGAGGCTTCTTCAGGAACCGCTTGATCTTGCGCGCGTCCTTCTTCGACAGTGCCCCGATCCTGCGCAGGAACTTCACCGACTCGTGCGCCGTCAGGCAGAACGGCAGCGCCGTCAGCCTCGGGTCCGACAGGTCCAGTTGCAGGTGCAGTTGCTGTTTCACCGGCGGCCTCCTCCTGAATCGTGCCCGCCTGATCGGCGGTCGGCACGGCCACGAAACCGCCGTCCTTCGGCTCGATCCGGTAGGCCGCCGGGTCGCGGCCCTGGTTCTCGACGGCGCGGCGGGCCTGCGCCTCGCTCTTGAAAGGGGTGCCGTCCTTCTTCGCGATGACGGCGGGCCGGATCTTCGACGCCTCCTGTGCCGCCGCATTGTCGGCCAGCATGTCGGCGTCGGCGACGGCCTTCAGTTGATCGTGGATGCCGCGCAGGCGGGCGTCCCAGCCGCGGGCGCGGGCTTGGTCCTCGATGATCGCGATCCGCTTCCGCGCCTCATCCGGCGTGAGGTCGGAGAAGTCCCCGGTGGCGCGGGCCGGCGGCTCGGCTAGGGCCGGCGCGGGCGGCATGGGCCCGGGCCCCTGCGGCTTTGGCTCCGGCGCAGCGGCGGCCGGCGGGTCTTCCGGCTTCGCCTTGCCGGTCTTGATGACCGGCTGCTCGCCCTCGCGGATCGTCGCCGGGCGCTCGAGCTCGGGACCGGGTTCGGTGGTTGGGGCCAAGCTGATGGAGACCTGCCCCGCGTCGAACTCCGAGCGCGGGATCTCGAGCACCTCGCCGTCGCTGGTCGTTACGGCGACGGCCATAGGCGATTGCGCAGTCAGGGTGCCGCCGATCGGGTTGCCATCCGGGGTCCAGACGCGAACGGCCGCGCCCGGCTGCACGCCGGGCAGGATCTCGCCGGGCGACAGGTTGGCCGCGGCGCGCATGGCCGGAGTGGGCGCGGGCGCTGGCGCGGCAGGCGCCGAGGGATTGGCCGGGGCGGGGGCCTGAGCGGCCATGCCGGCGTTGAGCGCGGTGCGGAGCGTGCCACCGGGCCGGAACTGCGCGGGCTGTTGCGTCGGGTCGCCCGCGCGATAGTCGCCGGGCTGGCGCTCGAATGCCGCGGGATCGCGGGTCGGGCCCGCGCCGAAGATGGTGCCGCCCGCCTCGGGCGCCGGGAGCGCGAGGGTCTGTTGCTCCGCCTCGGGGCGCGGAGGCTCCTCGACGTTCACCTCCGGCTCGTGCCGGCCCATCGCGCCAGCCACGCCGCCCACTGTGCCACCGACGATACCGGCGGCGACGCCGACCTCGAGATATTCGCGGCGGGCGTCCTCATCCCAGAGCGGCAGACCAGCTTGCGCCCGCTCGATCACGGATTGACCGATCTCCGTCGGAACCTCGACCATCCCGCCCATTGCGGCGCCGCCGGCGGCCCGGCCGAGGATCTTCATCCCGGCCTTCTCGGCCACCTCACGCGGCACAGCGCGGGTGAAGATGCCGGTCAGGCCCTTCGCGGCAGGCTTGAGCGCGAGACCGCCAATCAGCATGTCACCGAAGGTATCAAGCGCCGCCTGCGGGGCGGAGGCAACGATAGCCTTGAGCTCGTCCACTCCCTCGGACGGATGCGCCTCCTTCTGGCGCTCCCGGTTCATGCCGTAGAAGAAGGGCAGGTTGGCGAGCGTGCCGCCGATCATGCCGCCCACGGCGCCGGCCGCGGTCCCGAGCCCAGGCAGTACCGCAGTGCCGATGGCCGCGCCGGTGGCTGCGGCGCCGAGCGAAACGCCCAGCTGCGGCACCTGTTGGGCCAGAGTCTCCCCAACGAACTTTGCCCCCGAGCCGACACCATCGACATCCTCGAGGCGCGTCATCCCTGCGCTTGCGTCCTCGATCTCCTGCCGGTTCCGGTCGGCCACTCCCGCGCCATATTCCGCCAGCCCATCGAGCCCGGTTGACCGGCCCACGCCCTCGATGGCCGAGCCAGTCGCCTGCTGAAGCTGGTCGATGCCCACGCCCACGGCGGCCCCGAGGCCGCCCTCCTTGGGCGGCTGCGCAGCCTTCAGCTTCGCCATCTGCTTCGGATACAGGGCCTCGCCGATCTCGCGCGCCCGGGTCATGAAGGCGTCAGCCTTGTCGCCCGCCGTCTCGCGGATCAGGGACTTGATGTCCTCTCCGGCCTGAATGCGCGGGCCGAGCTCGGCCGCGGCCTGCTCTGCGATGGCAAGCGCCTCGTCGGCCGTCTTCGCGCCGCCGGTCTCGGCCAGCGCAATGAGCACGTTCGCGGGAACCTTCGTCTTGCGCGCAATGCCTTCGACGCTCTGCCGCGCCGTCGATCCGCCCCCCTGCTTCGCGTCGTTCTGGGTCTCGAACATGAAGAGCGGGTTCATCGTGGCGCCTCATCTGGTGCAGGGGTGCCGGGACGATACCACACATCCGCCAACGGGGAACATATCGGATCACATGGCGGATAAACTGCGCCGCGCGCTTGGCGGGCCTGACGCGACACGTCGCGGGACGGAGAGGTGCCACGTCAGCACCCGCCAGAAGGCGGTTGTGGAGTGCCGCAGTTTCCGCACCGCCCCACGCGATGCCTCGTGACCGATCAGCGGCGTTCGTTCCCGTTGACACGGGGCAGATCAAGCGCGGGCCGTGGACCGTCCATCCTGTGGCAGCGTCCTGCTTGCAGCCCACCTTCCGAGGGGCGTCCGCGCTCGGAAGAAGCTGCCCGTTCCTCGACACAAGAACAGGACAGGTCGATCAGTCCTGTCCATGGCGGCCGCTCATCTTGGCCCGGAATCGAACCGGGAGGCAGCTTCATCTCAGTGCGGTGAGGGGCTTTCCACCCCCCTTGGCTACCGGGCAACTCGTGCAAGAACTGCACAGGTTGCTGCTCGAGGTCGGGGCGCGGTAGCTTCCCCTAGCATTCTGCCCGCGCCACCCCGGCCTATCAGGGCTTCCGGTTTCCCGGATGGCGACCCCTTTTCCGGCGAGCCGGCGGGGGCGGGATTGCCGCGCTGGTTCCGTCTGTCGGGTTCCCCCGCATCATCCGGGCGCGTTCGGCGCACTTGGGTCACATAGCGGGACACACGGCCCCTGTCAATCAAAGCTCGCGACCGGGACATCCCCCAGGAGCGTCTCGATGTCGGCCCCAGGATTGGCCTGCAGCGCCTGCGCCGCCGAGATGATCTGCGCGGGGCTGTAGGTCTCGATCACCGCGTCAGGGTCGATCACATCGCCGCGCGACTTCGCCTCCGCCTCGATTGCCGCCTTCAGGATCTCGGTCGCCGCCTTCAGATCCTTGAGCGAGTCCGAGGTGGAGCTCTTTTTCGGATCGCTGATGGCCGCCCAACCAGCCTCGAAGGCCGCCACCGGATCCAGCGCGGAATAGGCCATCATCATCAGATCCTCGCCAGAATATTCCTGCGTCACGGTCTCGCCGGTGCGGTCGTTGCGCATGGTGAGCTTGGCCCGCCGGATCTTCCCACCGTCGCCCTCGATGATCTCGAGGCCGCCTTTCGGGATCGAGAACCCGTCATCGTAGTAATCGGCGTTGTTGAAGACCTCTGTGAGGTGCCTCTCGGCAGCGTCAGTGTCGCGGAGCATCATGGCATGGGTGGCGGCCATGTAGGACTTGATGCCCTTCTGCACGCCCTGCTGCTGCGACCACTCCTGGAAGGCCTGCGCCTCCTTCACGCGCCCGGTGCGGAGGAACCGCTCCACGATCGCAGGCATCTCCTCCTCGTTGAACATGCGGAGGCCATCGGTCGCGGCGCGGTCGCGGCGGGCGGCCGTCGTCTTGACCGGCATATCCTCCCCGATCACGCCCATGCCGAAGGTCGTCCGCGCGGACTTCTCGGCAGCAGCGGCGCCGGTGCCAGCCGGGGCGGCCGCGGCGGGCTGCGCACCGAAGGACAGTTGCGCTGGCTGCGGCGCGGGCTGCGGCGCGGGCCCGGCCGCCTGCGGCTGTCCAGCCGGGGCCGCTGCAGGCGCGCGCGGGGCGGCCCGGTTCGCCTCCCCGGCCCGCATGAGTGCCGCGCCCGCCTCGGGGGCCTGCGCCGCCGCCGCGACCACGCCGGCCGCCTGCTGCGCGCGCCCGGTGACGTCGCCGCCCATCGCCGCGAAGTCCCGCATCGCGCCCGGATAGATCCCGATAGCGCGGCCGATGCGTCCCGGGACCGAGCCCACGGCATCGGCGATGCTTTGCGCCCGGCGGCCCGCCGCATCCGCCGGAGCGGCCGGCGGCGCCTGCCGGCGCGCGTACTCCTCGGCGATCTGCGCCTTTGCCTGCTCCTCGGCCTGCGCGAAGGCAGCGGCCTTCTCACGGGCGTCGCCCTTGTCATTCTGATAGCGCCATTCCCCGCCGATGGCGGACACGGGGAGCCCGGCCGCCTCACGTTGGCTGCGGTTCATGGCGGCCCATTGCTCATAGGTCGGTTCGCTCGCCGTGGCCGGCACCGGCTGGCCCGCCGAGGTTTGCGGGATGCCGGCTGCACCAGCCAGCCGCGGATCCACGCGCCCGGCGCCGTAGCCCGAGATTTCGGGCCCGATCTCGCGCGCAAGATCGCGGATGGAAAGCTGCCGCTGCCCGGTGTTCGGGTCCACGAGAGCCACAGGGGCAGGGGCCGCGGGGTCCGGCCCGCGCGTGGGCGCCTCGCTCATCACCTGCGGCGGCTGTCCGGCTGCGGCCGGCGGGCGCGCGTTCATGGTGGAGAGGCCCAGCCGCCCGACACCCTGGGGCGCCGCGGGCTGGGCTGGCCGCGTCACCCCCGGCTGCGCGGCCTCCACCTCCTCACGGGACGGGATTCCGAAGCTGAGACGCCCGCCACCCGCCACATCCGGCATGTCCATGGGATCGCGGCGAGGTGCGGTTTCCGTGCCATCGGGTCCGATCCCCTTCATCTGATCGACAGTCGCATTCCACGCGGCCTCATCGGCCTCGCGGAACTGCTTCAGCCGCTCGCGCTCGGATTTGGTGAACGCGCGCTCATCACGCTGCGCGGCCTGATCCTCGCGCGCCCAATCCATCTGCTCGCGCCGCCACTTGAACTCCTCGTCCTGCATGGCGCGCTCGCGCTTGCGGTTCTTGAACTCGTCCATCCATTCGGCGCCCTGAAAGCCGCCCTGAATGAGCCCCGATACGAAAGACGCCGCTCCGGCCATGTCTTATCCCCTGTCCGCGAATTTCTGGAACCAGCGCCAAGGCCCATCGCCGCCTTCTGATGCGGGCGCGGCCGCCGGCTGATAGGTCGCGAGGAGCGCGCGCGTCTTCTCGCGGTGGGGCGCGAACTGCGTCCGCACCTTGTCCAGCACGGTGCCGGGCGCCCCGCCGTTCTCCGCGTCCGAGGCGTTGTATCGGCCCGGCGCCCCGGCGTTTACGATGGAATAGGCATCCTCAATGCCCATGCCCGGCTTCCAGCCATTCTCGCGGAAGTAGCGCACCACGGCACCTTCTTTCCCGAGCTGGCTGGCGAGGGCGTTGTTCCAGTCCACACCGTACTGCTTTGCCTGCGGCTCTCCGAACTGGATCAGGCCCTCATGCTGGCCCCATTGCGTCCTCGGCCCTTTGGCGCGCGGATCGAAAGTCCCGGCGGTCTCGTAGCTGATGATGGTGCCCAGATCCTCGGGGCTCATCTCGAGCGCGGAGGCGGTCTCATGGAGAAGCGGCAGGAAGCTCGTATCCACCTTCGGGATGGGAGCGCCAGCCGCGGGCGTCTCTGCCGCCGGGCCGGCTCCCGGCCCGCCACGCTGGCGCCGCAGCGCGTTCGCCTCCTCCATGATCGACATCTCACGGTCGCGCGCCTGCTTCTGGTCCTTCCACATCATGGCGCCGGCCACGCCCTCCATGAGACCGGATGCGAAGCTCAGGCTCATGCGTCAACGGCCTCCCGCGTCTTCGGCTTGCCCTTGGCGCCGGCAATCGAGTCCACCTTGGCGGCGAGCTCTTCGACCTGCCCCGCGAGCTCCTTTGTGGCCCCCATGTTGATTCCCAGAGCGTCAATGATGGAGATTTCCTTGCCGTTCCCGAGCCCGGTCTTCGCCGTGAACTCCTCGGCATAGGGCCCGATGTGCTCGCCGCCGTCTCCCTCGCCGGGCTTGTACTGCCACTTCTCGACGCGAAGCTCCTTCACCGCATCGAGGACGCCATGAACGGGCCGCTTGTTCTCCTTCACTTCCTCGGACGAGGACATGAGCCATGCGCCGCCCAGCATGCCGATGGCCTGCCCGAAGCCCGCTGCGCTCTGCTGCTGCGCGTTGTAGGCGCTCAACTGGTTCTGGTACTGCTGGTTCAGCATCGAGCCCTGCGCCTGCGTGCCCTGCATCGCCCCTTGGAAGCCGGAACTGGCAGCCCCGTTGGAGATCTGCATCGAGGTAGCCGGGTTCACGGCGAGCCCCTTCCCGAGGTTGATGGCATTCGCCATCTTGCCCTCGGCGGTGGCCTCGACCTGTCGGCGGGCTGTGTTGGACGCGCCCGCCGCCGCAAGCGCCTCGGAGGTGGCCGTCTTGCGCGCCTCGGAGGCGAACCGGCCAGAGGACGGATTCACGCCCATAGCGGACAGCTGCCGCTGCTGCTGACCACGCGCGAGGGCAGATTGCTGACGCACGTCGGCCACGGCCTGAGCAACCGCAGCCTGCCGCCGCTCGGGCGAGTCGTAGGCCTTGGCCTCGGCGATATACTGGTCCTCGAGCGGGACAAAGACGCTCTGCTGCCGATCCCGATCCTCGGCCGCCCACTCGTTCGTCACCTTGGCCTGGTCCTGCATCCAGGCCAGATAGCGCCGCCCAGTCTCGGCCGTCTCAAGCGCGGCCTTCCCGATCTGCGGGTCAGGTTTCGGTGCCGATCCGCCGCCTTTGCCCATCAGACAGTCCCTTCCCACCAAGGGCATTGTTCGCGCAACATGCCGAACAGAATGCCGTCTCCCCCATCGTCCGCCCCGTCGGGTAGGAACCCGCAGAACCTGAAACCGAGCTTCAGGGCCATGACCTGCACCGCGATGTTGCGGGCCGAAACCAGCGCGTTCACCCGGCCGAGGCCCAGAAACTCGAAGGCGTAGCCGAAGATCGCCCGCAGCACGGGGCGTGTTGCCCACGCCCGGCGGCCGTTCGACGCGATGTGCATACTGCAGTAGTGCGAGTAGAACGCATTCAGGCAGATCACGGCGTGTAATTCGCCCCATTCATCGATCACCCCAAGCGCGATGGTCTCGGGAGGCATGGCACCGGGCCGGATGCCCATTCTTGGCTCCGCCCATGCAATCAAGTCTGTTTGGTCATCCGATATTACGCGCATGGCTCACCTGCCTACGCACATGATATAGCAGAGCCGGCGCCGCTGCGACACATCATCTTGTGGTTTCCTCGCCGATCCGCGCGACGACGACGGCTCCGAGCATCGCGGCCCAGAGCACAAACGCGGCCACGGTCGGCCAGAACCCCCAGCTGAGTGCCGCGGTGATGATGAGCGCACCGGCTGCGACATGGGCGGCGTCAGCGATGCTGTCGCCCAGGTCCGCCCCGCGCTGTAGGCCGCGCTCCCACGCAACGAAATAGAGCACTCCGGCCGCGGGCGGCGCCAGCGCTGCAGGGATGCCGCAGCCGAGCAGGATCAGCGCCATGGGGATGCCAACGGCCGCGGCGTGGCCGGTCTGCGAGGTCAGCGCGCCGTACCAGTTCCGTTGGAAGCTGTCAGGCGTCAGAAGGGTCGCCATCATGACGGAGAAGAGGCGTCGGATCACACCGGGGCTCCCTGATCTATGGACTCCATGGCCGCACAGGCGGCCGAGACAGTGGCTTCGATGATGGCGAGGTCGGGCGCGGTCTCGATAGTCGCGATGGCGCCGAGCCTGGCAGTCTCGAGCGGGGCGGCCAGCGAGATCCAGATCGCGCTCAGCCCGAGGTAGACCTGCGCCACCTGCCATGCCGTGGGCGCGGTGATGCCGACCTCGGCCGCGATCAGGGGATAGTCGTCGAGGTCGGGATCGACGGCGGCGATGTAATTCCGGGCCTCTGCCTCTTTGCGGAGATAGAGCATGTCCTGCCCGGTGATCGCCGTCACATATCGTCGCCGCACGGCATCGGCGGCTCTGTTGATGCACTCGATGCCCGCGCGTCGCGCCTGCTCAAGCTCTGCTGCCAGATCGGCAGGCGTCCGCGGGTCCACCCAAGCCCCCACTTGATAATCAAACACCGCCCATGGGCCGGGCCGGGGCGGGTAATCGATCACGACTCCATCGCGGACGTAGCTCGCCTCGAAATCGTAATAGCCGAGAACGAAGCTCTCCTCGGGTGAAACATTCACCTCGATCTCGGCCAGATCGTTGCACAAGACGCGGCGAACGATCCGTCCGGTGGCGGTTTCAAAGATACTGGCCTGGATCATTTCTTAGCCTGGAAGACAACGAGTTTCACGTCTGAGACACTGGCGCCGGCACTCTCCGAACGGAATTGAACGGAAATCGTCGTGTTGCCGTCCGCGTAAAGCGACAGCTGCTGCATTGGTGTCGCAATTCCGGTCATTCCGAGGTACTGCGTGCGATCGCCATCCCAATACGAAATGACCGCCCCAATGATGGTACCAGATCCGATCAATACGCCATCCCGGTAAAACCGAAAGGAGAGTTGCGGACCGCTGGACCCATTACCCGGGGTCGAATAGCGGAAGTAGCACAGCAGCATCACATCGGCGCCGGCTACTCCATAGAAGGTGTGGCTGATGCGCGTGACGTAGGATGTGTTGACAGAACCACCGGCGCTCTCGGCCTGAGACATTGTGGAGACGGCACGGTTAGCGATGTGTAGGGTGCCAACGGCCAGTTCAGCGATCTGCCCGCTGCCGATCGAGGCAAAGGGCATAATCATGGAGCCGTCTTGGGTGATGCGCCACCCGGTTCCCGCCCCGGCATTGAAGTTGCTCGACTGCAGGGAGCCACCGAACACGGCCAGACCCGCGGCGCTGAAGCTTTGCGTGTTGACCAGATCCGTGGTGAGGCTGTTCGGCGTGAGGAGCGTCGCACCGGTGCGCTGTTTCACCACCTCCATATTGCTCAAGAGGCCGATACTGGCCGATGAATCCCCCCAGCGAATTGCGCGCAGGATGCACTTGACGGCCCCTTCAGGAGCAGCCACCACAGGAGTGACGATCTTCTGCCACCCGGAGTAGTTTATGACGGTGCTGCGCGACGCGGTGGTCTGCTGCCCGTCTGCTGCGATCCACACGAACTGGATGCCTATATTGCAGCCTTGAGCGACGGCAGCTGCGGCATTGTATTGCGTGGCAAACCTCTCCCCGCCTTCACAGGTGAACTCGCCAACCACTACAAAGCGAGGGCTCGTGTCAGGGTTCATGCGAAGAAGGAACGGCGAGGGCGCAGTTTTGACCGGGCCGTATGGGGAATTGGGATCGCGAGGCACCACCTCAAAGGTGTTCGGCATTGGCCCCCATCCGCGCGTATCGCCGTAAGGCATCGCGCCGTTGAGGACCAAGTTGCCCGAAAAGTCGGTTACGACCAGTTGTTGCGCCGCCACTGAACCATCGAGCAGGATGTCGGTTGCCGAGATGCGCGCGACGGAGACAGGGCCATTCGGGTTCGTGGCGGCAACAAGCTCGAGCCCGGCGCCCGCCGTCCCGGCCTTGACACGGAAGACATAGGAGGCACTTGCGTTGCCCTGCAGGGTGGCAAGCGCGGTGCCCTGTGCCGAGATCGTGGCGGAGCTGCCATTGGCCTGCACGGCCAGCTGCGACAGCAGCGTGCCCATCGCTGTGCCCGACAGCCTGGAGAGATCCAGCCCCTTGATGTCGGTAATCTCGCCCGAGAGGCTGTTGATCTCGGGCAGCTCGCCCGCCACGGCCGCAATCTCGACATAGACGCGGGCGACCTGCACCGCACGGCCCGCCCCATCGTGGTCTCCGAAGATGCCGAGATAGGACGGCCCTCCGCCGATCGCGACTGGAACATCATAGTGGAAGATGTGCCACTGCCATGTGGTCGAAAGCGCGCCCGACAACATCGCGCCGGAATTGCCGTTGTCGGCGGTCGAGAAGGCGACAGCGAAGCGTGAGGCTGGGTTACTCGTCGGCCGCCGAGCCAGCACGCCGATCTTGATCCGCTGCCCGCTGAAGAGGAGAGCCCGATGCGTGCTGATTGTCACGGATGCGCCATTCGTGGCGCCGCTCGTGATGCGGGCCGCCGAGGTGTCCTTTACGATGAGCGTGTTCGCTTGCCCCAGCGCCGCGCCGCCGAGCGAGACGGAGGCGGCTGCGCCGGCAGTCACATCGGCCGTCTGGTCGAGCACAGCCTGGAAGCCCTGCACGGAGGCAGAGACATCATCGATGCTGGCGCTCATCCGCGTCTCGGCCGCGGCGATCGCCTGCCCGGTGGCGGCAGAAGTCAGATAGTTCGTGGAGAGGTCCGCTGCCACCGAGGCCGCCGCGGCGGCGGCGTCCAGCGCGGCCTTGTCCGTTACCGCAACCCAGGCTGTGCCACTCCAACGCTTCGGCGTGTTCGTGTTGCCGGCCGTGTCGATCCACAGGTTCTGGGAGAGCCGATCCGCCACGGCTGGCGGCGTGCTGGAATAGATGGTCTTGCCCTTGCTGTTCGCCGTCGTCTCCACTGTGTCGATGCGAGAGGAGAGCGTCAGCCCCGCCGCGGCAATCGCGTTGTTGGTTTGCGCCGCGGTCATATAGTTCGTCCCGAGGTGCGAATAGACCCCGGACACTTCGGCGGTGAGGTCGGCCTGAAGCTGCGCGATCGAGGCGCCCAGCCCGGTCAGCGTGGCGGCCTGCTGCGTGATCGAGGCTTGAACGCCCGGCACCTGCGCGGCCGCAATTTCCGCTTCCGTCGCCTCGCGCAGATCGAGCAGATGGACCTTCATGCTCTGCGCTGTGGCCGTGTTGCGGAGCGTCAGGCGCAGCCGGATCTGCGAGTAGGAGCCGGCCGGTCGAATGAACAGGAACTCGCGCAGTTGCACGATCCCCGGCGCGGCCGCGATTCCGAGAGCCGCGAATGTGGTGGATAGCCCACCGGGCCGGGTGCCGGGTATCCACGCGGACCCGTCTGCTGACCACTCGGCGCGGAATAGCGGGTCCGCCGAGGCGCCGGACTCGTATTGCACGGCGATGGTCGCCACGACATGTTGAGCGATCTGCGCACCATTCAGCCCCGCTCCGCTCGTGGCAATGAGGTGCGCGGCGCCGCCGGACGCCGGCGCCACGAAGGAGAGGCCACCGCCCCACCGGCCGGAGAATTGCGTAGCATAGCCGGTCAGGCCGCTGCGGTGCGACCAGTTTGTCGCGACTGGCAGGCCCCCGTCCCATTGCGCGATGGTCGGATCCTTCACCCAGCCGCGTGCCACCGCCATGGTGGCGAGGTTCTTTGCCTCGGCGAAAGCATCCGTCAGCTTGCCGGCGAACCCCTCCACCAGCGCGTCGTGATCCTCGCGCACGGCTTGAGCAGCCAGCGCCGCGGCCTGCGCCTGGTTGGAAGCCGCGATGGTCGCCGCATCGAGTTCATCGACGCGATCTTTCAGTTCTTCCGGGGTTGTCCCGCCGCCGCTGCCCGGGTCGCTTCCGCCTACCTCCTGAACCGCCTTTGCCGCCAGAGCGGCAGCGCCGGAATAGATCCTGTCCACCTCTCCCCAGAGGACGGCCTTCTTCGAGCGCGGCCCGCGCTTCCCCAGCAGCACCTCGAGCTCGGCCATGAAGGAGTCGGTCCATGGCCGGCTCATTGCCAAACCTCGTCAGGGGTGCCCGCGAGCACGATGCGGGTTACGGTCCAGTTGCCGGAAACCTCGACCTGCCAGACCGAACCGAGCCCCTCCGGCAGGCGCTCGATGACATTGGCCGCCGTGATGGTCCTGATGAGGGTGCCATCGCGATAGACCTTTGCCGTCAGGCTCGGCGTCTCGCCGCCGGTGGGCGGCTGCGCGTCCACCATGATGACGCCAAACCCGGTCGGCACCGGCATGGCAAACGGCTTCGACCGCCATGTGAAGGATGCGAGGGAGCCGCTGGAATCGTCCAGCGAATAGACCGAGATCCCGTCGTTCGCGAGCCCGATCAGGCGCCCCGTCGCGAGGTGGTGGTAGAGGTCGCGATAGCTGCCCGGAGCCGGCAGTAGGAACGGCATCTCGCCCGACAGGTCGACCATTGCGAGCTTGCGCGCCCCCACGCCGCCCGGGGCGTAGGAGAAGGCATAGCGGCCTTGGAATTGTGCCGCCCGGAACCCGGCTGGCCAAAGCGCGCCCCACTGATCCCGGTCCCAGAGCGCCGACGAGATGAGCCGGGCGCCGCTCTGCGAAATCTCGACCAAGCCATTCGTGCTCGGGAAGATCGCGGCATAGCCCATATCCACGATCCCGCGCCTGGAGAGGCACGGGAACGACTGCTCGAGGCGCTCCATCGACATGGAGTCTGGGTGCAAGCCCTGCACCACATAGGGCGTGCCGGTCGTGAGCACCGCGAGGCTCGTTCCGAAGGCGCAGAGGCCAACGATGGGGTCATTGGTGGCCAGCGCGTACTTTCGCGGCCACGCATGAGGCTGCCATGGCTCACAGAAGAACAGGTCGCGCCCGGAGAAGCCTGCCATGATGCCGTTCGGCAGGGCGGTCAGGCCCGCCAGATCGGCGGGCGGCGTGTCATAATCCAGCGATGGCAGCACCTCTTGGGGCGGATCGGCCGCGATGTCGTGGACGTAGGATGTCACACCCGCGGCCAGTTCCTTCACAAAGTAGAGGTCGGTCACGCCGGTCGTGCTGGTGACGGACCGATACACGCGCTTTTTCGTCACGAGGCGCGATGCGCCGGGCGTCGCCACCATGGACACGGTGATGGTGCAGCCCGGGCTCCAGTTGATGGCGTCGGAAATGGTGGATGGCGCGCTCTCTTCCCCGAGGCTCGTCACCCATGTGTAGGCGTAGCGCACGGTTTCGGTGAGCTCGGGATCGAGTGTCCCGGCGCGCGCCACGGCCGGTTTCTCGTTCGGCGGGTTCAAGGCCAGCCCGTAGTAGACGCCGGAATAGAGCAGCTGGGGCGCCGCCCCGGCGCCGTGGCTGATGTACAGCCGATCCTGCGCGACCGGGCCGGGCGCGGCGTCTCCGTCGCCCGTCCACGAGATCCACGTCGATCCGTGTAGATAGATGCGGCTCGCCTCGGCCGCGAGCGTGTCGATGAGGACGGGGCTCCGCATGGGCGCCAGATCCCCGCGGTTCAGGCGGGCCCCGGAGACTGATGCCGCGTGCGTCTGCGGCAGGTAGCGCGGCTGCGTCTTCGGGATCTCGCCGGCGAAGCCCTCGAGCGTGATTTTCATGTCGCCCTCACAGCCATTGCGGCTTGATGCGGAGCCGGGCGCGCTGCTGCCCCTTGATCGAGGCGCTGGAGGTGCCGTCGCAGGCTGCATCGAACATCAAGCGGTAGCGCTGCGCCTCCTGCGGGTTGGTGAAGGTCTGGTTCGGCATGGCGAGCAGCCGAGCGAGTGCGCCGAAGGACAGCCGTTCGGCGTGCTGGGAGAGCATGAAGTCAGGCACGACGTTGTAGGCGTCCTTCAGCGGGTCATCCGGGTCTGTCCCGAACAGGCTGTCCTCGCGCGGCTTCAGGAACAGGGAGAGGCGGAGGAGACCGGGCGCGAACGGATAGACGCTGACCTCGTTCGGCCCGACCTGTGTGAGATAGCGGGGCTCGCCCGTCTCGGCCTCTCCGGTGAGCTCGTCCGGCGCGGCCTCGGTGAACAGGGTCGGGGTAAGCGGCTCCCCGTCGAACGTCGCTTCCTCGATCTTGTGGATGACGGCATGTTCAGGGGTAACGATCGCCTGCCGGTTCTCCGTCAGATCGAAGCTCGAGATCGAGCGCCAGCCGTTCGTGCGCTCGCACCACTCTATCGCGGCGGACCGGAGCGCCCGCTCCGCGGTGTGCTGCGGGCATCCGGGCGCGAAGGGCAGGACGTAGCCCAGGAACAGTGAGAGCTCGACCATCGCCATTGCGGCCTCCTATCAGGCGGGCATCTTCGCCTGGTTGGCGAGGGCCATCGCCGCTTCGCCGTTCGCCACGCCCTCGATGATGGTGGTGAACATCTGGAAGTGCGCGGCGGCGCGCTCCCCTGCGCCGGGAAGGCCCGCGTCCTTGCTGAAGGCCCGGTAGAGCACGAAGTTCTCGAGCGCATTGCGCCAGACGTCTGGCATCGGCACCGCCGTGGTGTAGGCGTCGATGTCGAGCGCGCCGGCGCCTGCTGGGGCGGCGATCGGCGCGGGCATCACGCCAACAACGGCCTCGATCTTCCCGGTGCCATCATTGCCTGGCACGACGAAGAAGGTCCGCGGGTCGTTCATCGAATGGATGACGTGCCGAACCGTCTTGTTGAAGGGCAGGGTGGTCGTGTCCTGCCAGCCCGGGATCTGCGCATCCATCAGCGTCCGGTTGGCCAAGGCGCGGATCGCGGTCTTGGGGGCCACGGTATTGTGGGTCACATCCGCCAGGATGGTGCAGTCGGCCGGCAGATCCTGCTTCGTGCCCACGACGAGGGTGAGTTCGCGCGTGTCGGACACCGCATTGGGTTTCCGCGTGACGATCTCGCGCATCCCGCCGTTCAGGTAGTCGAGCAGCTCTGGCGGCGTCCAGCGGATCGCGCCACTGTCCTGCAGGGTAATCGACGCGGCCTTCATCACGTCTTTGGCGGTGAAGCTCATGGGGCGGCTCCTTCGGTGGCGCGGCCGCGGGGCCACGAGGTTTCGATGCGGTGGCTCTTGGGCGCCGCGATGCTCATCAGCACGGCCGCGGGGCCGATGCGGGAGAGGCGGAGGGAAATGCCGTCGGTGCGAATCTCGCCGGAATTGCGGAAGGCCTGCACGGTCCGTCCGGCGGGCCCCTCAGCGTCGACCTGGACGCACCAGCGCCCGATGCGCGTGAGGCGCGCGCGCACGGGCCCGATGCGGATCTCGTCGCCCGCCTGGATGTTGCGGCGGAGGTTGAGCACGTCAGCCCTCCGCGCGCTTCTCGATGATGTCGGCGATGATGGTCTCGCGCTTGGCGCGCCAGTGCGGTTTGCGGCCGAAGAGGGCGACGTAGGCCGCATCGATCTCCTCGTCGGTCATGTCCTCGAGGGGCCTGGCCGCCGGATCGACCGGGGCGGGCGGCTCGGGAGCGGCGGGCGCGACCAGCTGCGCCGGCTCGAGCTTCTCCGGGGCGGCGGCGGGCTCCTCGGCCGGCACATAGGCGGTGATGGCGAGGAAGATGGCGATGTGCTCGGGATCGGTGACTTCGGCGACGTGCGGCCCGCCGGGCTGGCGCTCGAAGAAGCGGTATTCCTTATCCCCAATCGGGGCATAGGTTCCGCCTTGGCGGATGCGGAGGCATTCAATCAGCATGGCGGGCGTCCTGCTCCTGAAGGTTGGTGGCGCCCGGCGCGGGCCGGGCGCGCGAGATCAGTGGGTGTAGTCGATGACCAGCGTGAGGGTCTTGGTGGAGCCGGCCACGACGTTGCCCGAGAGGGTGACGCCGATACCGCGGTTGCCCTCGTCCGGCGCGATGGCCAGACAGGCGGCCGTGGTGGCCGAGACCGCAGTCCCGTTCACCGAGGCGTCATTCAGGATCTGGTCCCCGACCGTGCGGGTGGGATCGGTGGAGCCCGGTTCGCCCGACATCAGGCCGACATCGGCGGTGATCGCGCCGAGGGCGCCCGAGATCAGTTCGGCGCGGAGCAGCTGGGCGCCGGCCGGGAGGAGGCCGAGCTCGAGCTTGTCGCTGGCCGCCGTGAACGCGGCATCGAAGGTGTGCTTGAAGACGGCCGTCATGCGGGCGCCGGAGACGTAGCCGGTGGGCGGGGTCGCCTTGCCGCGCGCGACCTTGGACTGAATCAGAGCCATGTGGGGTGTCCTTCAGATGGCGGGTTGCGGGGTGCTGCCGCCCGGTCAGGCGGCAGCGTCAGGCGATCAGGCGGCCTCGGGATCCTTGGCCGCCGTGTCGATGGCCATCACGCCGAAGTCGCGGCCGTTGAAGCGCGTCTTCTTGAGGCCGAAGATGGCGCCCGAGGCGACGGTCGGCAGGTTGCCGTAGTCTTCGAGCTCCTCTTCCCAGGACCAGCGCATCCCGGCCGGCGTGCCGTAGGCGATGACGCCGGCCTGCTTGCCGAGCAGAAGCGCCCGCGCCGCCGGGATATTCGCGCCCGCGCCATAGTCGGTGAACCGGATCACGTCGGGATGGTCGTGCAGGATCGTGTTGCCGATCATGCCGAGCCCGCCCGTGAAGATGCGGTTCTTCGAGCCCTCGGCGCCGGCCGCGGCCTTCTGGATGTCGATCCAGCCCGAGGTGTCGGCGGTGCGCATGTCGTGGCTCTGGTAGGTCGACATGACGCAGACATACCGATCCGCGCCTTCGACGCTGACCGGCAGCATCTCGGTCGAGTCCTGATCGCGGACCTTCACCATCTTCGCGGCCGTGTTCGCGCGCTCGATGACGGCCTTGGCCATCTTGTCGGTCGCCGTGAGCTCGGCCTTGGCCTTCGCCGAGCCGCCGTACAGGATGTGCGCGCTGTCCGGCGCCTGCAGGGCGTTGCCGGCGTGCCCGATGTAGTCGGTGTCCTCGATGAAGTCCGAATTGTGGCCGCGGGCCCCGGAGAGGTAGATGAACATGATCTCGTCCATGTACTTCTTCCAGTAGTCCGACAGACGCTCCTTCGCGACCTTGCGCAGATCGTGCTGGGTCCGCTTGCGGGTCATCTTGCCGCCCGCGTTCACCGGATGGCGGAGTTGGTCGATGATGACCTCATCGGAGAAGAAGCGCAGCGACTCCTCCTTGCCCTTGATCCGGTTGTCGCCGGAAGTCGGCTTCTGGCGCAGCTGCGCCGAGAGGTCGAACTGCACGCGGTCGCCGGCATCCGAGACCAGATCCAGCTTTTCCTCGACGATGTTGTTCTCGCCGGTGCCGATGAATTTCCGGTTCCAGTAGCTCTTGCGGTTGATGTCGACCGCAAGGCCGGGGGCCCACTTTTTCAGAGCTCGCGGGTCGCCCCATTTGATGACCGTCTGGGCCATGTCAGTTCCCTCTTGCTTGGTGCAATCGGGACGTCCTGCCCCTTGGTGGGCCGAATCTACCAGATGTTGCGGTTATCGGCAACGACAGCCGCAACATATGGTGTTGCCTGGAGTCAAGCGGGATCTCGGGCACGAAAAAGCCCCGGGCCTTTCGGTCCGGGGCTCGTGTCACATGCAGGGAAGGAGGGTCCATGACCTCTCGGATCACAATTTGGGCCACATCAGGCGGAACGTCAAGTCTCCGGCGGCCAGTCAGGGGGCTGGACGTCTTCCCCGATGCGCAGGATCGGCACATTGCGCGGGGCATCCACCTGCAGCCATGCCTTACGGCCCTCGGCTGCGCTGCACCGCACGGTGATCTCGGCGCCAATCTTGACAGCCTCGCCGGGTTTAAGCCGCGTCGTGAACACCTCGCGCCCTCCCTCAGCCAGCAGCCATATAGGCGTCGCGGTCCTCATCCGAGAGGGAGGCCAGAAGCTGCTCCTTCGTGCGAGGGTCGGCCTTGTCCATGGCGGCTTGGAACTGCGCCCAGCGGTTGCCACCGGCCTCAGTCGTGGCCGCGGCCGGGATATTGGCGAGCGTCATCGGCGGCGCGGGCTTCTTGCGCTGCTTCTCGGCCTGCTTCTCGGCCTGCGCCTCGCCCTTTTTCGCGCCCGGCATGGTGGGGATCGCTGCCTTCACGGCCGGCTGGTCCAGCAGATAGCGCCGGTGCGCAAGTTCGAGCATCTGGCGCGGCGACAGCGCGGAATAGCGCGGATCGCCCGTCACAGCGCGCACATGGGCGTCGTAGGCTTCGGCGTGCTCCTCGGTGATGAGGTCCGGCACCTCCTTGAGGTAGGCGATGGCGGCATCCTTGAACGAGGTCGCGAACGCCTGATCCTGCGCCTCCTGCAACTTGCGCTGGAGGTTGGCCGTCGCCTCGGCTGCGATTCCGGCGTCGATCTCGGCGAGCTTGGCCCGGTATTCTTCCCGCGTGTGCTCGCCATCCTCGTATTCATCGAAGAGAGCCGCCCGCTTGGCGTTGGCGGCCTCGGTGGCGTCCTTGAAGGCGGCGTCGAGCATGGCCTGATCGGGCACGACAGGCGCGGCGGCCGCGGCCGGGGGCTCCTCATGTGCGGGTTCCACGCCTTCGGTGCCATCGGCCACCGGCTCCGGCGGATCGTCCGCAAACATGATGGCTTCGCGCTCTTCTTTCGTCAGCGCGAAGCCCTCGGGCAGACCCTCGTCGTCGTCGTCATCGTCTCCTGCGTCGTCGTCCTCGTCCAGCGCCTTCAGGGCGGCGCGCTCGGCGGGCGAGAGCCGCTCCAGCTCGTCCTCGCTCGGCTCTCCGGTGGGCTCCACGTCCGGCGCGAGCTTCGGAAGGGTGGCGGCGGCCTCCTCGGCCGTTGGTGCTTGGGTGGTCGGGTCGTTGGGGTCAGCCATCTTGGCCTCCTGCATCACGCGGTGACGTGCTTGGCCGCCCACATGGCGGCCTCCTCAATCTTGGTCTTGGCGAGCGACAGTTCGCGGCCAGTACCAAGGCTGCCGATGACGGCGAGAAATGCGGCAGCCGCATCCTCAACCATCTTGAGATCGGCCTTCTGATTGTCAGTCACGACGGTTCTCCTATGGGTGGTGGGCCGGGCTCCGCGCCCGGCCGGTATGGGTCAGACGGGGGCGAGGAAGTTGGCTGCCTTGGCGGCCAGCCGCGCGCGGTCGCCGTGGTTCTCCGATGCGAAGGCCCCGAGCAGGCCGGCGATGATGGCGCGGGCCTCGGCGAGCTTCTCGGCATCGGCCTCGAAGTCGAGCGTCTGGATGAAGATGCCGGCAGGCTTGGACAACTCGCCGCGCAACTCCTCATCGGAAATGGGCAGCTTCGGCGAGGCGCTGCACACGCGGTCCGGCCCGCACTTCGGCCCATCGAGTTCCACGCCCAGCAGCTGCGCCACGGCGCGCACGGCGGCGTCATCGCCTTTCGCCAGATCCTTGACGCGCTCTCTGTTCGGCACGAGGTCGGCGTCGTCCTCGATAGACCAGCCGCCGGGCATCATCTCGCGCATGACGATCCGGCGCAGCGGCGGCGGCGCGACTTTCGGCGCCGCCACGTTCGGGCTGACGATGCAGCCGGCAGGGGGAAATTGGTTGCTCACGGCTGAAGTCCTTCCATCGGTTGGGGTTGGGGTTGAGGTTCCGCCGGCATGGGCATGTCGCCGGCCGGCATTGGGGCTGCATCCAGCGCCGGGGCGGCACCGGAGGCGGCGAGGAGCGCGTCGGCGGTGTCAACCGCGGGCTCGGCCTGGAGCATCTGGATCGCCGTCTCCAGCGCGGCGCGCAGCTGGGCGAGGCGGTCGGTCGGCAGGGACGCCTCCGCCTTAGCGGCTTGGACGGCCTTGAGCGCGGCCGCGGCTTGCTTGTCGGCGGCCTCGCCCTCGAGCTTGGCGAGCTCGGCCATGGCGGCGCGCTGCTCCATCTCGGCTTGCGCGGCCTTGGCCTCCTCGCGCGCCTGGCGCTCGGGATCGGGCGAGTTCGGGTCCGCGTCGGGATCCTCCTGCCCGGTCAGGCCGCGGATGCGCTTCACGATCTCCTCCTGCGAGGGGATGTCCATGGCCTCTACCAGCAGGTCCAGAAGCGCCATGACGATCTGCGGGGCGACGGGTGCCAGCTGCATCAGAAGCTCAAGGAAGGCCTGCACCTGGGCCTCGCGCAGCGTTGCCGCCCACTCGTCTTCCGAGAGGATGTAATCGGCCTTGGTGCGCACGATGTCGTTCTCGGGCAGGCCATCCATGACGGTGATGTATTCCGGCGTCCCGCGGCGGTTCGTGATGCGGAATTGCTTCTCCTCGGTCATGAACTGCTCGATGAGCGACAGCTTCTTTTCGCCGTGGATCTGTTTCCCCAGCCGGTAGGAGGCGAAGATCGGCGCGGTGGTGAGGGCGCCCTGATCCTGCCGCCGCTGGATCGCGATGCCGGACTTGGCGTTGGTCGTGCGGCCCATGTTCTCGTCGGTGATGCCGCTGAGACTCTGGATCATCCCGCGCTCCACTTCGAGGAGCCCCAGCTGGGACTGCGCAAGCTCGCGGTCGGACACGATCTCGATGTTCTTGCCGACGTTCTTCTCGATCACGAAGTCAGGGCGCGCGATTTCCTCGATGAAATCATCGATGTCATCCACGGCGCCCTTGTCCATGATGACGCCCTTGCTGTTCAGCAGGTATTGAGCCTTGCTGAACCGCTTGTTGATGTCCGCTTGGGCGTCCCGCATCTGCCGGACGACGCCATAGGGCATCCCGTTGTCGGACCGGCGGTAACACCAGAGGGGCGTGAGCGGGAAACGGTTGTGCCGATAGGGCGACGGGCTGAGATAGAGCATCCCCGCCGAGGTGAAGATGGCGACGAACATGCGGAACGTCGTCTTGCGGGTGACGCGGGCCCGGCCGGCGGCCACCTCCTCCTGATGCCCGGGGCTCCACTCGTCGTAGAGTTCGCCCGAGAACTGGCCGCCGGAGACGCGGCGCTCCTTCACCGGCACCCGGAACCAGCACTCGATCAGCCGCACCCGGTCCCGCGTCGCGGTGGAATACTCGGACATCAGGTCGCCGGTGGTGTCGATCATCTCCTCTTGGGCGTCCATCGCCGTGTCGCCCATGCGATCAAGGCTCACGGTGTAATCCTGCAGGGATTTCGCCGACATCTCGATCAGGGTCGCGCGGTCGGGGAAGATGTCGGCCGCCGTATCGAGGTCCACCCATTTCGTGCGGAACAGGTAGCGGGCATCCGACAGGTCATCCTCGCGCGAGGCGCTGTCCCAGAGGATGTTGCGCCACGATTCAGCGCGGTCATAGATCGGCTCGCCCTCGGCCTCGTCCTGCACGCCGGCCTCGAGCCAGCCCACGCCGGCCTTGACCTGCTCGCCGAACGCCTTGGAGCCGTGCGCTTCCGAGCGGTTGACGTCGCTCAGATACTTGAGGATCTGGCTCTTGCGCTCGCCCGCCTTGGCGCCCTCCTTGCGGCGAGGCAGCACCTTGCCATCGGTCCTCGTGCGCTGCTCGGTGCCGAGCATCCAGTTGATGCTCTGCGCGATGAGGTTGAGCACCATGGGCTCCTGCCCGCGGTCGCGGAGGGTCTGCGCGTCGGCGGCGGTCCACTGGATGCCGTCATAGAAGGCCTCGTCGGCCTCCATCTGAGCCCGGTTTTCGGAATGGATCGATAGCTCGCGCATGTAGTGCCCGAGCAGGCGATGGTGCAGATCGGTGGCGGGCTGCGTGTCCAGATGGGCCCCGAGGGCGGCATCGACATCTCCGAGCAGGCCCTGGAGGAACTTGGTGGGCATTCGCGCCCCGAAGCGATGGGCCATGTCAGACATGATCGCGGATCTCCCGTTCGGCGGTTCGGCCGGTGGCGTTGTTTCGGAGCAGCATCTCGGCCACGGCCTCCTGCTCCGAGCGCGGCATGGGCGGGCAGGTGATGAGCTCGTGCAGGTTCTCCACCACCGCCGTCCGCACGCGATGCACGTCGGCGATGATGAGGCTGGAGAGCCCGAGGGCGTCGCAGAACAGCATGGCCCGCTTGGTGGCCTCCAGCTGGTCCCCGCGGGTCTCGTCCCAGATCCATGCCGTCGACATGGGCACGACGCAGGGGATGATGCGGTCGTAGCCGAGCATGGTGTCGGCCGCTGGGGTGAGGACGAGGCAGGACTCGCCCGTCATGCGGTTCCACGTCGTCCAGACGGAGATCCGCCGATAGTCGCGCCGGCACCAGGAGAAGCGCAGGTCGTAGGCGGGCTTATAGTCCGGGGTGTCGCTCATATGGCGAGGCCTCCTGATGTGCGGCGGCGCGGCCGGCGGGGTGCGGAGATGAGGGCGGGATTGAAACCTTGCGCCCATTGGCGGAACGCGTCGGCGGCTTCGGAATGGCCTTCCAGCTTCTCGGGCTCGTGCGACCAGACGCCGAGGCGCTGGTTCCATTTCTTGCGGTAGAGGCCGAGGTGATCGAGGCCGGCCTTGCAGGCTTCTGCGTCGAACCACGCCTGCCCGAACTTGGCCCGCGTCAGGTCAATGCCGTGCTGAATGGTCTCGACGCGCGGCACGATGTGCCATGTCCAGTCGGGTGCGAGCTCGGACAGCATGTCGAGCGGCGCGGCGATGCGGTCGGCCACCTGCCGCTCGTGTGTGGCGTCGTGGGGCAGGAACATCCCGCCGAAGATGTAGCCGGTCTCGCGCAGGCGCCGGACAAAGTGGCTGTAGCCCTCGCCCCAACCCTCCATGAAGCCGATGAACCGGTCCTGTGTCCCGACGTACTGGTGAAGCCAGATGGCCGTGCCGTCGCCTGCGCCGATGTCCCAGAACGTGTTGACGCGGACCTGCTCGATGTAGGGGACGCGGCTGATCCGCCCCTGGACACGCGCGCGGGCCAGCTGCGGGGCGTAGAAGGTGCCCTCGGTGGACTTGCGCCAGCACTCGGCCGAAGTGCTGGGCATCTCCTGCCACATCTTCTCGCCGTCGCCGGCGAAATCGTTCTCGCGCTTGGCGATGTACCAGGCGCGCTGACGCGGCGAGATCTTCGTGCCGGTCTCGGCCTCGACCTCGGCGAAGTACGCGGCATCGGCGGGCGTAATGAGGATGCCGGTGGGGTCGACCTGATAGCCGGGATCGCGCCACCATGGGAAGAAGTGGAACTTCCACTCGGTGTCCGCGAGGAGCTTGCCGATCTGCGCCAGCGCCTCGGCCCGCGTGGCAATGTCATAGAAGGCGCCGCTCTGGCCCTCGGCCGTGGACTCGATGATCGCGATGCCGGTGAGCGGGACGGCCGGAAGCGAGCCGGTGACAATCTCCTTCGCCTTCTCTGGGAACTTGGCCGCGATCTTGCCCATCTCGGAGACGTGCAAACGGTGGATGGTGCCCGAGCGCATGGAGGTGGCGACGCGGATCGCCGAGTTGTTGTGCGCGAACCAGAGCTCCTTGGCGCTGTCCCGGGCGAGCGGCATCCGTTCGCGGATCGGCTCGGGAAGGTTCTGATAGGCGAACTTCACCTTGTCGCGGAAGATCGTGGCGGCGTCTTCGAGGCTGTGCGCGATGATGCCGACACGCTGATCGGGGACGAAGAGGGCGTGGTCCAGCCACATGATCGCGATGACGGTGGTGAACCCCAGCTGCCGCGCCTTCAGGATGACGTTGCGATAGTGGAGCGCGTCGATGAACTCGCGCTGCGCCTGGTTGGGGATGAAGGGCATGACGTGCCCCTCGGTGTCCTCGTCCCCCTTGACCATGATCTTGTAGAGCTGGCCGCTGAACAGGCGCCAGCGAGGGGACCGGAGGCACGCGGCCCAATCCTCGGCCGTCTGCGGCACGAATGCCGGATCCACCTCGACCGGTCCGATGGCGCTCATTGGTCCGTCTGCCGCTTGATCGGCAGGGGCGTGCCCTGCGCGGCCGCGATGAGATCGGCGAGGCCGTCAGTGACGCCGTGCTCGACCTTCTCTTTCAGGAGCCCCTTGTGCTTGGCGAGGACGTCGAACGCCTTCTCCTTCGAGGCCATGATGAACTCGATGCCGTTGCGCGTTTCCTTCACGCCCTCGAACAGGAGGGCCGCGGCGCCGGACAGGTCTCGGGTGTCTGCGAACCGGGTGTAGGGGATGCCGAGGCCAGCGCACTCAGGGCAGGCGGGGTTGGGCTTCTCGGTGAGCCTGTAGCCGAAGCCTCCTGCATCCGATGGCAAGGGCTTCCCGGCATCCTCGGCCTTGTCGCATTCCTCGCGCCACTCGCGCAGGGTCTTCCACTGGTACTGGTGATCGACGCCCCAGCAGTAGCGGCAGGCCCCGACGTGATGGGCGGTGAGCTCGCGCGGGTCGGCTTGCAGGATGGTGGCGGCGCGGGCGAGGAGGGCGTCTGCATCTAGCTCAAGCCGCTCGAACCGGGCGGCCTGGGCTTCGGCTATGGCCGCGGCGATCAGTGGTTTTCTGAGGTTTTCCGATCCGATGGCTTCGGCCGTCTTGGCGCTGTAACCGGCCCTGATGGCGGCTTGGGTGGCATTCAGGTCGATCAGGTATTCCCTGACGAATGCCTCTTGCCGCGCTGTGAGGGACGTCCTGCCCACGATCCTGCCTCCTGCCTGTGGCTCGCAATGTGAACCAGATCGGCGGAATCGGCAAGATGTTGGGCCTTGGAGGCGCACGATGCCCAGATGTCGGGCCTATGAGGCTTTCTGGCGGCGTGCATAATGCCCGCGGATTGAAGCGGAGGGCACGATGGACGCGAGATTGATCCTGATGGTGGTGGCGCTGGTGGTGGCGGCCGTCATGCTGCGGTGGGATGTGCAGCCCTTGGCCTCCAACAACTCGGTGGTGCTGGACCGCTGGAGCGGGAGCCTGACGTTCTGCTCGGGCAATAAGTGCTTCCCGGGCCGGTATGAGCCATGAAAAAGCCCCGCGAAGGCGGGGCCTGAGAGGGGGCGGCGCGGGTCGACCTAGGTCCGCGGGGGCCGGTCCGGTGCGGGATGGCATCCCTTACGCATGATCCTGATGCCCTGTTGCAGGGTGATCTCGGTCCCGGCCCAGACAGGCAGTGCGGCCTCGAATGCAGCCAGGGCGAGGCTAAAGTGCAGGGCGCCGGCGAGCTCCTCACAATGGTTTCCGTCGCTGCTCCAGCGCATCACCTTGTACGGGAAGTCGAATAGGGTGGTGCGCATCTGGGCCTCCTTTTCGGTCGGAACATAGAGGGAACTTCTGCGCGCGCAAGGACGAAAGCCGCTGGCGCCTTTCAGAGGCCCCGCGACGCAAGCCACCGCTTAAGCTCTGCCACGCGGGCCCGAGAATTGAGGCCGCCGCGCGGGCTGCAGGCGATCTGGAAGCGCGCCTCCTCGCCCGACGGCAGACGGATCATCAGGCCGGGGTGTCCCTTGCCCTCGGGCGGCACGACGCGATGCCGGAGCCCGAGGGTGTCGAGGTGCCGCGTGAGCGCCTGGTAGTCGGCATTCGTGCGGACTCGCTGGATCAGGCGGCACTTGCTGCCCATGTCAGCGGGCTTTCGGGCCGACCGCGGCGCACACGGCATCGAGGCGCTTGCGCAGGCTGTCCAGGGTCTTTTGCGTGGCCTCGATCTCGGCGCGGATGGCGCGCATCTCGTCGTTCTCGCCGGCGGGCCCGTAGAGGTCTTCGCGGATCTCCGCGACCCAGCCCGGCATGATGTTCGGGCCAATGGCCTCAGCTATGGTCTTGTCGGTGTCGGTGCCCCGGTAGCGCGCGCCCGCGGTGTCATAGGCCATGTCGAGCATGGCGATGATCTCGCGCTTCTGCTCGCGGGTTGGTTGGCGCAGGGGCGCGAGCGCGGCGAGGCTCTTGCCTTCGATGGTGGCGGGCTTGGCGGTCATGGGTGGTGTCTCCTCGGGGTTGATCGATTTTCGGTCCAGTTTGCAGGTCGGGCAGCGGAGCCGACCGCGGACGCGCGCCCATCCGTGCGCACTGAGCTTGCGGTGCGCCTGTCCCTCGTTGGGGACCCAGCGGTTGCCTGGGCGGCGCTCGTAATCGCAGGTGATGGTCTGCTCGGCGCCGCAGTCGTCGCATTTGGCTGTGACCTGCGGCACGCCCCGGGCGCTGCGAGGGATGGCGATCAGCATCACGACCCCTCGCGGTCGGCCGCCCATGCGCGGCTAGTCTGGATGAGGTTGTTGCCCTCGCGCGCTGCCCGGACGCAGGCCATGTAGTCGGGATCGTCCTCGCGGTTGCGGCGAGGCTCGGGGACTGGCGCCTCTGCCTCGCCCCAGCTGCTCGCCATGGGGGCCCGGCGGATCGCCTCCATGCGGGCGGGCGTGAACCCGGCGCGGGCGAGGATCTCGGCGGCGGCGTCCTTGTCGACCGGATGGCGCTCGGGCTCGGGCGGGGGTGCGGCGGCGCGGCGGCGGGCGAGTTCGTCGGTGAACTCCTTCAGGGCGGCCTCGGACAGGCTCACGATGTCGGCCGGCGTCGGCCGGCGCTTGCCGGTCCTCTCCCATGCGTCGAACCCGCGGGCCACGGCCCACGGCGGGAGGTTGCCGAGGGCCACGGCGAACCGCTCGATGATCTCGGCGCGGGCGACGTCATCGCTGGCGGCGTCGTAGTAGAGGGCGAGGCAGCGGCGGGTGCGGTCGAGCGTGTACGCCCTATCGCCACGAGTCTGGATCGCTCGGATCAGGTCCGGGGTCGATTTCGCCCGCGGCGACGCGACGGACGTACTCGCGGTGCTTGGCTGCAAAGCCCGGTTCTCGGTTGCGTCCATGCGGCTGGACTCCTCTGGCTGGTGGGGTCTTGGAAGGATCGAGCGGCGGAGCGGCGATGGCCGCGGCAAGGCGCTCGATGCCGGGGCGGAAGTAGCGGAGGGTGCTGGGCGGGCCGTCGCGCTTGCCCGCCATCATTTCCGTGACGACGGACAGGATCTCGGCCTCGCCGATGCCGGGCATGGCGGCCCAGCGGGCGACCTCCTCCATGTCGGCGCGGGTGCCGATCTGGCGACCACCGGGGCCGATGAGTCCCGAGACGGGATCAGCACCGCAGGCGGCGAGGATGCGCTCGCGGAGCGTCGTTTCGGCCCCGCGCGTACTACCACCACCACCTATATCTACTGTGGGTATGGGTGTGGGTGTGGGTGTGGGGGCATCCGCTGGGCATTCGTTTGGCAATGCCGCGGCATCAGTCTTTTTTGTTTTCTTCCAACGGGTTGCCGCTTTGTCGGCTTGCGATGCGCTTTTTTTGGACACAAATGCGCGTTCCTTAACGAGCCTCTTTTGCGTCCAAGTTTTCCGTCTTCCGTCGCGGCGCCAGAACTGCATGACCACCGGACGGACCTCCTGCCAGCGGTCGAGAGGCAGTCCGGCGAGGCGGGCGAGCAGGCGGTCATCATCTGGCAGGCTGCATTCCGGCCGGCGCCACGCCTCCATCATCAGGAGCAGGTACGCCCCATGCTCCTCAGTGTTTAGGTGCCGCGTGTCCGCGAGGTAGGCATCGGTGAAGAGCGGCAGGGCAGGAAACTCGGCCATCAGACCCTCCTCGGGTCACAATCCGGGGCACATGCGCGGGCTTGCGAAAGGGTCATTCAGCAGCCCTCGCGAATAGGTCGCCGGTGTGCCCGGCGACGGACAGGATCCGGTCGTGCATGAGATCGATGCTGTCCGGGTTCAGTTCGCACAGGATCGCCTTGCGCCCGTGCTTCAGCGCGACGCCGCCGGTCGTGCCGCTGCCGCCGAAGGGGTCCAGTACCACGCCTCCGACCGGCGCGCCGGCAAGGATGCACGGCTCGATCAGCTGCGGCGGGAAGGTCGCGAAGTGCGCGCCGCTGTAGGGCTTGGTCGTGACGGTCCAGACGGAGCGACGGTTGCGGAGACCGCCGACGCCGTTCCATTGCTCATCATTTCCGCGGGCCGTCCCGTCCGCGTTCCCATAGCTCAGTCGTGCACCGCGCTTGAAGCCGTTGCCGCTCGGGTGGTCACTGACGGCCGGCTCCTTGATCGCCTCATGATCGAAGGAATAGCGTCGGCTCTTCGTGAGCATGTAGATCATCTCGTGCGCCGGCGTCGTGCGATCCGTCACGCTCGACGGCATCGGGTTCGGCTTGTGCCAGACGATCTCGTCGCGGAGCCACCAGCCGTCAGCCTGGAGCGCGATGGCGAGCCGGGCAGGGATCATCATGCGATCCTTCACCTTGAAGCCCGGCGGGCAGCGGTTGGCGCGCTTCGGATGGTTGGCTATCTGAGATCCGCGCCACGAAGCCGCCGCGGCTTCGGTCTCGCGGCGGCCCTCGGCGCCCCAGCTGCCAGCGTAGCTGTCGCCGATGTTGATCCAGCATGTGCCGTCATCACGAAGGACTCGGCGAACCTCCCGGAACAGATCGACCAGTCGCGCAATGAATGCGTCCGGGGTCTCCTCGAGCCCGATCTCGAGCGCCTTGTCCGGGTGATCGTCCGGAAGGTAGGAGCGTAGACCGAAATAGGGCGGGCTGGTGACGCATGTGTGGACGTTGCAATCCGGCAGCGTGCTCAGCGACGCGAGGCAGTCTCCGGGCATGATGGTGATGCCGGGGATCATGACTCGCGGATCCTGTATCCCATTGCCTCGGCCGCGGCCTTGCGGACGATATAATCGCGGGTGCGCATTCCCTTGGAATCCTCGTAGACGCGCGCCCAGCCCTCCCGGCGGTCCTCATAGGAGAAGTCGACGGTGAGGCGCATTGGGCGGCCCGAGGGTGTGCGGAGCGGCCCGGCGGGCCCCTCGAGCATGATGGCGACTTGGAGCTGCAGGTCGCGGATCTCGCCCGCGCGCTCGAGGAGCAGCAGCTCGCCGTAGCGCCGGGCCTCGCGCTTGCTGTCGAAGGTGATGCCATTCACGGTCGTCGGGACCGCGCAGAACTTGTTGCGGCGCGGGCGCTTCACAGGAGGCTTCATGCCGCCACCTTGCGCCTGAACGCGGCGCCGCACTCGATGGGCCCCTCGGCCTCGATCTCGCCGCGCGATTCCAGATCGGCGAGCGCCTGCAGGATGTGGATCACCGGGACGAAGCGGAGCGGCGCGAGTAGGGAAGCATCCCAAGGGGTGAGGCTGCGGCCATCGACCAGAGCGGCGAGGAGCGTCTCGCAGATCGCATCGTGCGTCATGCGCGCGCCTCCCGCTGGGCCCGCTCAAGCGCGCGCACCGGGTCGTCATAGAAGCTCCGGTATCGGCCATGCGCCCGATCGCACAGGCCACGATAGAGCCTGAGCCAGTTGGGCATCGCGCGGAGGGGCTCGGTGGCGCTCCATGCGCCGCGCTGCATGGTGAATGTGCCGTCGTCGTTCAGGGTGACGGCCATGGGATCAGGCATCGCTGGTCTCCACATCTGGGGTGAATTTGTCGATCTCGTTGCCGAACGCGGCCCATCCGGGCCGCTGGGCGCGGGCGAACATCTCGAGCCGCCGCGTCTCGGGGAATCGGCGCTCGATCTGCTCATGCACCCACCCGGGCTTGCGGGAGTGCTCGCGCTGCTCGCCGGGGATGATGCTGTCGGGGAACATGGCGGGCAGTTCGACGGGGAACCGACCGCGGCGGCCGATGTAGAGCAACTCGTGCCGGTTCCGGGCGTAGTAGCCGGTCCCGATCCGGGTCTTCGGCCAGACCAGCTGCGAGCCATAGGCGAATCCCCAGGAGCGCAAGACGCGGAACGCGCGCTCCGCGAAAGGCACCGTCACCCACATGAGACAGAGGGCGTCAGGGGCAGCGATGGCCTTGACGGGCAGGGCCTCGATCTCGCCCACCTTCATGCAGCGGTAGTGCCGGATCGCATTGCGGCCGGGCTTGTTCTCGGAGTTGCTGGCAAAGCGCCACGGCGGATCCGCGAGGATCACGTCGAAGCCACCGGCCGGGCGCATTTCGATGAGCTCGCGCGCTGCGTCGTTCATTCGCACAACCCGTACTGGCTGGAGCACGCGAGACCATCCTCGGCCGCGATGCGGTCGAGCAAGTTGAACTGGCGGCCGCCGCGGTCCGTGGTGGCCCACAGGAACACTTCGTCGGCCCGAGGCCACGGCGCGCTGGCGCTGATCTCGGCCATGCGCGCGGTCAGGCGGGCGGCGAAAGCGGGCGATGGCTTGCCGTCCTCGGTCGCCTCGGGGATGTCTGGGTGGTGCCGCAGCACCCACGCCCGGGCCTGCCGCTTGAGGCGGCGGCCCAGAGCCGCACCTTCCGGCGTCACGTCCGAGGCAAAGAAGGTCGCGGCGCCGCGCTTGGAGGCGTCCTTGACCAGCGACTCCCACGCCATGAGCTTCTCGACCGCCTCGGGGAAGCGGCGGCCGATCTCCGCCAGCTCGCCCTTGCCCGCGTTGATGCAGGGGAAGCAGCCGACACGGCCCATGCCCTGCCGATAGAGGGGGTTTGGAGGCAGGCCGCGGCGCGCGAGGTGGGCGAACACGTCAGCCGCGGTCCATGTCGCGATGGGCCGGTAGAACACGATGTCATGCGCCGCATCGGACCGCCGCACCCGCTGCAGGATCGGCGCGTCCCGGCGGTTCAGGCTCTCGTCGCGGCGCACGCCCAGCCATTGCACCACCGGGCCGGCGTCGAGGGCCGGCCGCACGATGCCGTCCTCGATGGTGCGGGATTTCAGGAAATCGGTGCAGAACTGCGCCTTGCGCGACGGGAACCGCCCCTTCCAGATGCAGAGATCGAGGAACGGGTTTCCGGTCGGCTGCAAGACTTCCAGAGCGCGGGCGACACGATCCGCCGGCACGCCCTTGGCCAGCCAGTCCGCTTCGACCATGGCGCGCTTGCGGGCCAGCTGCTCGGAGAAGTCGGCCCGGGCGATCTCGAGCGGGCGGCCGACGAACTCGGCGACCTGATGGGCATAATCGACCGTTACCGGGGCCTCGTGTCCAGTATCGGCCATCACGAGGCGGAACGGGCGCCCGCGCTCGGCCGCGAGGAGCGCACAGGCCGCGCTATCCTTGCCGCCGGAGACGTTGACGATGTGTTGGGTTGTCATGCCGCTGCCCCCATCACTTCACGGATGGCGGTCTCGCTGGTGCTGATGAACTCGGCCGCCGTTACCGGGTCGATCGCGTTTCCATAGCCCCGCAGGCGCATCACTCTACGGGCATCTCCTTTGGCTTTCGGGGCGAGCGGGAAGGAAGCGGGCACGAAAGCGCCGCTACGCACCAACTCGGCGGGTATCTCATCAGCCATCCCGAGAACCGAGGATTGAGCTGGCCGCCACTTGCCATCCCGGCAGAGGAGCCAGTCAGGAGCGTCCCAGATGCCGTGAGCCGGGCCGGGCCGGTCACGCTGCACAACTCCACCGTCTTGCGGCTGCTGTCCGTGTTGCCCGCCGGGTTGTTCCCGTTCTGCGCTGGCGTTCCAGCCATCGGCGTCGGCCAAGCGGCGATCGTCGCACCGCAGGACAGCAGCGTGAACGCCTGCTCCGATAACGGCTTGCCCCTCGGGTGTTCCGCTCTCGCGTCCAGAAACTCCTGCGTTCCAGAAGCGCCCTTCCAGTCCCGAGCGGAGGCCGTTGCCCAGCCCGCAAGCTGGGTCGCCATGCCCAGCGTCATCCCGAAGCCATTGTTGCCGTGACGGACCTTGCACTCCTCCCGGCGCTGCTCCCAGCGCGTATCCGTGTCGTTCTGCGGCCCGGCGTTCGGCGTCGGCCAGCCCGCAAGCATCGCGTGATCCGCAAGCTGCTGGGAATGCTTCTTCCCGCCCGGAAGCGCCCGCTTCGCCTGCCCGCCGCCGCTCCCGTCCGATGCGTTCGGCGTCGGCCAGCCATTCATGGGCAACGGCGACGAAGAAGGTGCGCTGTCGGATGTGGAACGCGCCGACGCCCGCAGCCGGAATATCTGACGCCCCAACGGCGTAACGTGCGGCTTCCAGGCGGTCTGATAGATCATCGAGCCATGCCCACGGAGGCGCGACTGCAGCGCCGCCTCGAGCGCGACCTGCAGCCTTTCCGAAGACCTCCGCGCTGGCGACTTGCTCGCCAAACAGCACTCCGGGGCGGACGGCCCGGACCAGCCGAACAAAATGCGGTGCAAGGTGGCGGGGATCGTCGCGGGACAGTCCTTTCCCGGCGGCGGAGAAAGGCTGACAGGGAGGGCTACCCGTCCACACGGATCTGTCGTCAGGCCATCCGGCGAGGCGGAGGGCTCGGCTCCATCCGCCGATGCCGGCGAAGAAGTGCCATTGGGTGAAGCCTCTGAGATCATCAGGGGAAACATCGAGTATTGATCGGTCATCCACCTCTCCATCAGCGATGAGGCCGCGCTTGATGAGCTCGCGCAGCCATGCCGCCGCGCCGGGGTCGAACTCGTTGTAATAGGCGCCGCTCATGCCGCCACCGCCTTTTGCAGCGCCTCGCGTGCAGCCTGCTCGCGCGCCGCTACGTCCGCCATTTGGGCCGCAATTTGGGATACACGAAACTCCGCGAGAGAGAGCTTCGGGGTCCACGTCTTCCCCCTCGGGGGGAGATTGAGGCGCGCGGCGATGATGCGCACGGTGTCGCGGTTCACCCCGATGCACTGACCGATCTCGATGTTGCTGACGCCGGCCTCGAACATGGCCTTGAAGAGCTTGACGTCGATCTCTGGCCGCCTGCCACCGGGGGGGCGCTTGGATAGACCGAGTGCCTTGGCAATCTCGGTGGCGGTTTGCTTGCGGGGTGAACCGAGGGCGCTGGAGATGTCGTCACGCTTCATGCTCGGGTTGCGCCACATCGCCTCGAATGCCGCCCGGGAGATCCGGCGGCGGCTGACCTCGGCTTTGAACGGGATGTCGTGGGCGGACGCGAACTTCCAGATCGTGTTCCATTTCTCGCCTAGCCGATCGGCCGCCTGCCGGACCGTGAGCCCCTGAGCCGCGAGGTTGCGAAGCAGCGCGATGCGCTCCTGCGTGCGTTGCGCGCGCCCCATTGCCGTCAGCCAAACAGCGCGCGGAAGGCGACGGCCCAGAACATGCCCCCGGTCAACACCGCGGGGATGAGCCACCAGCCAGAAGGAAGGCGGTTCTCGGCCTCAGGGATCTCGTCGGCCTCTGGCGGCGCGTTTGCGGTCAGAAGATGCAGGGTGGTGTCGATGGTGTTGGCGTTATTGACCATTTGGGATTACCAGTCAGTCCGAATTATCTACGAAAACAAGCCCATGACGGGCTTGCCTAGTCACTTTTTTTGCCCATATTGGTCAGTGACGGCGCCGTTGGCGGGTCGACCGTGAAGCTCCTCAAGGGTGACCTTGATCCCGAGGCGTTTGGCTGACGCGAGGATAGCGTGGTGGTGCTTGGGCGGGATGTGCCCCCGCCCATGCATCTTGTGGACGACGTGAGGCTTGACGCCGAGCTCGTTGGCGAGCCCGCGGCGGCTCGGCCAGCGGCCGATCACGTCGGAGATGATGGTGTTTGTGGGTGGGGATGGTGCTCTGCTCATGGTTTCGGGAGAATAATGACCAGAATGGTTATCGGTCAAGTGCCCAAGTTGGAGATTGCCGGTTCGTGCGCGGTTTCGGATAACCCGCTTGAACGGGGGAATCTTTTGGCCGCGCCAGGAACGCTACATTTCGAGATGATGCCGGAGAGGATCGGACGACGGCTCCGGTTCCTTCGGAAGGCACATGGATTACGTTCGGCGGAGATCGCAGACCTGGTGGGCATTCCGCGCACCTACTGGTCACGGTTCGAACTCGGACGCCGCGCGCTCACCAACGACGTGGCGGCGTCCCTGTGTGATCGATTTGGGGTTTCGCTGGACTATCTGATACTTGGTCGGATGAGCGGGATGCCCTTTGAGATGGTCGAGAAGCTCCGCGAGGTTGAGTCGGCGGAGGCTGCCGGAGCATCTTCCGACGCCGACGATGGCGATGCGCCCAAGCCGCGTCGTCGCGCTTCGAAGAACAAGACGTCGAGCGACTGACCAGTCTCCAGGGCCACGCTGGCCAGCGCGAGCAATTCGGGATTGTCGCGCCAGTACTCACCAGATTCGCTAGTCAAAATTTCCACTCCCTCTAAAGGCTTGCGGTTTCCGCAGGCCTTTTCGCCTTTTGCACCACCGCTGCAGACTGGCAAGTCCGGGCTGCGACGTATTGTGAGAATGTCCATACGGGACATCTTCAGTCTTGACTATGACCGATTTGGACATTTACGGTGTGTCTCGCAGCATGGAGGCACACCATGGAAACCCCCAAACCTACTACCGCAGGCGGTAACGCCGCGGGTCTGAAAGACAATTGCACCGCAGGTTGTGCGACCCCTTGGGCGACGCGCCGCCGCGATGAGACATTCCGTCGCTCCCTGTTCTTCATGGTGCTGTCCGAGCGTCAGCGCCGGCGTCGGGCCGAGTTCTGGCTCGATCTGTGGGCGGTGGCGGCCCTCGTCGGCCTTCTCGCGCTGGCCGCTTGGGTGGCAACCGGGCTGATCGGCGACGGTGCCGGAGCCGGAGCCGGCGTTGCGCTGGCAGGGTGGCCGTGATGCGAGAGGCCCTCGTCATTTCTCTCGCACTGGTGGTGATGGCTCTGTGCGGCCGCACCATGATCGAGGCGCCGGCCAAGGTCGCCGCCACCATCCTGCAGGCGCAGGACCAGCGCTGGTGAGCGATCATCTTCCCGCATGGATGATGTCCTCATGCCGCGCGACTGCGGAAGAGGACGCGCGCCGTGAGCGCGAGATGAACGAGCAGATCGAGGCGGAGCGGGCCAGATGCCGCCGCCTCGGAATCCACAACCCACACCTCGGACTTGACCGGAGCGCCACGGGCGCAAGCCCGGCGAGCGTCACCGGCTACGGCTGGATGGCGGCCCGCGGTGAATGATCTGCAGGAGGCAGAGACCATGCGCACGCACTACCGCAACAAGCTGACCGGGGAGGAGGTGGCGCTGACCGCCGCCGCCGAAGACCGCTTCTTCGACAACCGCTCGCCGTTCGAATGGGAGCGGGTGGAGGAGCCCGCATCGCGCACCGTCTACGAGCCATATCCGGGCGCGTTCGACCACATTCTTGGGCCTGAGGCCCCGCGCACCCTGCGCGAGTTCGTCACGGACGAGGTGGAAGCATGACCGCCGCCCTCCGCGCCATGGCTCGCCATCATGGCACCCACGCGCACACCGCGGAGCAGCGGGCCGCTGCATCCGATCTACTCGCGGATCTCGAGCGCGCCCCGCGGTTCCGGGTGGAGTGCGATCGCACCTGTCGCTCGCTGGAGGGCGGGATCCATTCGGAAGCTGCGGCGGTGGCCGCGGCGATGGGAGCGGGCTTCAAGGATTACCACATCACGAGGATCGGATGATCCGCCAGCCCTCATCCGTGTCGGCACTCTACGCCTGGTGGAACGCCGCGCTGCGCGACCCCAGCACGCCGCGGCATGAGGGCGTGCCGGAAGCCGGTTTCTACAAGACCCGCCTCGTCCGTGGCGGGCCATGGGTGCCGGTGCGGCTCTATGTTGAGCGCGAGATCGACCCGGAGACGGGCGAACTGCTCGGCCCGGAGCGCATCGTCGCCGAATGCGAGGGCGAGCGGCGCAACGCCGCGAAGCTCTGGCTTCACCTCACCCCGATTTCGCGGGCCGAGTTCGATGAGCTCACCGAGCGGCCCAAGAGCATCCCCGCCATGGCGGCCACGCGGGCCGCTGTGGATCTCACCCTCTCACCGATGAGGCCATTCTGATGCTGGACAATGACGCGCCGCCGCCGGCAGGCCACAACAACCCGCCGCCGGATCTGCCCTACGATCCCGAGAAGCTCGCGACCTGCGAGGAGAAGGCGCGCGAGTTCGCCGATGCGGCGGGCGACTGGATCGCGCTCGGCAGGATCGAAACGACGGAGCAGGCCGAGAAGGCCACCGATTTCGTGGCGGGCGGCCGTGCCCTCCTGAAGAAGATCCAGGCGACCCAGAAGGCGGCCAAGGAGCCCTGGGCGGTCAAGGCCACGGCCGCTTTCGACGCATTCAAGCCGGCGATCGAGATGCTCACGCGCTCGAACGATACGGTTCTGCGGATCCTGAACGACTTCCTCGAGCGCGAGCGGGTGCGGAAGCTGAAGGAGAAGCGCGAAGCCGAGGAGAAAGCGCGCGCCGAGCAGGAAGCCGCCCGTAAGGCTGCGGCCGAGGCAGCTGCGCGCGGCGACATCGCGGGGCAGGTGGATGCCGAGAAGGCCGCGAAGGAAGCCGAGAAGGCCGCGAAGAAGGCCGCGAAGGCTCCCGAGGTCAAGGTCGGCTCCGCCACCGGCGCCGGGCGGACGATCAGCCAGCGCGAGGTCCGGTCCGCGAAGATCCTGAACCAGAACCTCGTCTACATGCACTTCCGCGATCACCCCGATGTGGTCGCTGTCCTGCAGCGTCTCGCCGACGCCGAGTACCGCGCGAAGGGCGGCGAGAACGCGAAGATCCCCGGAACCGAACTGGTCGTTGAGATGAGGGCCGCATGAGCACCGAAAACCGCATTCCCGTCTCGCAACTTCCGCTGCGGCAGGTGCCCAGCGTCCGTGCCCTGCTGGTGAACGACAACGCCCGCGACCAGCTGTCCGCCGTTGCCGCCAAGCATATGAACCCTGAGCGAATGATGCGGGTGGTGGCGAACGCCATCCGCACGACTCCGAAGCTGCAGGACTGTGAGCCGATGAGCTTCCTCGGCGCGCTCATGCAGTGCGCGGCGCTCGGGCTCGAGCCCAACACGATCCTTGGCCACGCCTACCTGATCCCATTCGAGAACAGCCGGAAGCGCATCGGCCCGGACGGAAAGCCGGTGAAGGGCGCCGACGGGCGGGACATCTGGGACAAGATCCCCGAGGTGCAGTTGATCGTCGGCTACAAGGGCCTGATCGACCTTGCGCGCCGGTCCGGGCACATCACGAGCATCGCGGCGAACATCCACTATTCCGACGATGAGCTCTGGGAATACGAGGAGGGCACTGAGGCGACCCTGCGGCACCGGCCCGGCCCGCAGGAGGGCAAGAAGCTGCACGCCTATGCCATCGCGAAATTCAAGGACGGCGGCCACGCCTATGTGGTGCTGCCTTGGAAGGTCGTGATGAGGGTCCGGGACGGCTCGCAGAATTGGCAGAGCGCGGTACGGAACGGCAAGACCAACAAGAACCCGTGGTTCACCCACGAGGACGCCATGGCGATGAAGAGCGCCGTGCGGGCGCTGTCCAAGTACCTGCCGCTCTCCGTCGAGTTCATGGACGCCATGTCGGTCGACGAGCAGCGGGCTGACTATCGCGCCTTTGCCATGAACCCCGATGCCGGACTGACGATCGAGGGCGAGGCCGAGGAGGGCCACGATCCCGAGACCGGCGAGGTGCGGGACGAGCAGCCCAAGCAGGTCGAGAACATGCGGACGCTGAACGACGCGACGCAGGAGCGGCAGCGCGAGCCTGCCCCGGCGGCGCGCCAGCGCCGGCAGGAGAAGGCGCGCGAAGATGCGACGCCCTACGCGCAGAACCCGGCGGCCGAGGATCTCATCGCCAAGGAAGCGGCGCGCGTCGCCGCGGCCCGCGCGCAGGCGCAGGCCCAAGCGGAGGCTCCGCAGCGCAACGAGGGGCCGAGCCACGAGGCCGCGCTGCGCGGGCTGGCTGATCGCATCAGCGACGACCTGCTCGACTGCGCCAGCGAGAACTCCGTGGATCAGGTGCTCGAGCTCTGGGCCGAGCACCTGGGCCAGATCGAGCGCGAGGCGCCCACGCTCCACGCCGAGATTCAGGAAGCCATCGCGCAGACGCGCGCTCGCGTGGGCGGCGGCCAAGCCTCGATGCGGATCTGACGCGCAGCCCGCGCGCCAGCACAGAATCCCCGCGCCGGGGGCCCCGGCGCATCTTCCACAAAGGATTGACCAGTGAAACGACTGTTCCTCTCGGCGGTTCTCGCCCTTGCCGCAGCCGCTGCGGTGGCGGCCGAACCCCTGACCATCGCAACCGGCAAGGCCGGCGGCGGCTACGACGCCCGCGCCCAGCAGATTGCACAGCGGCTCTATCAGCGCGGCACCGAGGCCGAGGTCGCCAATCTCAACGGCTCCGACGAGATCAGCCTCGCGGTCTGCGGCGGCCGGGCCGACGTGGGCCTCATGCAGATCGACGCGATGTATGCGCGCTCGCTGGAAGGCTGCACCATGAAGCCGGTCGCGGTCTACGGGACCGAGTATGCCTTCCTCCTGTTCCCGCCCCGCTCCTCGAAGGATGAGCTTTCGGACCTTGGCGCATCTGATGCGATCCTGGTCGACACGATTGGCTCGGGCACTGATCTCTTCTGGCGCACCATCGTCAAGATCGAGAACAGCGACGACGGCTCCAAGGATGCGTGGGCCAGCGCGCGCGCGGTGAACGACCCGCTCGAACTGGCGCAGGCATCGGCGGAGATGGGCGACATCGCGGCCGTCCTTCTCGTGCGGAAGCCGGATAGCCCGCACATCACGCGGCTCCTCGATCTCGGCTGGACTCTTGGCGAGATGTGGGACCGGGACATCAACGACCTGAGCTTCAACGGCGGCAGCCTCTACATCGCCGAAAAGGCCACGGTGCAATTCGGGAAGCGGCGCTTCCGCGCCTGGGCCTATGCCGTCCGCTCCTTCATCGCCGTCTCGAGCAAGGTTGCCGCTGGCGACCGAACCATGTTCGCCGCCATCACAGGGGCCGCTCAGTGATCGCGCTCATCAGAGCCCACGCGCTGACTTGGGCCCTCAGCGCGGCTCTGACCATGGCCGCGCTCCGGTTCGTCACCCCGGCCTTTGTCGACATGATCTTCGACGCGGCGACCGTGGGCCTCGTGTGGCTCGCGGGCTGGCTCGGGAAGCCGACCCGCTCCTGACAGCATCCGCCGCCCCGGGATCGGGGCGGCGTCAACCTCGAGGGATGAAGATGACCGTTCATTCGATGCCCCAGCGCCGGACCCTGCCTCTGCAGCTGGACGCGCACCGGCACACGCAAGCCTTTCTGATCTGGCGCTTCGCGAAGCCGCTCGATTGGGCCGTGACCGTGCGGCAGATCCACGAGCACACCGGGATCCGCAAGGCCACGATCCGCGAGATCTGCAACGAGCGCCACTGGCCGGTTCTGGCCGACGCCGATGCGAAGCGCCGCACCTATGACTTTGCCAGCATCTACGGCGACGAGAAGCCGGGCGTCCGCCCCGTCTACATGGAGTTCATCTGATGCTGACGGGCGAAGAGATCCGCGACTGGCACCGTGACGACGCCTGCGGCGCGCTGATCGAGATGGTGACGGACGCCATGTCGGCGAAGGCGCACCTTGATGAGATCACCGCGAAGCTCGGCCGCCGCGAATGTCAGGAGACCGCGCTGATTGCTGGCGCCGTCGAGAAGATCGACGCGCTGCTCCGCCTCCTGGGCGCCGCGGCGGAGGACGGGGCGAAGGCGCCTGACTTCAGCCATGTGCCCGAGCCGGAACGCTCCTTCTTCACGGGGAGCCAGTGGAGCCCCGAGGACATCGAGAAGATGCGGGCCGCGGCCTACGCGCCCGCGCAGTTCAACAAGATGCGGGCCGTGATGGCGGCCTATGCCGAGAAGGATGGAGAGCAGTGACCGACGTAATCGAAGCTGCCTGGGCGGAAACCGGGCCGGATGCCGATGGCGATTGCCATTTCTGGAGCGTGGGAAAGCAGTTCTACAACCCGGGTTCCGTGGACCGCCCGACCATCACGCGCATCACGGTGCAAGAGGATCTGCCCGGCCTGCACTGCAACCTGCGGCGCGTCTGTGTCTGGGTCGGGGAGGCTATGGTCGCGGAAGCGCCCGTCGCCACGATCAAGGCCATTGGATACCCGGTTCCGAAAGGGGCGGTGTCGTGAAACCGTTTTCCGAGATTCTGGCCGCCATCGTCGGCCGCCCGCCGGCGGCGCCGGCCAAGAGCTACGAGGACGGCATCCGCGCCGCCGTCGACTGGCTGGAAGGCACCGCCGAATGGGACTGCGGCCACGAGCCCCGCTACTGCCGCTGCCACGAGGAGAAAGCTCTGCTGCGCGATACCGCGGAGCAGATGGCACTCGAACTCTTGCCCAAGAAGAAGGAGACGAACTGATGGCTGGACCTGGCCACAACAGCGGCGACCCGCTGGATTCCTACAACGTGACCGCGGACGAGCTTCGCCAGTTCATCGAGCGGTACGAGCAGCTGGAAGCCGAGAAGAAGGACGTTCAGGAGCAGCAGAAGGAACTGATGGCCGAGGCCAAAGGCCGCGGCTACGACACGAAGGTGATGAAGAAGCTGGTGGCGCTTCGCAAGCGCAAGCCCGACGACATCGCCGAGGAGGAGACGATCCTCGAGCTCTACAAGTCCGCTCTGGGGATGGCCTGACATGGCTGACGAGATCCGATTCCGGCACGACATTCGCGGCCACAAGATGACCATCGAGCTCGATCAGGATGTTCATCGCTGCATCCACTTCGGGCGGCCAGGATCGAGCGCCTATCACTTCCGGCTGGTGACTTGGCCGGGCGGCTTGGGCATCGCCGGCGACTGCGGTGATTACACGTTCTCGCGCATCCGCGACATGTTCGATTTCTTCCGCGACGAGGGCATGGAGAACCGCATCAACCCGTCCTACTGGCACGAGAAGATGCAGGCTCAATGCAAGACCAGCCCGGCCCGCCAGTTCAGCATAGACAAGTTCAAGGTCGCGGTGCGCGATGCCATGGACGAATGGCAAGTCCGCCTCGGCGATGCTGACAGGATCCGCGAGGAGGTCAGGCAGGAGCTCGAATGGGAGCCGCCGTCATGCTCTGCGGAGGCTTACGCCATGATCCGGGACTTCGAGGCATCGGACGGCAACAGATTCGAGGACTTCGAGAGCAACGTCGAGGATTACGGGTTCCACTTCATCTGGTGCCTGCGCGCCATCGTCTGGGGCATCAAGCAATACGACCTCGTGAAACAGGGCCGGACGCAGGCCGACCATGACCGCCGCGTGTTGGCGGGGGAGCGGTAAGCATGAGCGCCACCCTCGCTGACTGGACCCGCTGGCGCGGCTTGGTCGCCGATCTGGTGGTCCTGAATCCGGTCTACCTGCCGCTGTTCGATCGGCTCGAGGCCGAGGTGGAAGAAGCCCGCGCGCGGGAGAGCAATGACCCGCTGGAGGCTGCGCGCGCGCTACTCCGGGCGCAGAAGGGCAGGGGGCAAGCATGACCGAGATCGACATGAGCACTGGTGCGGTGGAGCGGCTGGCGGAGACCCTGCTTTTTCGCGGCCATCATCATCAGGAGAAAATCAACCACCTCCTCCGGCGGCTCCACGTCGAGCGGATCACGGCGTCTAAGACGCTTCGCGCCCTCGCGGCCGAGCGCGACCGGCTGAGGGAGGCGGTGGTCGAGATGGAACGCTCACCGGAGTATTGGCACGGCCGCGCTCTCAAGGCCGAAGCCTCGCTCACCGAGGCCCGCGCCGAGACGGGCGCGCTGATCGAGCGGGCGGCGGCGCTGTGCGACGAGGGTCGCCAAGTCTCGCACGGCATGACCAGGATGAAAACGCGCGAGGAGTGCCGTGACGCCATCCTCGCCCTCTCCCCCGACGCGACCGCCGCCATCGCCGAGGTGCGCCGGGCCGAGCGGGAACGGTGCGCCGAGCTGATCGACAAGCGCCGGGAAGCCTATCAGGCCGAGCACGGCATCTACGATCTGGAGACCGGCGCCACGGAATATCCTGGCAACGGCGACGAGTGGGTGCAGGAATGGCACGAGCTTGCCGAGGCCATCCGCACCCCTATCGAGAAGGAGCCAGACGGTCTGCGCGGCCAGGTGCTTGCAATCGTCGCTAGGGTGAACGCCGACTATGCCGCCGGCCGGATCGACCCTCGTGAGGTCGCGTGGATCAACTCGGAGGACCATATTGGGGACGCCCCCAAAATGGTTCCGCAGCCCGCCGCGGCCGATGGGTGGGCCGCCTCTCTCGCGGCCGGCGTGGCTGAGCAGATGGCACAACAGGATGGCGCATGGGTCTCCTGCTCCGGCTGCTATGCGACCGATGAGGGCTATCCGACCGCTGCCACGGATCCGGTGTTCGGGTGCGCCCTCGGCGGCGGGTGCATGGAATGCGGCGGACTCGGGGCGGTCTGGGATGCCCCGGACTACCGCGATGTGGTCGCTGAGGCCGCCGCGGAGCCGTCGCCGCCCACCGTGGCCGAGGCCGCGCGGGTGCTGCTGGCCAGCGGGCGGCTGAATGACCTGTCTGGCTGGGACGGGCAACCGTTCCAGTCGGCCATGCAACACGGCCCGACGACTGCAGCGCATTGGCGCGACCGGCTCCGCGCGCTCGCCGGGGAGGGGCGGGCGCAGGGCTACTAAATCGCGATCGGGGCGAGCAGTCGGTGCAGGTGCTCGAGCGTCGCCCCGGCCCCGTATTCCTCTCGCGTGAGAGCGTGTCCCATCAGGTCGCGCCTCACGCGCTCATCGATCCCTGCGGCGAGGCATCGATCTTCGAACGAATGCCGGAAGCCATAGAGCGTGTGCTTGGGCGACTCGGCGAGCCCGTTCTCGCGCAGGAACTTGTTGACCGTGGCCGAGAGGGATGGATTGTCGTGATAGCGCGGGAAGCCTTCCGGGTGCAGCTTCGCCGCCTCAAGGCTCACGCCGGTCAGCGGGATCTTCCGCCGCGCCCGCGGGCTCTTGAGTGTCCGAGCCTCGCCCTCGATCGAGATGTGCGGGATCTCCGCGTCAAGCACGATCCGGGCTGCGGTGAGCGCCTGAATCTCGGACGGCCGGGCGCCCGTGTTCAACATGATGAGCATGATGGCGCGAGCCTCGGCGTTGAGGCCAGCCAGCGCGCCGGGGGCGAGCAGCTTTGCCCTGATCCAGTCGTCAGACCAAGGCAGGCGCTTCCCCTTTTCGCCTTCGGGCAGGGCATAGCCGGTCAGAGGCGGATTGAGCGGGAGCCGCTTCTTCTTGATGACCTCGCGCAGCGTCGAGCCGAGGTGCGTCAGATCCTTGTTGGCCGAGTTCGGCGTCAGCCCCTCGGTTTCCAAGCGATCCTCCCACCACGCCATGAAGTCGAGCATGTCGTCGGGGGCCAGATCCTCGAGCGCCTTGTCGCCCACCACCTCGATGAAGTTTCGGAAGGCCTTGACCCGCGGGTTGCGCCAACGGCGGATCTGGTCCGCGCTCTTGCCGCGCGTCTTGGACTTCTCCGCGACCTCCCAATAAATCTCGAGCGCGCGGCTCATGGTGATCTTCGGGGGCTGGGCCCCGCCGAGAACAGCTGCGGCCTCGATCGGATCGGGCTCGGCCGGCGCGGCGCCGGCGCGCTCATAGGCTGCGAGCCGCGCTTCGAGCTCGGCCCGCGGCATTTGCGCCACCTCGCGCGCGTGCAGGAACCTGAACCCGCGCTTGGCCGCCAGTTCGCGCGCCGCCTCGAACATCTTCTCCGCGTCCCGGGTGTCCCCCGCGAGCTTGGCTTCCCATGCCTCGATCATGTCTTGCCAGACCTTCGGTGCCTTCTGCCTCGCGACGTCCATGCTGTCCGTGTGCAGGGAGAGGTTCACGAAGGTGCGGCCGTCGATGTGCTTGTACCGCTTCGGCACCCGGCGGCGGATGCGCCAGGTTCCTTCTCGCTTGTTGAGGCCGGTCAGGCGGCTCATGTGGACCCTCCATGTGACCACCTGAATCTGCCGATGATCGGCCCGAGAGACAAGCCCCATCGTGCCCCCGAATGTGATCCGAGATGTGTCCCGCTTTGGTCACCACCAATTTCCGACAGCGCTAAGTTTCCCTTGCTTTGCTGGGCAATATTGGTCACAAAGGGGGGTGAAACTGGCGGAGACGAAGGGATTCGAACCCTCGAGACGGTTTCCCGCCTGCACCCTTAGCAGGGGTGTGCCTTCGACCACTCGGCCACGTCTCCGCTGACCGATATATTTGCCAAACCCACGAAGAACAAGCGCTTTCTTCCCCGCACCCCGGAGGGCGCGCAAGTTCATGTTTTCCCGTGTTTTCACAGAACAGATGCCGAACTGCACGCGATTTTCGTGCAAAATCCGTGCAGCTCGTTCACGCCATATTCAGCCACGAGTGCAGGGGCTCTGGGAGCGATGGCTGAGGATCTGGCGAAGCAGCTGCGCGACATTGCGGTCAATGGTGACAGTCTCTTCTCACGGCGCAACTTCCGCACGCTTGACGGATGCGGCGGGAGCGTTGGACTTCGGGCCGATCCACAAGGTTCAGTGCGCCGCCGCGCGATCCCCGCATTCCGGTCTAAGTAATTAATCTCTATGGTGACCCCGGCAGGACCTCTGCAATCGCTGATTTTGCTTAGGAATTTCGGTAAATCGGGCTCCTCCGGCCCTCTAGAAAATCAATGACTTAAAGGGCCGGCTGTAAACGCCGAGGCTGGCCGCGGAGGCGCTGCGTCTTCGGCCGCTCTCTGTCCGCGCCTGCGCGCCGTGCGCCGGCCATTCACATCGACCATGTCCACTGGACTGTCGAGCGGATCGAAGGGACGGGGGAGGAGAAGACCCGCACCGGCCAGCTGCACAGTGGAACAAAACGCAACAATGCCCATCCGGAGGGAGCATTCCGCGAAAGCCACACCTCGGCATCGACCTGCACCACCCGAATAGGGGTATCGGCGTCTCTCCAGCGCGATGCTATGGTGAGCCCCTTTTCCGCGGTTCATCTGCCCTGGATCGCGGAAAGCGGGGCCGCAGGATGCTGGCGGGAGTGGAGATCCTGCGGCCCCACGCTCATGGCCACTCCTGCCAGTTTGTCGCATCCTCTCAAGATGAGGTAATGATAAGGTTCTCGCAGCCACCGAGGCCGCCCCTAACGACCTCGACTGGTCAGGCCGCGGGCTCTCACCACCGTTAGCCCGCGGCTGCCTTAGCTCTACCGGTGCGGCAACCTGTCTCACACCCGAATTCAGTAATCTACTTCATCTTGATGGTGCGCCTTCGGTAAGGCCGCGGGGATGTGACTACCGGCTGAGACCCTGCGGCCGCTTCTCGCTCCACACACAAGCCGTCCAACCGTGGCTAAGCACCTTCTTTTGAGAGTGCTTCAGGAACCTTAGGATGGCCGGCCATCCAATAAGGATGCTGGGGGAAGTTGAGGTGGAGGATGCCGGATGTGGTTGCTAGCGTGCGGCACGCCGCCGAGTGACGCCCCTGCGCGCTCGCTGGTGAGGCCGCGGACTAGCGCCAGGAATGTCCGCGGCCGCAGCCCGCTGCGTCAAAATATCGCAGCAATTATGGGCAGAGGCGGGCGACCCGTCAAAAAAACGTAATAGGTTCTTCTTCAGGTGCGATATCTCAAGTGTCAGCCGCCGACAGCTGTCCCAAGCGATTCGTGTGGTTAGGCCGCGGTTTTGCCGTGAAAGGTTCGACCGCGGCCGTCAATCTCCGTCAAGAGTTTGCCCGTTCGTACGGAAGTTCAACTCCATCCGCAGGCACGGCCGACACTGTTACAGCAGTGGCAGCATCGCGGCCGCTTCCATCTCGACGAATGTCGAAGGTAGGTCCCTCGCGCTGAGGCGTGAAGGTCTGGATCCAGCCCATTGCTGCCCCTCATATCCCGCGCAGCATGATGCGAGGCGCCGTCGAGCGGGGCGGGGAGCGGTCATTCGCTACATCTAACATGTACGGCGCCAGTGCGTGGAAAGGCACCACCGCCGTAGCACACGGCGTGTTCTGGCGCTCGCGGATGGGCTACGGGGCGCGGATCGACGGCGACCGCTACTCATCACCTTGCCGAAAAAGATGACCGGCGAAGAAGTCCTGATCGACTGACAGCACCCACCCGCCACGACACACTCCGTCATGCAATCAAGCGCCTCCCTCGAAGCGCTTTTTGGCTCTTCGCGAACTTGCTGCTCAGCACGAATGACACTAGTGTGACAGAGATCTCAGCAACTTTCTTCGCTCACTCAGGTGCCCAATGGATGCAACGAAAATATCTTCCGAGCTAAAACAGCAGCGAAGAACAGTTGGGTTTGATACCTACGACATTACCGCGAAGCAACTGCTAGATATGGTTGCTGAAGGGCAGATAAAGGTGGCGCCCGACTACCAGCGGCATTTCGTTTGGAAGTCGGATAGGGAGTCGGCGTTGATTGAGTCGGTGTTTCTAGGAATTCCCGTTCCCAGTCTATTTATGGCGACAAATGAAGACTCAAGTTGGGAGTGCATCGACGGGCTGCAGAGGATCACTACCCTTGTAAACTTCGTGAGGCCGCAATTTCGTTCAGGGGTCAAGGACATTTCAACGCACGAACTGAAGATTGATGGCCTCGAAAAGGTTCCAAGCCTAAATGGTACGAAATTCTCTGATCTTCCTGAGACGCTAAAGCTCAACTTCCTAACGAGACCCGTGAGGATAACGGTTCTCAATGATCTGAGTGATTACCAAGTCAGATTCGACCTATTTGAGAGGCTGAACACCGGAGGCATAATACTGCATCAGCAGGAAATCCGAAATTGCGTGTTTCAGGGGGAGTTTAACGAATTCATCAAATCGTGCGCCGCCGATGAGCGCTTAGAAAAAGTGTTCAAAAAATCGAATCGCGAAGGCCGCGGCAACATGGAGGAGGTGGTGCTCAAGTTCTTCGCTTATTTCGAGTGCAGGAACGACTTCAAACACTCCGTAAAAGAATTTCTGAACGTCTATATGGAAGACAAGACGAAGGCGTTCAAGAACAAGAAGACACTGTCTGAACTGTTCGACAAGACAATGGAGGTTTTGTCGAGTGCGCTCCCGGATGGCGTAGTTCGGAGCGAACGAAAGAACACGACCCCGCTTCTATTGTTTGAAGCCGTATCTGTTGGGGTCGCTGATGTAATCAGTGCGGGGAATCAAGTGAATAAAGATGCCCTTCGAGTCGTTCTTAACGACCAAGAGCTCAAGAAGGCGACCTCGGTCGGCACGAATAGTAACCCCAAATTGTTGCGGAGAATCGAAATCGTTAGAGGGGCCGTTTCTGGATGAGCTTTGCCGACGCCCAGCTAGAGGTGCGCGGCAGATTCATGGAAGCCCTTCAAGTAATAAATCGGCTGGACCCCGGCGCGCCACCCAACCTCATCCCCTCCACGGACCCGGACAAGGCGTTACGTGGCCTACTACTCGTAGCAATATATTCTGCGATGGAACGGGGAGTAAACGCTTACGTTGAAGAGGCATTAGCGGTGGCCACGTCGCATGCCTCACTAGTCAAGCATTGCATCCCGGAGGTGCAGGCAATTTTTCACTACCCGCGAATACAATCGCTTCGCGACTGCTCTGATGATAATTCACTCAGTAAGTCGATTGAGCTATTCTCTATGCTCGCGCGGGATGTTGAGTTCAGCGTCGCAAACAACCCATTTTCCATGCGCCTGCAGAATGTTGACGGTTCAACGATGGAGCAGTGCTGCCAGTTTCTGGGTGTGCCCAACTTCAGCATCGGCGTAATGGAGAAGGGCCGTTTGAATAATCTTCGTGAGCGACGAAATGCGGTGTCTCACGGCCGCGAGTCTTCGGTACAGGTCGGTGGGAGGTTCTCCTTCGGCGAAATAAGAACCATGCACTCAATAGCGGATACAGAAGTTGAAAAATTTGGTTCGGCTTTGAGGGATTTTTTTGAGCAGAAAGGTTATGAGCTCAGAAGTGCGTAGCATTTCTAGTCACGTCACCGACTGACGGAATATCAATCTGGTCGTCAAATTCTGCCTGCTTGACGGCGACCTCGCAATGCGTTGAAGAGCTGTGCGAAGCCTTTACGCTGGATGTTGTAGACTGCGGAGCCCGTGAACGGCAGGATTGTCTCGAGTCGCTAACCTCGGCCTGCCAGACTATGCTGTACGACGCCTTGGATGACCGATTCCCAGAAGCTGCGCCGCAGCTCTCGGCCTTAAAGCGTACGGCTGCTCTGGGCCGAGATGAAGGATCGTCCAGAGCGCGCCTTCCTGGGCACCATGTGCGCAAACTGCGCATTGCAGTCATAGGGGCGCGGCGGATTGCCGCGCCCGTAGCGGGCCAGATGCTCAGAGCTTGGCCGCCTGAGCGAGCCTGGACCGGACCAGCGCATCGAGCGTGCTCGCCGGCGGGGCCAGCTGTTTCAGCGCATCCGGCACCGAATCCCGGACATAGCTCGCGACGAACTCAGTCGCCGCATCGGGGGCAAGCTTCCGCGCCACCGCCACCCGTGCAGCCGTCATGATGGCCGAGTGCAGCGCCTCGCGGTGCCGGGCCTCGATCTGGATCCCGGTCCAGCGCTGGAAGCGAAGGGTCGCGAACCCGATCAGCGCGGTCAGTGCCACGCCTGCGAGATCGAGGAGGCTCGGCGCTAGGGCGGTCAGCAGTCCGCTGCCGGTCGAGGCGGCGGCAGGGAGGGCGAGCGTGGCGAGGATGATGGCCGAGATCACCGAAACGGTCCCCCGGGCGATGGCCGCGACCAGCGGCCAGCCGACGAACAAGATGAAGGCCAGCGCGCAGAGGGCGAGCATGAGCACGAGGGGCGTCGGGGGCGCGAGGGTGAAGATCGGGGACATGGGCTCTCTCCTTCAGAGGCGGGCGAACTGGAAATGCATCCAGTCGCGGTTGCAGGCGCGGCCGAGGCTGGTGGCGCCGGCGGCTTCGACGATGGTCCAGAAGGGCTCGTAGGCGGGCGCAGCGAAGCTCGCCCGGTCCCGGCCCCAGCGGAGCGGGTTGCGCTCGGGGTCGAGGTCGACCGCGATCCCCCAGGCGTGCATGGAGAGGTTGGAGCCGCCGCGCATGGGCCGGTGATTGAAGCAGCCGCCGAAGAGGTTCAGCCGCAGCCGCTCGAACTCGGCCGCGCCGTAGTGGGCGACCGCCTCGCGGAAGATCCGCGTCATCGGCGCCGCCACCAGCTTGTGGCACCGGAAGCTCGTGATGCTCGTGTTGAGATCCCAGGCAAGCCGGAACGGGAGCGGCAGCTCGACGATCCCGGCCGTGCAATCTGGGCCGCCCGCCACGCCGTAGAAGGTCGCCACCGACTCCTGTCGCGGATAGGCGCCCTGGGCATCGGCCACGGCATGTCCCGAAAGGGGCAGCCGCTCGACGGCGGCGCGCACCGGCCCGGAGGCCCAGGCGGTCAGCGCCTCGCGCGTGTTCGGCCCGAGGAGCCCGTCGATCCGGCCGGGTGCGTGCCCGAGCCGCGCCAGTACCGCCTGGCCGGCCGCGATTCGCTGCCGGCGGGAAGGCCAGGTGCGCCAGGGCACCGCCTCTCCCTCGAGCGCGGCGAGTGCGGCCGCCTGGGTCAGCGGCCCCGCGTCGCCGTCGATGGCGCCGCGGTAGAGCCCCGCGGCCGCAAGCAGCCGCTGGATGTCGGATGTCGTCACGTCTTTCTCCATATGCAAAAGCCCCGCTCGAGGACGGGGCACGGGTGGTCGGACTGGTGGGATTTTTCAGAGGAGGGTCGCGACCCGCTCGCGGTTCGAGACGAGGAGCTCCTGCGCCTCGGTGCCGCCCGCCGCGGAGACCGAGTAGCTCAGCCGCACCGGCTCGAGGTGGAACCGGCCGAAGAGCGCCCGGATCTCCGGCGTGTCATTGATCGACAGGAGGAAGGCACCCTTGAGGCCGCCGAGGATCTCGGCGATCCGCGCGAACTGCGCCCGGTCGAAGAGGCCTTTCCCGTAGTCGTTCTCGCCGCCGAAGTAGGGCGGGTCGAGATAGAAGAGCGTCTCAGCCGCGTCGTAACGCGGGATCAGGTCGGCCCAGTCGAGGCTCTCGAAGACCACGCCATCGAGCCGCTCGTGGGCAGCGTCGAGCATCGGCTCGAGGCGCGCGAGCGAGAAGCGGGGCCCGTGCCCGGCCGAGACGCCGAAGACCCCGTCGAGCTTGCCGCCGAAGCTGAGGCGCTGGAGGTAGAGGAACCGCGCGGCCCGCTCGAGGTCGGTGAGCGTGGCGGGGTCGGTGAGCCGCAGCCGATCGAACTCGCGCCGGCTGCAGATCTGGAAGCGCATGATCTCGAGGAGCTGGGGATAGTGCCGCTGCAGGATCCGGAAGAGGTTGATGATCTCGCCGTTGCGGTCGTTCATCACCTCGAGACGCGGCCGGAACCTACGGCGGAGGAAGATCCCGCCCATGCCGACGAAGGGCTCGACATAGGCGCGGTGCGGGATGGCCTCGATCCGCTCGAGGATGAGCGGGTGGAGACGTTTCTTGCCGCCGAGCCACGGGGCCACCGGGGCGGCGGGAGCTACTTGTTTCATAAGGTGATTCTGCCTCACAAGGCGCCTGCCCTCGCGAGGGGTGGCAGGCAGTCTGAAAGGCGACGGACAGGCTGGCGCGGTCGTGGGTGAGACTATGGCCGCGTGGTTCGGGCTGTTCGCGCAGCCCGGCCCCTGCCTGAGGGGCATTACGGGCGCCCCGAGGAAGGGGCGCGCCGGATCTCGATTGTTGAGGCTGCAGACCCCAAACTGGACATGCTACGGCAGAGCCCTGGCGTCTGCAGCTCGACATCCAGCGTCACATCCCCATGCCACCAAAGGCCAAAGCCTCGTGGCCCGCATTGGTGCTGCTTGATGAGCGCATTAGGGAGTGCCACAAGGGTAATATACGCCTGCAGTTGATAAGGAACCCATATGGACCTCGATGATCTATACCGCCTTCTGCGTGTCTCGCACGTGCAGGCTCAGGGCATCGTCGACACCATCCGGGACCCGCTGCTCGTCCTCTCGAGCGACCTGACGGTCATCAGTGCGAACCCGGCCTTCTACCGGACCTTCGCGACCGACCGGGACAGCACCATCGGCCGCCTGCTCTACGAGCTCGGCAACGGCCAGTGGAACATCCCCGAACTGCGCTCGCTGCTCGAGAACGTGATCCCGAAGAGCGCGTCCGTCGCGGATTACGAGGTGCAGACCGAGTTTCCGGACGTGGGCCTGCGAACCATGCTGGTCAGCGCGCAACGCCTGATCCACCCAGACAATGGGCAGCGTGTGCTCCTCTTCTCAATCGTGGATGCGACCGCCCGGCGTCAGATGGAGGTCGCGAAGGACTTCCTGATCAACGAGCTCGATCACCGCATCAAGAACCTGATGTCAGTGACGCAGGCCCTGACCCGACAGACGTCCGTCGAAGGCAGAAGCGCCGAGGACTACCGTGATGCTTTGCTGGGACGTTTCGATGCCCTTGCAAGGTCGCTGGAAGTGGCGGCGCACAAGAAGACGTCGCGACTGCCGGATCTGGCACTCGCCGCGATGGAGCCTCATCTGGAGACGGCTCCTGCCGTCGTCATTGCGGAAGGGCCGGTCGTCCAGCTCTCCTCTTCGCAGGCCACCTCACTTGGCCTGATCCTCCATGAGCTGGCGACGAATGCCGCGAAATACGGAGCTCTGTCCACGTCGAGTGGAACCGTGACGCTGGACTGGGAGGTCGTCTCGGACGAGGGTAGCCCGGCAAAAGTGCATCTGCGATGGCAGGAACGAGGGGGGCCGCAGGTGGCGGCACCCTCTAAGACCGGCTTCGGCACCCGTCTGATCAAGTTCACGACCGAGTTCGAATTGGGCGGTTCTGCGGAACTTTCCTATGAGCCTCATGGTTTCGTGGCCGAGTTGGGCTTTCCGAGCCAGACCTCCTGACCGGAGTTTACCATGCCGAACGAGCCGGCCGAGCCTCGTCAGAAGCGGGGCCTGCTCGTCCTTGTTGTAGAGGACGAATTCCTGATCGCCATCGACCTGCAGTCGATGCTGGAAGATGTGGGCTACGCCGTTCTCGGGCCGGTCGGCACGGTTGATGCCGCGCTCAGGATCGTGGAGGAGGCGCGCCCGGACGTGGTGTCGCTCGATCTGAACCTGCGAGGCCAGTCCGCGATCCCCGTGGCCGAGAAGCTGCGCGCGCTCGAAATCCCGTTCATTGTCACGTCGGCCAACAGGACCTTTGACTTTCCCGGCGGCGAGATCCTGACCGGCGTCACAGTGATCGGAAAGCCGGTCCACCCGCGCATGCTGATCGAGGCCTTGCGCCACGCTTGCCACGCATGATCGACGGAGCCGCCGCAGAGAGGCCTTTATCCGATCCCGAGCGGCGCTCTGCTCGCTTCGATATCGTCTGTCACCCCGCGCTTCTTCCCCGCCAGAGCCGCTCCAGCATCGCCGTGGTGCCCCGCGGGCCGAGATAGGCCAGCATCGCGACGAGGCCCATCGCCGCGCGGCCGTCGAGGTTGAGGTACGAGCTCAGGGCCTCGCCGATGAAGGCCATGGCGACGAGGGCGGGGATCTCCCAGAGGAGCTCGCGGCCGAAGAAGGCGCGGCGGCGGGCGCGGACCTCGCCCGTGTGATACATGAGCCGCCCCATGGCGGCCGCGATCAGCGTGGCGATGGCCCCGCCCCAGAGCGCCGTGATGGTGTCGATCAGTCCCTTTTCCGGCATCGCGCCGCTCCTGTTGTGCGCGACCTGCGCGGTGGGGGCCCGGCCGGGAGCGGCCGGGTCCTGTCATGATGATCGGGAAGGCTGGGGCGCCTCAGGCGGCCGGCGGCTCGGGCCAGGCGATCTCGGCCGGGAAGCCCGGCTGCTCGGGCACGTCGCGGAGCGCCTGGCGGTAGGCGGTCCAGGCGGCGGCGTCGGGGCGGTCGGGGGCCGTGCGCCAGTCGGTCTCGGCGAGGCGGCGGTCGCGTTCGGCGCGGGCCCGCTCGGCCTGGATCGCGCGCTTCCTCTCGGGATCGATGCGGACGATCATGCGCCCACCCCATCGGTGAGGTCGGCCTCGTCGACCGTCCAGGCGGCGCGGAATTCGCGGTCGGCCGGCAGCTCGGAGGCGTCCAGGATCCTGTAGGGCTTGCCCGTGGGCACGTCCTTCGCGGCGATCTCCTCGAGCGTGAGCCCGCAGCCGGGCGCCGGAGTGATGACGGCCACGCCGCCGTCGTCAGTCTGATAGATGATGCGCTTTCTCATTCCCGCTCCTATCGAAAGACCGAGATGCAGACGACTTCGCTGTCGTAGAACGTCCCGTTTCCGTTGTTCAGGCGAATGGTGCAGCCGCTCGCGGTCGGGAGGGCGTCGATCATGACGGCGAGGCTGCCGGCCCCCTTGCAGGTGCTGACGAGGGCGTAATTCTCATCCTGCATCGGCGTGGCGAAGTTGATCGTATATCTGCCGGTCCCGTGGTCGGTGATGCTCGAGACGTTCGCGCCGGTGCGGATCGTGGGGGAGGCGCCGGTGCCGTCGAAGCTCACCCAGGCGCGGCAGGTGAACCTCGGCGCCGCGCCCGCCGACCCGAACACGGCCGCCAGCTTCGCCGGGCTGAGGACGGCCTCGGTCGTGTCGGAGGGATCGCGCCATTGCGCTGTCGTCCGCGTGATGCCGTTGATTGTCGGATCGCCGGCGCTTCCCGAGCCGTAGAGGATCTGGATGCCATTGTTGCCGCCGGAGGTGAGGCTGCGCGCCACGACCCCGCCGCTGGTCTTGACCATGATGCCCGTGCCAGCCGCCTCGAGCTGATCGCCCGCGGGGCGCGCCACGAGCTCGGGGCCGCTGCCGTCCTCCTTCACCCGGAGGAACTGGCCGGCCTTGCCCGCAAGCGACGGCAGGTCGCCCCCGAGTGCTGCGGTGAGCGCGGCCTCGGCCTGACCTTCCGTGAAGCGCGCGATCGCCTCGATCCAGGTGGGGAAGGCGCCCCATTGATAGAGGATCGTGGCCTCGGCATTGGCGCTGAAGGTCTCGGGGTTCGAGCGCAGCGCCGGGGGCGGAGCGGGGGGTCTCGGAGGGATGGGCATCAGACGATTCCTTGCACGTCGATCTGCAGGAGGCTCCACCCGTCCGTCTGGTAGGCCGAGCGGTAGCCGCGATAGAAGCCGTAGTTCATGGCGGCCTTTCTCGGATCGTCGTCGCCGATCCAGACCGCCGCCGTGCCGCCCCGGAGGGTGCGGAGGCGGGCGTCGAGGCCGAGGAGCCGGGCGTTCTCGACCCAGACCTCGAAGCTGCTGAGGCGGGTCGCCGCGCGCCTCACGGTGGTCAGGTCGCCGAACTCGTCCTGCGCCACATAGCTGAAGTCGACGCCCTGGAAGCCCGAGCCCTTGATCGCCGTGCGGCCCACCGGCCAGAGCGGCCCGCAGACGAGCTGGCCGATGCTGACGGTGCCGCCCGGGCGCAGCGCCTCGATCCTGAGGATAGCATTGGCATAGGGCGGCAGGTCGGTCAGGACGAACTCCGAGAGCTCGGTGATCGGCTCGAAGAGATAGCTGGACCAGTCGCCGACCACCGTCTCGTCCTGCATCGCGATCTCGCGGGCATAGATCTCGGCGCCCGCGTTGGTCAGGGTCACGCGCACCTTCGCGGCCGAGATCTCGAAGCCCGCGACGCCCGCGATGGCCACGCCCGGGGCAAGCTCCACCGTGATCGCCTCGGCCGCGGTGGCCCGCGCCGAGGGTTTGCCGTCGAAGAGCCGCCAGCGGTTGGTGGCGCCGATCACCTGCCATTGCACCGGATCGGGGTCGTCGATCAGCGGATCGGCGAGCGCCAGCTGCTCGAGATCCGGATCGTGGCCGAGGTTGCCGTCCTGCAGCGAGCGATAGACCGTATGGCTCGCCCGGCTGATGACGAAGGCGCCGCGGGCATAGGTGACATTGGCCTTCCAGACCGGATGGTCGGTCTCCGGGATCGAGGCGGCGACGAGCTGCGCCTCGCCGATGGGCACGGGCTTCAGGATCTTCATGAGAGGATCTCCGGGAGGGCAGGGCCCCGTGTCATTCGCGCTTCGCGAACGGCGAGGCAGCGCGCCGTCATGCGGCGGGATCGAGGCTGGCGCGTTCCTGGACGGCGAGGAGCCGGGAGGTGAGGCGCGCGTTGTTGATGTCGCCCTCGCGCACGGCGGCGATGAGCTGGCCGAGGAGCGCGCGCACCTGCGGGTCGCCGCCGTCCGGCGCGGCCAGCCGGTAGCCCTCGACGGTCGTGGCATAGAGCGCCTCGGCCCGGGTGGCGAAGAGCGACTGGCGGTCGAGATCCTCGAGCGCCGAGGTGAGCGCCTCGGTCTGATCGGTGATGGCCGCCATCGCGGGGGCGAGCTGGATCAGCTTTGCTGCCAGCTCCTCGTCGCCCGCGCCGAAGGCCGCGTCCACGAGATCGCGGAAGGCGCGGGTGCTGCCCGGGAGCGTGTCGATGCCCAGAAGGTTCAGCGCCTCGCCCAGCTCCTTCTTCGCCTGCGCGAGCCGCTCGCCGTCGCTGTAGAAGGCGCCGTAATAGGCGGCCACCGCCTCGTTCATGGCCTCGGTGCCGCCGAAGATCTCGGCGAAGTCCCAGGCCTCGCCGCCGCCCGCGAGCGAGCCCGCGAAGTCCGCCTTGCCGAGCCGGTCCATCCAGACATTGGCCGACGACAGCGCGCCCGCGAGCCGGGTCAGCGTCTCGGTGGCGGTCTCGCCGGTGACCTGCAGCGCCTTGAACTCGTCGGAGAGTTGGTAGACCGTCTTCGTCGTGGCGCCCAGGATGGCGGCGAGCTTCGGGCTGAGCCCACTCAGCGCGCCGAACAGGCCGTTCCCCTCTGTCACCTGAGTGGGCGCGCCGAAGATCTGCGCCACCATCTCGTCGGAGATCTTGCCGAGCTGCTCCTGCAGGGCGGCCTGCGCCTCCTCCGCGCTCATGCCCTTGGTCGAGAATTTGAACGAGGTCGAGAAGCCCTCGAGCGCATCGTCGGCGGCGCCGAACAGGGCGCCCATCCCGCCCAGATCGATCCGCATCGCATCGAGCGTCTCGTCGAGGGCGGCCTGCATCTCGGGATCGAGCGCCTTGCGTTTGGTCTTGTTCGACCGAAAGACGCCGCCCTTGTAGAACTGATAGCTGTTGCCGCTGAAGGTGCCGTCGACATAGCGGCCCTCGAGCCCGCTGTCCTTCAGCTTGCGCCCGAAGAGCGCGTTCGCCACGCCGCCCACCGCGCCGCCGATCAGCGCACCGATGGGTCCGCCGGCCAGAAAGCCGACGCCCGCGCCGAGCCCGCTGGTGATCGAGGGGTTCCTGCCGATCAGGCTGTAGCCCCCCGACAGGAACCCGCCGATGGCCGCGCCGCCCAGAAGCGAGCCCGCGATGGTGCCCAAGGCCGAGGCCCCGCCGAACACGCCCGCGGCGCTCGCATTCATCGAGGCGGTCCAGGCCTGCACGCCCGCCGAGAGCCCGCCCTCCATCGCGGCCGCGAGCCCGGCCTGCAGCGGCCCGGTGATGCCGCCGATGAAGTTGCCCACCGCGCCGCCGATGTTGCCGAGAAGGCCGAGCCCGCCGGTGCCGCCCGAGGACGTGCCGGCGAGGCTGTATCCGCCGGCCGACCAGCCGCCCGAGAGGCCCAGACCCACGCGGACGGTGAAGCTGTTCTTCAGGAAGAGCGCCATCAGCTCCCGCACCGTCTGTTTGCCGAGATCGAGAAGGCCCCGGAAGCCGCCGCGGAAGCCGTCGAGCATCCAGTCGACCGCGCCGTCGACGAGGCTGTTGATCGCCTGCGAGACGTTGTTCGCGAGCGTGTCGGCCAGCCGCTTCGCCGCCGCCTCGGCCTCGGTCATGCCCTCCTTGAGCTCTCCCCCGGCCTTCTTGCCCGCGCCGCCGAGCTTCTTCACCTCGGCCGTGGTGGCGGCCACCGCCTTCGGCGCGGGGATCACGGTCGCCCCGCCGCCGCCGGTGGCGGTGACCTGCTTCACCGCCTCGGCCATCTCGCGGACGTTCCGCGTGAGCTCGCGCACCTTCTCGCGGCGCGCATCGAGGCTGCGCGATCCTTCCTCCGGGCCGGCCTGATCCATCAGGGACCCCGGCTGGATGTCCTCGCCCATGGCTTCGGCCAGCGCGAGCTCGGCCTCGGCCGCGGTCAGCGCCGCCTTCGCCTGCTCATAATGTGCGATGACGCGCTTGCGGCTCTCCTCGCGCGCGGCGGGGCTCGAGGCGGTGGCATAGGCCTCGAGCTCACCGCGCAGGGCGAGCTCCGCATCCCGCACATTATAAGCGGCGGTCTCGGCCAGGCCCGCGTTGTCGCGGAAGACGAGGAAATAGGCCGCGGCCGATGCAATCGCCCCGGCGAGGATCCCCCAGGGCCCGCCGGCAATGGCGATGGCGGTGCGGAGCGCGCCGAGTGCGCCCGTCAGCGCAGTGGTGGCGAGCGTCGCGATCCCCATGCCGCTGGTCATGGTGGCGAGCGAGGCCACGAGCCCCGGCACCGCCGTGGCCGCAATCCCCACCAGCCCCGAGGCCAGAATGTCGGCATGATCGGCGAGCGTCAGGAGCCCCTGCGCGGCCCCGGCCGCCACCGTGCCGAGCCCGTCGAGCACGCTCCTGAGCGCGCCGCCCTCCTGCATCGAGGCGGTGAAGGCGAGCGCCATCGCCTCGACCGCCGGGGCGAGATCCGCCGCCATCCGGTCGCGCGCGCCCGCCACGGCCGTCGAGACCTGCCCGAGCGCCAGATGCGTCCGCCGCAGCGCCTCCACCGCCTCGTCGCCCAGCACCGAGCCCAGCCCGGCCGCCGCCATCCCGAAGCGGTCCATCTCGGCGCCGTTGTCACGCAGGAGCGGCAGGAGGAGCGTCGCGTCGTTCGCGATGGCCTCCATGTAGAAGGTCATCTCGGCCTGCGTGACGCCGGCCTTCTCGAGGCTCGAGACATAGAGCTGCAGCGCCTGCGGCCCGGACAGATTGCGGAACTGGTCCGCCGTGACGCCCACCTTCGGCGCGATCTGCTCGAAGAAGTCCTTCATCTCGCCGCCGCCGGTCGAGAGGAAGTCGCCCACCTTGTCGTTCACATCCTTCAGGATGTCGGCGAGCTTCTCCTGCTCGACCCCCACCGTCCGCGCGCCCGCCGACCAGCGCTGCAGCGCCTCGGGCGTGGTGTTGGCGACCTGGGAGAGCCGCGAGATCTCGTTCGCCGCCCGCGCGGTGGGCGCCACGATCCCGGTGAGCGCCGCGCCCGCCGTGGCCCCCACGGCCGAGAAGGCCAGGAAGGAGCGCGCGGCGAGGCCGAGAGATCCTTGCGCCTTCTTCAGCCCGGTCTGGAACTCTGCGCTGTCGAGGCCGAGGTTCACCCTCAGCGCGCCGATCACCGATGCGGACATGGCAGCTGCCTTTCGAGGAGAGGGAGGCGATGCGGGAGGGGGCGCCATTCACGAAGCGCGAATGGCGGGCCGGATCAGCGGGCGCGGAGCGCCATGCCGATCAGCGCGCCGCGCACCCGCTCGTGGTCGGCGGTGTGGACGGCGGCCGCCGCCTCGGCCGCGCGGGGCGGGGCGCCGGCGGGGCGGAAGTCCGGCATGGCCTTCGGATCGTGGAAGGCGAAGGCCGAGAGGCCGGCGAGATAATGGGCGAGCGCCCGGTGCTCCTCGAGGCACCGCGCCCGGTGCCGGCCGCGGGCGCGCAGCACCTCGACCACCTCGCGCGGCGTGAGGCGCCAGAACTGCTCGCAGTCGAGCGCCTCGCCCAGCCAGTGCTCGAGGAGCGGGGCTACGGGGTCGGGGTCGCCTCCGACCTCCCCGCGCCGTTTCCCGCGGGTTCCGCCTCCGCGTCGGGGGCGGCCTTCGGCTCCGGCACCGGGAAGGCTTCCTTGAAGGCCCGGCCGATGAGGCGGATCGCCTCGGTATAGCCCACGGCGTCGATCAGGGCGAAGACCTCCTCCTCGGTGAGCTTGCCGCCGAGCCCGGCATTGACGATCCGGCCCACGCGCTCGGCGTCGAAGCCGTCGCGCTCGACCGCGAGCACGCCCGCGATCAGCGTCTCGCCTGCCGCGCGCTGATAGCGGACCATCGCCGCCGTGGTGAAGGCGAGGGTGCGGACCGTGCCCGCGGCCTCGAACGGGATCCCGCGCACCGTGCTCATGCCGCAGCTCCCTTCGTCCAGGTGACATCGCCGGTGGTGCGGATCGAGATCGTCATGCCGACGATGGCGCCCACATCGTTGCCCTCGATCTGCGGCGTGGGGAAGCCGCGGAAGGTGAAGACGTCGCCGGTGGCCTGGCCCGGGGCGGGGGCGAGCGTGGTGCGGTAGAAGATCGGGTCGCGCGCGGCCTGGTCGGCCAGCTGCTGCTCGTAGCCCTCCGCCGTGTAGCCGCAGGGGAGCGAGATCGTGCCCGCGTCCTTCAGGCCCTTGATATACTCCTTGAAGCCGTTCGGGCTGTCGAGCGAGGTCGCCTCGAGATAGTCGGTCTCGACCGAGGGCACGGCGATCCCCTTGCATTCCGGGATCGGGGTGAAGTCGAGGCCATCGGTGGATCGCTCCACCCTGGCGCCATAGGCGGTGATCTGTTTGCTGGCCATCCGGCCCTCCTATGCTGAGTAGGTGACGAGAAAGTCGAGCGAGACCCGGAAGGGTCTCCCGGGAGCCTCGGGCGCGCCGAGATCGCGCGCGGCCTCGAGGATGAGGGCGCGGAAGCCGCCGCCGGAGTGTCCGTGGAGGCGCTGCCGCACCGCGCGGGAGAGGCGCTTGGCCTCGCCATAGCTTGCCGCCCAGCAGTCGATCTGGACGCGAGCGCGCTGCAGCCCGTCCGGCCCGTCGAGCGTGAGCCCCTCGCGGTCGCTCACCGTGCTGAGCACCAGCGCCGGCAGCGGCTCGCCCTGCGGATGGCGGCCGAAGTTGACACGGGCGCCCACGAGGGCCGCCACCGCCGGCGCGCCGAGGAGGAGCGCGCGGAGATCTTCCTCCATGGCGTCAGCCCCGCGCCTTGGCGGCCGCCCGCGCGGCGCGTTTCTCGGCGCGGACGACGGCTTTCGAGACCTGCTGCCAGAGATCGGCGCGGAGGCGCTCGAGGAGGGCCTCGCGGTCCTGATCCCAGGCCGGGCGCAGGAAGGGCTGGGCGGCCATATGGAGCGTGCCGAACTCGACGAGGTGGCCGTGCCGGCCGCCGTCGCCGCGGAGGTAGGAGGGGCCGACGAAGAGCTCGACCGCGGCGCGCTCGTCGCGGAACAGGCGCCGGTGCAGCCGGGTCTGGCGGCCGTTGAGCTTCGCGCCCACGATGATCGAGCCCTTCAGCGCGCCGCTGCGCTCGGGGGCCTTGCTGGCCGCGAGCTCGGCCAGAGGTTTGGCCGCCCGGTAGAGCGCGCGGCGGAGCGCGCCCTTTCCTGCGGCGCGGGAGAGGTTGGCAAGCTGGGCCTCGATCTCGCGGAGGCCTGTGACGGAGACGGTGACGCTCATCGGTCGGTCCTCGCGGAACAGGCGAGTTCGAGAAAGCGGCCGCCGGCGCCGCCTTCCTTGATGCCGGAGATCTCGAAGGTGCGCCCCTCGCAGAGGACGCGGTCCTTCGGGGTCAGCCCGGCCGCGAAGGCGGTGCGATGGAGCGTGAAGCGGGTGGTGACGCTGGCGGCCATCTCGCCGGCACTCCAGCGCTCGCCATCGCTCAGGTCTGCCTTCGCAGCCCAGATCGGAGCGCCATGATCGGCCCAGACCTCGACCGAGGCGAAGCCGTCGTCGGCGAGGGTGGCGCGCTGGATCTGCACCCGGCGGTCGAAGCGCGGGGCTCTCATGCGGCCTCCGGGGAGGCGGCGGGGAGGAGCGCGGTTCTCATTCCGACACCATCGGCCGGGTGTAGCGGGCCTGACGGATCAGGCGCTGGATGCCGAAGGAGAGCGGCGGCGCGCTCTCGGCCGGCCCGATGCCCGCGTCGTGCCATTCCTTCGCGAGCAGGATCACCGCCTGGCAGAGGCCGCGCGGGATCCGGGCCGGATCCTCGTGGCCGCAGAGCGCGGTGAGGCTGACCGCACCCTCGGCCTCGGGGCGCTCGAGCGCGGGCTCGGTGAACCTACGCACGAGCCGGGCGGCGGGATCGGAGATCTCCACCAGTTCGATCACCGGCGCTATGGGCAGATACCAGCGCGACCAGCGCCCGGCCGGGGTCTCGAAGGCCACGAGCCGGGGCATGAGGGCGCGACGGGTGGCGGTCTCGACCACCTCGGTGGCGGCGGCGAGGAGCTCGGCGATCAGGAGATCGTCGTCCGGCCCGTCGAGATGGACCGCCCGCTTGAAGGCCTCGACCGACACCGCGAGCGCCGGGGGCTCGATCACGCGCATCGGATTACTTCCGCCGGCCCTGCACCGGAAGATCGGCTCCGGTCTTCGGCGCGGTCTCGGCCGGGGTCTCGAGCGCGGCCATGGCAGCCTCGAAGCTCGGGGCCGGCTCCGGTGCCGCGGGGGCAGGGGCGGCGGCCGGGATCGCGGCGGGCGCCACCTCGGCGGGCAGGTAGGGCACGGCATGGATGCCGATCAGCCCCGCGGCCGTGGCGGGATCAAAGCCTGCGGTCTCGCCGCGATTGTAGCGGTTCCAGGGGCGGATGAAGGTGACGATGGTCTTCATGGATCTCTCCGAGGGAAGGGGGGAGGCGCCGGCCCGCGCCGGAGCGGAGGGGAAGGGGGCGCCCGAACGAGTTCGGCCCCGGGGAGCGCCGGGGCCGAGGAAGGGAGGCGGAGGAGGAGCGCGCGGCGCCGGCCGAGCGTCAGAGCGTCCAGCCGGAGGCGTTGAAGCCGGCGAAGGCCTCGTCATGCGCCGGCGCGAAGTCGTGCTCGGAGATCGCCCGCATGAGGGTCAGGTCGTTCTGGAAGGCCGAGACGGTCGCGCCGTGGCCGTCGACGAAGGAGGCGTCGGTCGAGGAGCCCACGACGAGCGCCATGCTGTCGCCGATCATCGCCTCGTCGAAGTCGCCGAAATAGATCTCGGTCTCGTCGCCGCCCGCGCCGAGGTTGTCGGGGATCTGGGAGCTCGTGCGGATCGGGAAGCCCATGAGCTGGGCCGAGGCGCCGATGGAGGGAAAGAGCGGGTTGCCGTTCGCGTCCTTCAGGCTCGCGAGCCAGTTCTTCGTCGAGGCCCGCATGATCCAGCCGGGCGAGACCATGCCCACGTCGGCATCCTCGACGAGCGAGACCGCGCGCCGGATCGCGGCCTCGGCCGCGGCCGGCGTGGCGGCCACCGGAGCGGCCTGCCAGTTCGCGGGCAGCATCCAGTGGCGCAGCCCCTTCGGCGTGTCGGCAGAGCCGTCGCCGCGGAGGAAGGCCAGATCCTCGCGGAGCGCCATCACCTTCAGGAGATCGTCGCGCACGAGCTGCGCCATCGCCACGCCGGAATGGCGCAGGAGCGAGTTGCCGATGGGGACCATGCCCACGAGCTTCTTGAAGCTCTGGTCGATCTTGTCGAAGCTGGGCTGGCTCGGCGCGATGGCGGCATTCTCCGCCGCATAGGCGGCGACCGCCGAGCCGATCTGCTTGGCGTGCCGCATCTCGCCCGCGGGCATCGGCAGCGTGCGGGCGCCCGAAGCGCGCACGACGACGCGGGCGCGGAGCATCTCGATCAGCTCGGCCGCCTGCGGCCGCGGAATGGTCACGCCGCCCGCGCCCTCGCTCGCGCCCGAGAGCGCGGCCGAGATCGCGCCATGGCCCTCTGCCTCGAGGAGACGGGCGGCCTTGTCCCGGTCGCCCTTGGTGCGGGCGAGCGCCTGGACCATGAAGCCCGCCGCCACCCCGCGATGCGCCGGATCGGTGGCCACCGCCGGCACGGCATCGGCGCCGGCGGCACCCGTCCCGCTCCCGGTGCCCGCGCCATCGCCCTGCGCCGCCGCCGCCTGCGCAGCCTCGACGGCGGCGGCGCGCGTCACGGCGGCATCGGCTTTGGCAAAGGCAGCTTCGGCGGCGGCAAAGGCCGCGGTCTCGGCCTCGAGCGCGGCGGCGTCCGGGGTCTCGGCCGCCTCGAGCGCACCGATGCGGGCGGCCACCGCGGCCATCGTGTCGGCCGCGGCCTTCCGGGCGCGGCGCAGGTCGTCGAGATTCTGTCGTGCCATGGGATCCTCTCTTGGCAGGGCTGCATCCGCGCAGCGGAACGCCCCCGCCAGAAGCGGGGGATGGGGAAGGGGTGAAGGGGAAGGGTGACGGCTGGCCGCGCCCGGGCGGCCCTGGAGTGCAGCCTGGTTTATCAGATGGGTCTGGTGCCGACCGTTGCGGCGCGGAGCTGGGTGCCAGGCCGCCGGAAACCGACCGCGGCGGGCTTTCGTTGGGCCATGGTCGCTACACAAGGAATAACGGAATGCTGAAGCCTCTCGCTGCCTCCCTCCTTCTTGCGGGCCCCGCCTTCGCGTCGAGCGATGATGCCTGGGCCGAGTTTGCCGCCGAGGTGGAGAGCGCCTGTCTTGCCGCGGCCGGCGATACGCTGTCCGATGCGTCGGCGGTCGTGGATCCGTTCGGCAGCGAGAGCTATGGGCTAGCCATCGTCAGCGGGCGGACGGCGAACGATGCTCCTGCGAGCATGATCTGCGTCCTGAACAAGGAAAGCCGATCGGTCGAGATCGGCGGCGAACTTGCGATCAGGGTCACGAACCCGGGCCCCGAGCCTCTGACCGTCGAAGATACGGACAGCGCGGCCCTGACGGGAGAGCTCTTCTGCAGCTTCGAGGCGGAGGCCCGGACGCTCCTCTTCGCCGCGGGGAACGTGGCCTCGGACCGGCCGGCGGAGGCGGCCATCAAGCTCTCGGGTAAGCCGGTGAAGCTCAGCGCCGAGAGCGGGTTTGACGCCATCACCAAGGGCGCCGGATTCAGAGGCGACGCCGCTTCGGCAGAGGTGGCGGTCACCGGAGAGGCGACCGAGGGAGGCGAGTCTCCTGCCTACCCGGCAACGCTTACCGTTCAGCCCGAAGGCGGTGCCGAGATGGTCGCCGAGGGGCTCTGGCGCTGCGGCCCGTAAGACGCCGAGGACCTGCTGATCAGCTCCGGGCGACCGCCTGTGCCGCGGCGGCGCGGGCGGCGAAGGCGCGGCTGGGGCTGCGGGGCTTCGGCGCGGTGCGGGCGGTGAGGCGGGCATAGAAGGCGGCGCGGGTCTCGGTGCGGTCGGCGAGGCCGCGGCGGATGGCCTCGGGGGCGCGGAAGGTGGCGCCGCCGTCCTGCGGATCGTCGGTCACGCTGAGGCGGGTGGCGAGCTCGGCCGCGGGGATGGCGCGGCCGGCGGAGACCGCGGCGTGGAAGGCGGCCTCGGCCTCGTCGAGGCTGCGCTGGAGCTCGGCGCGGCCGGCCTCGGTCGAGGCGTCGGGGCGTTTGGCGCGGGCGTGGCGGGAGCTCATCTCGAAGATCTGCGCGCCGTTGGCACCCGGTTGGACATGGGCGGCGGCGGTCAGCGCCACGCCGATGGAGCCCGCGACGGCGCCGGGCGTCATCACGATCTCGGAGGCCTGGGAGGCGAGCCAGTAGGCCGCCGAGGCCGCCAGCGGCGAGACGAGGGCATGGACCGGCTTCACGGCGGCCGCGGCGGCGATGGCCTCGGCCGCGGCCTCGATCCCGCAGACGAGGCCGCCCGGGCTGTCGATCTCGAGCACGATGGCGGCGGCATCCTCGCTGGCGGCGAGATGGGTCAGCGTCTCGGCCAGGCCATGGTAGGTCGTCCAGCCGAACCACCGCTCGTACTGCGCCATGTTCGGCGTGAGGATCCCGCGCACCGGCACCACCGCGAGGCCGCGCGCGACGGTGAAGCGGTCGGGAACGGTCGGGCCGGCCGCCGGGGCACGGGCCGCCGCGGCGGGATCGGCTGCGCCCTCCGGAATCGGCAGCGCGAGGAGGGGCGCCGCGAGATCCTCGGCCAGCGCCATGGGCTGCAGGGGGCCGAAGAGGCTGGCGAGCGTGCGGGTCATGGATCTGTCTCCTCGCTGCGGGTCATGTTGGGCGCCGGGTTCAGCCGGTCGCCGCCCTCGATGGGGTCGTAGCCGTCGATGCGCCGGGCCTCGTTCGGGGTCAGGATCGGGCCGCCCACAGCCTTCGCCAGCGCCTCGTAGCGTTCGCGCGTCGTGGGTCGCAGCAGGGCCCCGAAGTCATGTTTCAGGTAGAATCCGGCCCGGCGCTCGGCCTCGGTGAGCACGCCGAGCGCGAGCTGGTCCTCGACCTGCTTCGCCCAATGGAGGAGGCAGTCGGTGAGGTAATCGATGGCCTGCTGCTCGCCATTGGCCTTCACGCCGTATTCCATCATCTGGAGCTTCGCCGGCGGCACCCGGTAGATCGCCGCGATCTGCTCGCGGTCGAACTTGCGGCTGCCGAGGAGCTCCTGATCGGCCGCCTTCATGTCGAGCGTCTTCACATCCTCGCCCTCGCCGAGGATCGGGAAGCCCTCGACCTCCGGCGCCCGGAGCGCGGCCGCCACCCGGCGGGCGCTGCGGACGCGCGCCTCGTCATCCTCGTAATCGTCGCGGAGCCGGATCACGGCACGGGCAGTGACGCCCGAGGCCGCGCGGGCGGCCGACTCCTGGCCTGCGAGCGCGAGGCCCACGCTCTCGGCCGCGACCTCGAGCGGGCTGCGGCCCGTCCAGCCATCCTCGGCCATGTAGCGCAGATGGATCATGGCGCGGGCAGGGGCGCGGCGGCGGAGGCCCGCACCATCCTCGAAGTCGTAGAACCGATCCCGGCCGGCGCGGAGCACGCTGCAGCCGGACTGGCGCACGAGGTCGATCAGCTCGAGCTCGCCCGCCCCGTCGCGCGGCGCCCAGGCGAAGGCATTGCCCCGGAGCGTGAAGGCGTACCCCAGCGCAAACCGCACCACCGAGGCAGCCACGCCCGGCGCAGCTTCGACGTTCAGGAGATAGGGCGCCGCATGGTCGCGGACCCGGACCTCGCGGCCGTCGCCGCTGCGCTGGAAGAGCTTCAGCGGCACCTTGGCGAGATCGCCCGCGATGACGGCGCAGCAGGCATAGACCGTGGCATGGCGCTGCGCGATCTCGGCCGAGACGCGGGGCAGGGTGCGGATCCGGCTCGCCCCGCCCGAGCTCCAGCCGACCTCCTGCAGCCAGGGCTTCGGCGCGGCCGTCCCGCTCGCCTCGGCCGCGGCCTGCGGCGCCGTCACCGGCGGCTCGGTGCGGATGGAGGCGCCCGCCAGTCGCGAAGCGCCAAATCGCGGCCATCTGCTCATGCTGGTCCTTCCTTCCGCCAGACGATCCCGCGGGGAGCGCCTGCCTTTTCTTCCGTGATGCTGGTGGGAGCTGCTGGGGCTCCAAACGGGTCCGCTCCAATCCTGAGCGGACGGTCGCAGTCGGAACAGGTTGCCTGGGCCGCGCAGCTTTCGGCGCGGCCCAGACTCGCGTCATGCTTGTTGCTTCAGGCCGAATGCCGGATGATGGATCACTTCGCCTCGCGGCTCTGCAGCATCGAAGGGCAAGGCCAGCACAAACTCGGGTGGAACGGCTCCCACGCCCAGCCCCGGATAGGCCCTGAAGCCGAACCTGCCATAGTATCCGGGATCGCCAACGAGGACGGCTCCTTGGAAGGTTGCCCGCAATCGCAGGATTGCGGCGGCCATCAGGGTGCTGCCAATCCCCTGGCGGTGTCTGGACGGCAGGACCGCAAGCGGCCCGATCAGGCCCCAGCCGTCATGCGCCCCGATCCGGGCTTGGGATGCGGCGAGATAACCAACCACCCGGCCATCGTCTTCCGCCACGAGTGACAGGGCGAGGGCCCTGTCGTCCCTTAACCTGTCAATGATCTGCGCCTCGGTGCCGGTGGATTGCGGCAGCTTCGTCATGGCCTCTGTCACGACCGCGCGAATTGCGGGGATGTCATCGGCGATTTCGTCTCGGATCAGCATGTCACGCCCCCTGATTGTCGAGCTGGGCACGCACCGACAAGCGCCCGCGTTTCGAGATGCAGTAGGGGCTGCCGGATCGGGATTCGATCAGCCGCTTGCGCCGCAGGCGGAGGAAGGTTTCCAGCGCGAAGTCGGACAGGATCATCCCTTCGCGGGTTACGCAGGTGACAGCGGTGATTTTACGGCGGTCATCGCGCTCATGCAGGATGCGGCCACCGAGAGCCAGAACGTGCAGCGCACGTTGTTCATTACGGGAGATGTTCACTGAAGTCTCGTGTGCAGATGTGAATCAACAGCCAAGCGCTTCCGCGCCCGGCGACCTTTGTTTCACGAGGCTCTCTGCTGTTCAGAGAGCCCTATCACACAAGCTCTGACATCCAGTCTCCGTGGTCCGAGGGCCGATCACTGATCGCCCCTCAATTCAAAAATAGATCCTGTCGGGATCAAACGCAATCGGGACGAATGACGCTCCCTGAAAGGCAGCGGTATCCGCGTGCCAACCCCGGGCAGCGTAACGCCGGAGGTCTCGCCAGAAGCCGTGGCCGTTCCTTCCTCATTCCTGGCCACGGTCGTCCACGAAGCGCGAGCGGCGCCTCCGCTCACGCCGTCTCCACTTCCCTTGCGCGGCGGCGGCCTTCGGCGGCTTCGGCGCGCCCCAAGGCCATGATCGCGGCCACCGCCGGGTCGATCCGGCCCTTCGAGCGGGCCTTGTTCGGCTTGATGTTCTCGGCCGCATCCTCGTCGCGGTGCACGTTGCCCACCGCCCAGGCCAGCACCGGATTGCCCGCGTGCCGGATCCGGCCGCGCGCGACGGCCTCCTCGAACCGCTTCATCGGCGAGGACATCGAGCCGTAGCCCTGCCCGTGTTCGACCAGCGGGAAGCGCCGCTTGAGCAATTCCTTCGCCATGTATTTCATGCCCCAGCGGTCATAGGCGAGCTCGCGGAGGTCGAACCGGGCCCGGATCGTCTCGAGCCGCTCGATCACCTGATCCTCGTCGATCACGCCGCCGGAATGGACCTCGAGCCAGCCCGCATCGCGCCAGGCGACATATTCGCGCTTCTCCTTCTGGGCGCGGGCGATGAAGCCCTTCGGCCCCTCGGGCAGGAAGGAATAGGCCAGGAGATAGATCTGGCCGTCCTTCGGCACGGCGACCGAGATCGCGGTGAGGTCGGTGGTCTTCGAGAGGTCCAGCCCCACCCAGGCGGGCAGGCCGTAGAGGGAGCGCGGATCGAAGGGCTCGGCACCCCGGTCCCAGACATCGCGGGCGATCCAGGTCTGGGCGCCTTCGGTCCAGAGGTTCATGTGCAGCCGGCGAAAGTTCGGCATCTTGCCCGAGATCACCGTGGCCTCACGGTACATCTCGCCGAACCGTTCTTCCGAGAAGGCCACGCCGAGGTTCGGGTTCGCCATCTTCCAGAAGCGGGGATCGGCCACGTCGCAGTCGGGCGGGGGCTCCGCCACATAGGCGAAGAAGCTGTCGTCGCTGACCGTTCCCCGCACCACCTCCTCGGCATAGTCGCGCATCTCGCCGCAGAGGCTCGCGCGGTCGGCGCCGGCCGTGGTGATGGCCCAGTCGATGGGCTGGGCGCGGGCGATCATCGAGTTCGTCAGCACCTCGGCCAGCTCCCGGTCGGTCCAGCGGTGGACCTCGTCGCGGGCGGCGAAGTGCGGGTTGATCCCATCCGAGCTGTTGCCGTCGCGCGAGAGGCAGGCGATCAGCCCCTCGGTCGCCGGCACCTCGATGGAGGTGCGCCAGACCTGCATCAGCGCCGAGAGATGCGGCGAGGCGCGGATCATGCGCTTGAGCTCGCGGAAGAGGAGCCCGGCCTGGTCGCGCGTGGTGGCGGCGCAGTAGCCCTGGGGCGCCGCCTCGCGGTCGAAGAGCGCGGTGAAGAGGGCCGGCACCGCCGTGTCGGTGGTCTTGCCGTTCTTCTTGGCCACCTGATGATAGGTGGTGCGGAAGCGCCGGAGCCCGCCCTCCTTCTTCCAGCCGAAGACCGAGCCGTGGCGGAAGGCCTGCCAGGGCCTGAGCGTGAGCGGGCGCCCGGCGAGCGGCCCCGTGGTGTGCTGGATCAGCTCGGCGAAGTTCAGCACCCTGCTCGCGGCGCGGCAGTCGAACCAGAGGCCGCGGTCGCGCCCGGTCTCGAGGTCGGTCAGATGGCGCAGGCAGGCCAGGCGCACGAGCTCGCCTGCGGTCTCGCGGCCCTCGACCACATCGAGCGCATAGCGCGAGACCGGATGGTCAATCGGCTCCATCGAGGGTCTTCAGGATCTCGTCGAAGAGATCGCCCTGTCCGGTGACGCGGACGCGGGCCTCGTCGACGGGGGTGAGGCCGAAGCGGGCGGCGAGCTGGTTCATGACGGCGATGGCATCCTGCCGCTGGCCCCAGACGGCGCGCTTCTTCTGCTGGCGGCCGTTGCGGGTCTCGACCTCGTACCAGCTGCCGAAGGCCGCGATGTCGCCGGTGAAGCGGATGACGTCGGCGACGGCCTCGCAATAGACCGCGAACGGATCCTCGAAGGCGGGCTCGAGCCGCTTCTTCGCGATGAGCACCGGGGCGAGCCGCTCCCAGACGTCGCGGCCTTCTGCGCTCATCCAGCCCGGGGCCTCGGGCACGGGCGCCGCGAGGTCGCCCTTCATCGGGATGACGTTCGAGACCTTCGGCTTCTGCCCGCGCATCGTGACTGTCCTTGTTCTATGGGGACTGCGCCCGCGCCGGCCTGCATTCCGCCGCGCCGCGGCCGGATCGGGGGCGCCGGGATCGGCGGTCATCATGTCTGTTGTGCGCCGCGGAGCGGAGCGGGGGCTCCCGGCCATCGGCTCGTCGCGGATCCGCCGGTTCAGGGCCGGCGGCCCGATCCTCTGGACCCTCTCGCCCCTCTGCCCGGTGGGCTTTTTTTGCCAATTCGCCGCGCACGAAAGGGGAGGTACGAGCGCCGGTTACCTCGCCGACCCCTCCGATTTTGCGATGCCCCCCGGTGGGTGGAACACCTCGCGCGCGGTCTTGCGGCTGTGGCAGGGCCGGCAGAGCGGCTGCCAGTTCGCCCGGTCCCACATCAGGCCGGGATCGCCGCGGTGCGGTCGGATGTGATCGACCTCGGCCGCGGCCACCACGAGCCCGAGCCCGGCGCAGTCGGCGCAGAGCGGATGGGCCGCGAGGAACCGCGCCCGCGCCCGCCGCCAGCGGCCGGTGGCATAGAAGGCCACACCCGCCTGCGCGGCCGCGCCGGCCTTGGCTCGAGCCTTGCGCGCCCGTGCCTTCGCCTCCGCCTCGGCGGCATGGTCGGAACAGTGCGCCTGGCCGGCCGGCGCGAGCTCCTCGCAACCGGGCGCGCAGCAGAGTTTGCGGATCAAGGGGAGGCTCCAAAGCGAAGCGCCCGGAGAGCTGGGTGCTCGCCGGGCGCTTGTCTTCGATGATGGCAATCTGCCGACTTGATCGTGACAGGTCAAGCCCTTCTCAGCGCCATGCCTCGGAGAGCGCGTCCAGGCCTCGCTGAAGGCGGTCGAGGTGGCGGGCCTCCTCCCGCGCATTGCTCCATGAGCCAAGGCTCCGGAGCGACTGATCGTCCAGAACGACATGCTGGATGACCGGCCGAGCGAAGGTCGGAACCAGCTCCCACATGCGGAAGAACTTGCGCCGCCGATCCACCTGGGCGACCTGCGGATCCTGATCGCCGCTCACATCGACGCGGACGATGGCGGCCAGCGGATCGCGCGCGGGCATGCCCGAGGCCGCCTCGAAGAGCTCGGCCGCGATGTTCGCCTGCTCCACCGAGAGCTTGCCCTGCCGGTGATAGCGCCCGACCCATGTCTCCCGCCGCGTGCGGATCACCCGGTTCGGGTTGCTCTTCCTGCCGGTCTTGGGATCGACCTCGGCCGCCTCCTCGATCCGCTTGCCCGCGATCTGCGCGGGCGTGAGCGGTCCCAGATCCCACGGCGCGAGCTTCAGGCTCACCAGCTTTGCCTTCATGGCCTTGCGGCCCTTCGCGCCCCTCATGCGGCACCCCTGTCCTTGTTCTTGTTGCTTTTGCTGTCCGCTCGTCCGCACCGGCTCTGCCCGCCGCATGTCCACCGCGCTTCCGATCATGCCGCCGCCCCTTCCTTGCGTCCGCGCCCGGCATCCACCAGCGCGCGGGCCTGCGCCCGGTCGCGGAGATAGAGCTCGAGCCAGTCGCGATCCTCCCGGCTCGCCGTCTCCCGGTCGATCCGGTCACGGATCAGCTCGCAGCGTCGGGCATTGTCCTGCGCCTGATCCCGGATCTCGCGCAGGTCCATCGCGAGCGGCGGGCGGGGATGCTTCAGAAGCCAGCGGTAAAGCTCCACCAGATGCCCGCCGGCTTCCGCCTTCGGCCCTTCGACCGAGGCGAGCCAGCTCGAGACCAGCCGCCGCTCGGCCGGCGGCGGCTCCTCGATGGCGCGCGCGAACTGCCGGATCAGCACCTCGGACGGCCAGACCCCATCGGCCGCGCTGTCGATCAGCACCTCGGCCAAGGTCATCAGGTTCTCCGCGCCCATGTAGCCCAGCTGCTCGCAGAGCCGCGCCATCGCCGCCTCATGCGCCGCGGCGGCCGTGCCGCGCCGCCTCACCATCCCGGCCTGTTCCAGCCGGTCCACCACCAGCGCCTTCACCCGCGCCCGCTCCTCTGCCTTCGTCATGGCCATCCCTTTCTCAGCCAGCCACGCCTGCCGTCTCGCCACCGCCCGATCTTCTCACCCCTGCAGAAGGGATGTTTTGTCAGGTTCTGTTTTGTGGGGTCCGGTCCTGTCCTGTCCTGTAGGGCAATCACAGTTCCGGGCCTGTGAGATCACTGCAATCTCACAGTGATTAACTGTTACGATTGCAGTGATAACTGTGATTAACAGTGTTAAGTCATGTCAGCTGAACGACCTTCGGCCCGCCGTGCGTGGCCTCGAACGCGGCCCGCACGTTGTCGGAGGTGATGAAGAGATCGCGCTGGCCCAGCCATTCGGCAATCTCGTTCACCACGTCCGGGCTCTCGGCCGCGCGGCCGCATTTGATCTCGACGAGCTTTCTGCGGACACGGGTCCGGGCCATCGCCTTGGAGCCTTCCGTCCGCGCCTGATCGCGCCCGCGCTTCCGCCGGTGCATGTCGCGGGCGATGCCGGCGATCATCACATGGCCGAGCCGGCGGTTGCCCGGCGCCTCCTCCTGGTTCGAGATATGGGTCTCGCGCCAGCCATAGAGCGCGCCCTCTCGCGCCGCGCGCCAGCTCTCGAGATCGGCGCCATAGCCCGCGAGGCGGGCGAGCTCGAGATCGTCGTCGGGCAGCGTCCCGGCCGGGTCCTGCCGGAAGGCCTCGCACCAGAGAAGGAGGGCCGTGCCGATGTCGGCGCGCCGGTTCTCGGCGAGCGCGCGGGCGACGAAGCGGGAGGTGAGGAGGCGGTTGATGTGGAGCGGCACCCATTCGTGGCTCGAGAGCGTGTCGCCGAAGGCCAGCGGATATTCCCAGAAGTCGCCGACGATCTCGGTCGCGGGCTCAGTCAGTCGGTCATGCGGCACGGGCACCTCCCGCGGCGCGTCGGAAGCGGTCACGCTTCGTCATGGCAGGCCTCCATAGATGAAGACGGGCACCTGGGCTGCGAGGGCGGATGCGACCTCATGCCGGATGCCGGTGGATTGCGCCCAGCCGCGGATCTCGGGGACCACGACGGCAGCGCAGACGGAGAGGATGGGGCGGCACCAGTCCTCCCAGAGGACGGGAGCGAACGGGTCGATCCGAAGCCGCGGGAACATGGTCGCATGGAGCGCGGCGGCCGAGAGCACCACGGGCGAGATCGCGGTGACGCCGACCTCGAGGAGCCGCGCGACCTCGCGCGCCGCCTCGGCCATGGCGGCCTCGGACTGATCCCGCGACCAGCGCCCATCGGGGCCGACCGCGCGCAAGCTGTAGGGCGAGGCCAGATAGACCGGCCGCCCCCAGCGCGCATGCCGCGCGACAAGCGCCGGGGTCGCGCCCCAGCGCAACAGATCCGCCCGGCCCGCGGGATGGCGCCGCAGCGCGGCCCATCCGTTCGATCGAAAAGCGCCGGAGGCCGCAGCCCCCGGCGAAGTGGCCGCGTCCTGTACAGGCAAGGGCGCGGCGGCGGTCACAGAAGGCTCCCGAGAGCCGTGGCGAGGATCGCAGATCCCGCCAGGACGGACGGCACCAGCCACCAGCAGGAGGGCATTCGATAAGGACGGGGAGCGTTGTCCTGCCGGTAGGTTTCCTCCGCCTCGTCGCAAGAGGCGTCCTGCGGAAAGTGTTGGGAAAGTTTTCCAAGGCGCTTCCGGGCATGAGCCGCCCAGAAGTCCGCCACCGCACCGAGGTGGATGGCTGCGGTGATTTCGGCCACGAGGACCTTGCGCATGATCGTGATCATTCCTGTGCCTGTAGGGTTGTCGCCGCCTCTGCGGGGAAGTTCTGGTAGGCGAGGCCGACGACGAACCCGCTGGGGGAATGACTGCCGTCCCACCATTTGCGGGCCGTCGACCCGTCGACACCGAAGGTCATGGCCGCATGCTCGGGACTGTCGAAGTTCTCGCGCACGAAGCGCGACCAGCGCGCTGCGAAGAAGGCGCGATAGGTCATCGCCTCCCGCTTCGCGGAAGACTTTCCGGGGGACTTTCCTGACATGGTTGCTCCATCCTGAACCCGACCAGAGGTTTTCGATGACGAAGCAAGTTCATGACGAAGGGCCGGGGCGTTCATTTGAGCGTCCCGGTCGATTGTTCCTTGGGGCTATTCGCGGCCATCCATGCCCGGAGAGCTCGCGCTTCCTCGGCATACTTGCACGCCCGACGCTTCATGCGGTCGTAGAGCCGAGCGTTCCCCAGCGCCTTCTGGCAGATCGTCGTCGGCTTGAGGCCTGTGGCCTCGCTGTGCGCGTCGATCTCTGAGATGATGATGTTCGGGTCCATGCGGCAAGACATTTGGCATTTGCCAACTGTTGTCAAGCGGCAACTGCCAAATTGCAAATGCCAAACGGCACAGGCAAGGTTCGCCAGATGGAGATGAGCCCGTTCGCCACTCGACTCTCAGCGCTGCTGGATGAGCGCAACATGACCCGCGCGGACTTGGCGAGGGCCGCAGGCATCCCTTACCACCGACTCAATCCTTGGTTCTCTCGGCCCAAGGCCAAGCCCATGGGGGCCGACCTTCACGCGGTTGCTAGGGTCATGGGTGTATCGGAGGACTTCCTGCTCAGAGGCGGGGAACGCCGCCCCTACTCCGCCCTGGATAGCCTTTTAAGGCGCGCGGCGACGCTAGACCCAAAGGGTCAAGAGGATCTTGCCACCTATCTTGAGTTCCTTCTTGCTCGGCAAGAAGCAGCTCGGAATGATCAAGACTGATCACGATGGCCAAGGCTGTCGCTTCGTCGAGCTTCAAGATTGCTCGTCTAAGCCTATCAGAGATGCACACTTCGTATCCAAAACGTTCACTTTTGGTTCATTCTGCGAACTAACCGGAGGCGGAGTCAATGCCGCAAGGCATTAGGCTGCGACCTTAGCTGGTTAGGACACGCCCAGAGTAGCAACGCGGCACCATGTTTGGCAATCGCCAAACTTCGTGCTTGCTATTTGGCAAATGCAAAGTAACTTCCAGTCCGTCGATGCAAAGATGGAGCACTTCATGCCCGCCACCGCCATCCGCTACCCGGCCCCCGCGCCGGTTGCGCGTTTCGCCCTCCTCGACCTGACCGAGCCGCAGCTGCGCAGGCTGCTTGCCGCGGCCGAGGCGGGGCTCCCGCAGCTCGACGCCGCCGACGCCGAGACCGACGCTGAGCTCGCCGCCATCCTCGGCGAGGCACGGGAGGCGCTCGGAGCATGAGCCGGATCCTGCCCCTCACGCCCCGCGATCTGAATGCCGCGCGCCATCGGGCCGAGCACGCGCCCACGCCCGAGATCCGCGCGGCCGCCAGTCGCCTGCTGACGGAACACGAGCTGGCCGTCGCCATGGGCCGCCCGCTGCACCGCGCCCGGCCGCGGCCGGCCTTCCGGACGAGCAGGCCGAGCCCGCTCGGGCCGAACCGCACCGGCTTCCTCGTGGGCGCGCTCGCGCTCCTGGGCTTCCTGTTCGTGGCCACCGTGCTCTGGGTCCATGTCACCGACGTAGCCGAGACCATGCGCCAGCAGGCCAGCGCGATGCGGGGCATGTGATGGAGGCCGCCCCGCAGCCCGCGCCGCGCTCCGGGCCGGTTCGCGTCGAGGACCTCAGCGCGGCCGACCTCGACCGCATGGCCGCGGCCATCGACAGCGGCCGGATCCGGAAGCCGCCGATGAAGGAGACCCCGGCCGACCGCGCCGTGGCCGAGGCCGCCTATCAGGTCGCGGCCGACGAGCTCCGCCAGTTCATCGAGCGCTTCGAGCAGCTCGAGGCCGAGAAGAAGGAGATCGGCGGCCAGCAGAAGGAGCTGATGGCCGAAGCGAAGGGCAGGGGCTACGCGCCGAAGATCCTCAGGATGATCGTGGCGCTCCACAAGCGGACCCCCGACGACATTGCCGAGGAGGAGACGCTCCTCGAGCTCTACAAGGCCGCGCTCGGCATGGCCTGACCCACCCCCGGCGCGGCGGGTCCGTCCGCGCAGCTTCCGTTCAACATGCCCGGCGCCTCCGCGGCCCGGGTCCTGTCCCGCGCTCCGGCGCGCCGAAGAAGATTTGCATGAAGGGCATCCCGCATGGCTAAGGACTTCGTTTCCCGAGGCGATCTGCGCCTCATCCCGCTCGCCGAGCTCCGGCTCTCGCCCCTCAACAGCCGCCAGGAGATCGCGGCCGAGGAGGTCGAGGCCATGGCCGAGAGCCTCGCCGTGGCGGGACTCCTGCAGAACCTGATCGGCCATCTGACACCCACGGGCATCGAGATCGTGGGCGGCGGCACCCGGCTCCGCGCGCTGCAGCGCCTCGCGGCCGAGGGCTGGAGCCGGCATGAGGATCTCATTCCGATAGATCCGGTGCCGGTGAAGGTGACGGCCGACCTGCAGGAGGCGGTGGCCTGGGCGGGCACCGAGAACAGCGCGCGCTCGGCGCTGCACCCGGCCGACGAGGTCCGCGCCTATGCCGCGATGCGCGAGCGCGGCGCGAGCCTGTCGCGGATCGCGCGCAGCTTTGCGCGCTCCGAGGCCCATGTCGAGCGGCGCCTGAAGCTCGCGGACCTGCCGGCCGAGGCGCTGGCGGCGCTCCGGGCGAACGAGATCTCGCTCGAGATGGCGAAGGCGCTGACGCTGGCGCCGAGCGGCGAGCGCTGCCTTGAGGTGCTGGAATCGGTGCGGGGCCGCGACGTGCGGCCGGAGCAGGTCCGGCGCGAGCTCACGCCCGGGACCGTGCCCTCGACCGACCGGCGGGCGGTCTTCGTGGGGCTCGAGGCCTATCTCGCCGCCGGCGGAACCTCTCAGCGCGATCTCTTCGCCGACCGGACGCTGCTGGAGGACGAGGCGCTCCTCGACCGGCTCTTCGCCGAGAAGGGGGCGGCCGAGGCCGAGCGGATCCGCGCCGCCGAGGGCTGGGAATGGGCGACGTGGGTGCCGGAGGAATATGTCTCCTGGACCGTGACGCAGAAGCTGACGCGGCTCTACGCCCGGCCGGGGAAGCTCTCGGACGGAGAGGAAGCGGAGCTCGAGGCGCTCGAGGAGCGCGAGGCCGACGGTGCCCTCGACGAGGCCGACCGCGCGCGGCTGGCCGAGCTCGAGGCCCGGCGCGAGGGCGGCTTCACCGACGCGCAGCGCGCCTCGGCCGGGATCTTCGTCTATTGCAGCAGCCGGGAGGGCCTGACGGTCGAGCGCGCCTATCAGCAACCGCGGGCGGTTCCGCGCGGCGCGGCCGAGGCGGCGCCCGACCTGCCGCAATCGCTGATTGAGGACCTGCACCGGATCCGGCTCGGGGCGCTGCAGGCGCGGCTGATGGACCAGTCGGAGCTCATGCTCGACCTGCTGGCCTGGTCGCTCGGCGGCGGCCTGCGCCCTTGGGCGCGCCCGCTCGCGATCTCGCCGACCGATCAGCCCATCGCGCCGGAGAAGGGGGAGGGCACCAGCTACCCGCCGCGGCTGGCGGCGCGGCTCGAGCCGAACAGGAGCCTCGGGCCGGACGGCACTCCGGCCGAGTTCGAGGCCTTCCGGGCGCTGGGGAAGAAGCACCGCAACCAGATACTGACCGAGGCGCTGGCGCGGACCTTCTGCACCGGCAGCTCGGGCCTTTCGGCCGCCCTCGCGCGCCAGCTCGGGGTGGAGGTGCGCCGGATCTGGACGCCGACCGCCCAGGGCTTCCTCGGGCGCTGCAGCGCGGGCTATCTCGACCGGCTCTGGAGCGAGCTCGTGCCGGCACCCGAAGCGGACACGGCTCACCAGAGCTTCCAGAAGCTGAAGAAGGGGGAGAAGGCGAAGCGCCTCGAGGCGCTCTTTGCGGACCCCGCCACCCGCGAGGCCCTGGGCCTCAGCCGCGAGCATTGCGCGAAGATCGACGCCTGGGTGCCGGCCGAGCTCGACTGGCCGGAGGGGAAGGGATGAGCAGGAAGGAACAGTTTCGCGCGGCGCTGCCGGGCGGTGCGCAGTGCTGGCTCGTGGGAAGGGGAAAGGACGATGAGCGCTAGGCGATCCCTCACTTTCGCGCCGCGGCTTCTCGGCGCGGCCGAGGCGGCGGCCTATCTGGGCGTGAGTGCCACGACGCTCCGCGGCCTTGAGCTGCCGCGGCGGGTGCTGGGCGGGCGGCGGCTCTATGACAGGCTCGATCTTGACGCCTTCGCCTCGGACCTGCCGGTTGAGGGGGAGGCTTTCGAATCGGAGGTGGAGCTGTGCGACCGCCATTTCGGGATGCAGGCGTGAAGCTGCCCCGGGTGCAGCGCATCCGGCGTGGCGACCGGGTGCTCTGCTATCATCGGCCGACCGGAACCCGGTTGCCGGATCTGCCCGAGACCCATCCCGACTTCATCGCGGCCTGGGCCAAGGCCGAGACCACGAAGCCGGATTTGGCGCCGCCCGTTGCGGACAAGTCGGTCGCGAAGGTCGTGCGGGCACTCCGCGCGTCGAAGAGGTGGAAGGGGTTCGCCGCGAGCTATCGGCTGAGCCTGCGCTTCCATCTGGAGCGAATCGAGACGGAGCACGGCGCCCTGCCGCTGCGGGGCCTGCGGCAGAAGCATGTCGAGATGGATCTCGGCAAGCTCGATCCGAACCCGCGCAACGTGTCGCTGAAATGCTGGCGGCTCATCTTCGCGCAGGCCAAGGCGGACGGGATCATCGAGAGCGACCCGAGCCACGAGATCGGAAAGATCGTGACGAAATCGCCCGGCCACGTCGCATGGACGAGGGCCGAGGTGGCGGCCTTCCGGGCGCGGTGGGCGGTGGGGACGCGCCAGCGCGCGGCCTTCGAGCTGCTCGCCTGGACCGGCTGCCGCGTCTCGGACGCTTGCCGCATGACGCGCACCCATATCGGCAGCGACGGGCTCATGACCTTCCGCCAGCAGAAGACCGGCGGGCTCGCCTATGTGCCCTGGACCTGCGCGCTTCCTTCCTGGGCGCTCCGGTGGGAGGAGGAGCGCGAGACGGTGCGCGCGGCGGTAATGGCCACCGCCGGCTTCACCCTGCTTGAGACCAGCTACGGGAAGGCGCGGTCGGTGAAGGGTCTTTCGAACTTCATCACCGCTGCCGCGGCCGAGGCGGGGATCGAGGGGCGCACGCCCCACGGCTTGCGCAAATTCCGGCTCACCACCATCGCCGAAGCGGGCGGTCCCGCCCATGCGATCATGGCCTGGGGCGGGCATGCGAGCCTCTCGGAGGCCGAGGCTTACACCCGCGCGGCCAGCCGGCGCGGCCTCGTGATGGGGCCGGAACAAGAACGGAACGATGTAAACGACCCCAGGAATTCCTGTAAACGCGCCAGATAA